AGAGTGTTATTTTATGGTGTGATGCCGATCTTGGTACTTGTCGTATCAAGCCGATGTTTCTTACTGATTTCCAATATGAATGGATTGGAATAGATGACTTAAAAATTGTAATCAATGAATTTAGTGCTTTTGAGGAGGACGAAGATTAATGGCTAAGAATACTGGAAATAAAGTTGTTATTATCAAGGCTGATGAGCGTTATCCTATTGAGGGACGCGAAATGGAATATATTATGACTCGCGGTGAATATGATTATTTAATGGATAAAGATCGTGCTCCTCGCAATGTCCATCGGAATAAGTACATTTTGGACTATGTAAATAGTGTTTGCGGTATTTTGGGTACTGTTACGACTGTAAGAATCGAGGATTAATATGAAGTATGACAAAGACGAAATCAAGAACAAATTAACTGTAGACATGGTAGAAGATATGGTTCGTGATTTCGGCGGTGACCCGCGGACTGCCCCATTTGGCTTTATCGCGGGCACCATTTGTCATAATCGTCCTGGAGAAGGGAGCCATAAACTTTACTACTATGAAAATACAAAACTATTCCGTTGCTATACTGGTTGCGACGCTACGTTTGATATATTCGAGCTCATTTGTAAAATTAACAAAATTGCTGGGAAGGAATGGACTCTCCCTGCAGCAGTACGATATGTCGCACAACGATACGGTTGGGCGCCACACAATGACCAATTACCCGAAGATGGGATGGAAACTCTCATTGACCAATCCATCTTCGATAGATACGAAAAAAGATCAAGAGATACTAAAGAGGATCGATCAGGAAGTATTCTCAAAGCCTATGACCCCAGTATCCTTGACCATCTCGCCTATCCAAGAATAGGAGACTGGATCGATGAAGGAATCACTCCAGAAGTGTTGCGATATAATCGAATCGGCTACAACCCAGGAGGAGACCAAATTACAATTCCCCATTATGATGCCAACGGAACGTTCATTGGACTTCGCGGCAGAGCATTGTCAAATGAATCCGCATCTCTTTATGGCAAATATCGCCCCATCTCAATCGGTGGGCAAATGTACAATCACCCCTTAGGTTTTAACTTGTACAACTTAAACAATAGTAAAGATAACATTAAAAAAATAGGAAAGGCGATTATTTTTGAAGGTGAAAAAAGTTGTCTCCTTTATCAGAGTTATTTTGGCCATGATGCAGATATTAGCGTGGCTTGTTGTGGCTCTGCTGTGTCAGCTCGGCAAATGGATCTACTCATCAATGTTGGAGCTAAAGAAATTATTATTGCATTCGATAAGCAGTTTCAAGAAAAAGGTGACGATGAATTTAAACACCTCGTCAAAAATTTAAAAGCGATCCATCAAAAATATAATAATTACGTTTCAATTTCATTTATATTTGATAAAGAGAATTTATTAGGATACAAAGATAGCCCCATTGATAAAGGAGCGGAGACCTTTGTAAAATTATTTAAGAACAGGATTGTGTTGTAATGATTTTTAAGTTAAGAGAAAGCAGTCCGCTTATTAAAGATCCTATTGAGCGGCTTTTATATACAAGAGGATTAGAAACAAGAGAAGATATGCAGCTTTTCTTAGAGCCTAATTCTTCCGCAGAAATTGATTATCATCAACTTGATAATATAGAACTTGCGGCGAGACGTTTGTTAAAAGCACTTGTGCGACAAGAAGAAGTATATGTCCAAGTTGATAGTGATTGTGATGGTTATACATCTGCGGCAGCCCTATTGAATTATATGCACGATATTGCTCCTGTTACTGTAGAAAGGAAATGGACATATGGTTTGCATAGAGCGAAACTACACGGCATTGACCGAAGTAACATCGGAGAAAACACAGCCTTGGTGGTTGCACCCGACTCTTCAAGCAACGAACAGACAATCCACCAAGAGCTTAATGCAGAAGGAATCGACGTCGTGGTCCTTGACCACCACGAAGCGGATAACACCGCAGGAGATCCAGCAATTATTGTCAATAACCAGCTTTGCGGGTATCCCAATAAGTTCTTGTCAGGGGTTGGAATCGTCTATAAAGTCTTACAGTGTATCGACGATCTCCGACATGAACCAGGCAACGCTGATAACTACTTAGATTTAGTCGCATTGGGGTTAACTGGTGATATGATGGATATGAAGTCTCTTGAAACGAGATTTTATATTACAGAAGGTTTTGAATGGGTGAAAAATCCATTTTTTAAGTATCTTGCGGATAAAAATGAATATTCCATGAAGGGTGTTTTTACCCCTCATTCTGTTGCTTGGTATATTGTTCCATTTATTAACGCCGTAACACGAGTTGGTAATAATGCTGATAAATTATTGGTTTTTGAATCAATGTTATCTTGGAAAGCAGGAGAACTAGTTCCAAGCGATAAGAGAGGTGCACGTCCAGGCACAGAGGAATTACGAGTTGTAAAAGCAGTTCGACATGCGAGTAATATTAAATCACATCAAGACACTGATAAGAAAAATCTTCTTGCCGCGATGGAAGAAAAGATTGCTAAATATAATCTTTTAGAAGATCCTGTTTTGATTATTCAAAACAAAGGAGTAGAAGATGATGACCCTGTGCGAGGTATTACTGGTCTTGTTGCTAATAGTCTCATGGCCAAATATGGTAAGCCTACTCTTATCCTCAATGAAATCGTGGACCCCAAAACAGGAAAAATTACTTGGTCAGGCTCTGGACGTGGCTTTGCTACTACAGATATTAATAACTGGCGCGATTATATTGTTTCTACTGGTACAGCCATTTTTGCTGAAGGCCATCCTTTTGCCTTTGGTGTGGCTTTCACTTCTGATGGGTTGGAGTGGTTCAAAAATACAGTTAAGTCTAAGTGGGGTTCGACGCCATTTGTTATGAGTTATGACGTTGATTATATTTGGACGATGCACGATGAATTTGATAATATTGTTATGACAATAGGTGAATATGAAAATATTTGGGGCCAAGGAGTGCCAGAGCCTCTTGTCGTAATTGAACATATAAAGATTAAAGATGATGTAAAACTTAATCTATTAAGTAAAGGAACATTAAGATTGGATCTTTATCCTCATAAAACAAATTGCATTAAATTTGGTTCTAATGCGGATGAATATGAAAGTTTAATAGGAAAAACAATAACAATTCTTGGAACATGTTCTATAAATGAATGGAATGGTAATCGTACACCGCAGATTCAAATTAAAGATTATTTTATAGAATCAGTTCCTGTGTGGGATTTTTGATTTTTTTAGAAAGTTATGGTATAATATATATGAAAGATAAGATAGTGGTAATTCAATATCCGATTGAGACTTATGATCTTGATACCGCCGCCAAGCAATTTAAGGCTGTTCATCAATTTATCCAAGAGCAAGGATATGATTGGGATTTAATACTAATCCCAAAAGACTGCCACTGGTCAGAAATGACATATGAAGAATTAGAACATGTAAGAGATACAATTAATTTAGTATTAGAGGATAAAAAAAGATGATATTAACAGCAAAACAGGAACAAGGATTAAAACTTGCAGTCAAACGGTATAAGGATCACGAACCTTATACCGTTATTGCTGGTTATGCAGGTGTTGGTAAATCTACCCTTGTTCGATTTATAATTGATGCTCTTCAATTAAAAGATTGGGAGATTGCATATATTGCTTATACTGGAAAAGCCGCGCAAGTATTGCGTAACAAGGGATGTCATAATGCCATGACTGCGCATCGGCTTCTCTACAAATCAATTCCAAAAGAAGATGGAACATTCATGCACATTCCTGTGCAAACTCTTTTTCCTCTTAAATTGGTAGTTGTAGATGAAGTTTCTATGCTGCCCGATAAGATGTGGGAGCAACTTTTAAAGTATAAAGTGCATATCCTTGCGCTCGGCGATCCTGGTCAGCTTCCTCCAGTCCGTGCAGTAAGTAATGGCGCACTAGATCATCCGCATATTTTTCTGGATGAAATTATGCGGCAAGCTGCTGAAAGTGAAATTATCCGCTTGACTATGGATATTCGAGCGGGTAAAAATCTTGCTTTTCAGCGAGGCAAAGAAGTTCGAGTTGTTGATCGGAATGAGACTTTAGCTCCTGGCTTTTTTGATTGGGCGGATCAAATTATATGCGGTAAAAATGAAACTCGTGGATTTTTAAATGATTATCGTCGCAAACAACTATGGCAAGAGGCTTATCAAATTGAACCTATTGTTGGAGATAAAATAATTTGTTTGCGCAATGATTGGGAGTTTATAAATGAGAATTTAGATGCTCTTGTTAACGGGTTAACTGGGCATCTTACACGAATAGAATATAATGAATCTAATCCTTGGATGGAAAAAACTCCTTGGATTGACTTTTTACCTGATTATGACAATGCTGCTCCATTTTATAAAATTGAAGCAGATTATAAACTATTAACTACTAGACAGCCTTTAATTACAAGAGGCCCGAATGGTACTTGGCGAGAGATTCCCAAACAATTTCATCCTCATGAATTTGATTATGGATATGCAATTACTTGTCATAAATCCCAAGGTAGCGAATTTAATAAAGTAATTGTGTTGGAAGAATTTCTTAAAAGTGAAAGCAGAGAAGACCATATTAAATGGCTTTATACTGCTGCAACTCGTGCCGCGCAAAAACTTATTGTAGTTAAGAATTATAGAAAGCCTTAATTGACATTTTTATAAGAAAATGATATAATATATATAGAAAATGAGGAATAGGAGTTTTATAAATGGCATTTTTTAACGATCATAATCATACCGTTTATAGTAATCTCCGTCTTGTTGACTGTATTAACAAGCCCAAAGCCCTAATTGATGAAGCGATTAAATTAGGGCTTAGTGGTATAGCTATTACAGATCATGAAGCATTGTGTTGTCATATTGAAGTGAATCAATATGCACAGAAATTGCGGGAAACTAATCCGGATTTTACAATAGCGCTTGGAAATGAAATTTACCTTGTAAATAAACGAGAAAATGGACAGAAGTATTATCACTTTATCTTAATAGCCAAAAATGCACGTGGGCATCAAGCTCTTCGAATGTTAAGTTCAAAAGCTTGGTATAATGGCTATGAAGATAGAGGTTTTCGTGTACCTACTTTAAAAAGCGAAGTTGAAGAGGTCATGAAAGATTATAAAGGTGATGTTATAGCGACTACTGCATGTATGGGCGGCGAAGCATCAACTTTATTGATGGAAAAGAGTATGCGAATGAGCGTGGGCATTAATGATGATCAAGTCCATGCAGATTTGCATAAATTCATTAACTGGTGTATTGATGTTTTTGGTAAAGATGATTTTTATATTGAGTGCGCGCCGAGTCTGAATAAAGATCAGATCTTAGTAAACCGCATGTTAAAAACTTATATCGCGGATGTATATGATTTAAAAATGATACCTGGTACTGATAGTCATTATCTGCGTAAGGATTTGCGGTTGGCGCATAAAACTTATCTTAATTCAAAAGATGGCGATCGAGAAGTCGATGAATTTTATGAGTTCGCTTATCTAATGGATGAAAACGAAGTGCGGCGATTGCTCCATCATAGTTTTGAAGATGTAAAAACTATAGATTGGTTATTTGCAAATACTGAACTTATGCGGCAGAGTATTGAATTTTATAGTCTAACTCGTCCGCAAAAGATTCCATTGGTTGATGTAGAAATGCCGACTGGTTTTTATGCGATGGACCCTGAGCGTTATCCGACTCTATGGCGGATTAATTGTGATGGTAATGCGCAAGAAAAACGTTGGCTTCATGATTGTATGGATGGTCTAGAGCGGCATGGAATTGCCGAAGACCGTCAACCCGAGTATATGGATCGTTTAGAGATTGAAGCTGATGTAATTGATTTCATTGGCAATCGTCTCGGAAATTGTTTGTTCGCATATTTTAATACTTTTAAGCATTATATTGATTTGTTCTGGGAGTGTGGTTCAACTGTTGGGCCTGGTCGAGGTAGCGCTACTGGTTTTCTTTCCAATTATCTTTTGGGTATTACTCAATTGGATCCTATCCGCTGGGGATTGCCTTGGTGGAGATTCCTTAACAAAGAGCGAGCTGAATTACCTGATATCGATATTGACCTTGCCCCAAGTAAAAGACCTCTTATCTTTGAACGAATCAGAGAAGAGCGCGGAGAACTTGGATGCGTACAAGTTGTAACTTTTGGAACTGAAGGAACCAAAAGTGCTATTCAAACGGCATGTCGTGGTTATCGGTATCAAGATGAGGATGGTAGAGAATTATACCCGAATGGTATTGATAATGATGTCGCATTATATATTAGTGCATTAATTCCAGAAGAGCGTGGATTTTTGTGGTCATTTAATGATTGCATTTATGGCGATGAAAGTAAAGGCCGTAAACCGATTAAAACTTTAATCACCGAGTTAAATAAATATCCTGGACTAGTTGATATTATCCAGAATATTGATGGTTGTGTAAAGCAACGTGGTATTCATGCGTCTGGTGTTATCTTATACAACAATGATATTTTTGATACTGGCGCGATTATGAGGGCCCCTTCTGGAGAACTTGTTACTTGTTATGATCTTCATATGTGCGAAGCCGCCGGAGATACTAAATATGACTTTCTCGTAACTGAAGTTTGTGACAAGATGATTCAGTGTCTTGAACTCATGAAAAAAGATGGAGTTATAGAGAACGAGAGCATTCGTCAGTTATATAATCGTTATCTGCATCCTGAAAAAATAGACACAAACAAACCAGAAATTTGGGAACATCTGGCGGCGGGAGATATTCTCGATGTTTTCCAATTCAATAGTGGAGTTGGATTGAGTGTTGCTCGTTCCATGAAACCGCAGAACCCTCTTGAAATGACTGCGGCGAACGCTATGATGCGTCTAATGAATGAGCCTGGTGTAGAAAGTCAGCAGGATCGTTATGTTAGAATTAAAGATGGCGGAGTCGAATTGTTTGAACGAGAGATGACTGAGCATCATTTGCCGCAAAAGATGAAAGAAAGATTACATCATTATTGTGATACATATTATGGATGTAGCGCGATCCAAGAGCAAATGATGGAAATCTTGATGGATCCAGAAATCGCGGGCTTTAGTTTAAAAGAAGCTAATGATGCTCGTAAAATCGTCGGTAAAAAACAGATGTCTCGTATCCCTGAATTGAGAGCGCGATTTAATCAAACAATGTCAGAAAATCTGGCAGATTATGTTTGGAAATTAGCAGTTGCGCCACAATTAGGATATGCGTTTAGTATTAATCATAGTCTCCCCTATAGTTTTGTAGGTATCCAGACGATTATCTTGGCGACTCAATTTAATCCAGTATATTGGAACTCAGCTTGTTTGATCGTTAATAGTGGAGCAGTTGATCCAGAAGCGAAAGCATCTACAAATTATGGAAAGATTGCAAAAGCTGTTAATGACATCCAGAGTCGAGGAATTAAAATCGCGCCGATTGACATTAATAAATCAGATTATGGATTTACTCCTGATGCTGAAAATAATGTAATTATGTTCGGCATGAAGGGATTATTGAATGTTGGCGATGATTTAGTCGCAGAGATAATCGCAAATCGTCCATATGAAAACTTTATGGACTTTATGAATAAGATTAAGATAACTCGACAGCCGATGATTGCGTTGATTAAATCTGGTGCTTTTGATCATTTTGGTGAGCGCAAAGGCATTATGGCGCAGTATATTTACTTAACTTGTGATCGCAAGAAGAGAATTAATCTGCAAAATATGAATGGATTAATCCAGCGCAATATGATTCCTGAAGAATTAGGGCCTGCGCGATCAGTATATGAATTTAATCGCTACTTAAAAGACAAGTGTAAAAAAGGTGATAAGTTCTATATTGACGAACGTGCGTTAAATTTCATAAATAAACGTTATCCAGATTTTCCATTTGAAGATGGACAATGTGTAAGTGCAAAAGTTTGGGATAAGATTTATCAGTCTGAAATGGATGTTATCCGTAATTGGATGAAAGATCATCAGGATGAAGTCTTATATCAAATGAATAAAGCAATTTTTATGGAAGATTGGCAAAAGTATGCGGCAGGTAATTATTCATCTTGGGAAATGGAAGTAATGTGCTTCTATTATCATCAGCATGAACTTGCGCATGTGCAAATGGCGAAATATGGAATATCTCGATTCCAGAATTTGCCAGCTGATCCTCCTGTAATAAGTTTGTATCGTGGTAAGATTCCGATTTACCAGTTGTCTCGTATCGCTGGTACAGTGATTGCGAAGAATAAGACAAAAGGAATTGTGACGATTTTAACTACTGATGGAGTAGTAAATGTCAAATTTACGAAAGAATATTTTGCGATGTTCGATCGTCAGATTAGTCAAAGAGGCGCCGATGGTGTAAAGCATGTTGTTGAAAAATCTTGGTTCAATAGAGGCAGTATGATTGTTGTAACTGGATTGCGGCGAGGGGATGAATTTGTCGCCAAAAAGTACGCCAACACTCCTGGACATCAACTGTACAAAATTACTGAGGTATTTGCTAACGGCAGCATAACATTGTGTTCAGAACGAGCTCAGGGAGAGAGCGAAAATGTTGAGTAAAAAGGTTACGCGGTGGAGGAGTAGTATCTTCCACCGCAAATGCCGATATTGTAAATATTGTGAAGAAATGAAATATGGTGGCTTTTATTGTAAAGCCAAAGAAGCAAAAATTTACCAGCCTTGGTATGGTATAGGATATAAATCTGATGATTTATATTTGAGATTTTGCACATTATTTGAGGTGAAAAATGGATATGAAGAAACCAAAGTATCTAGTGATAGCCCTAGTGGGGAAAGCTGGAGTTGGGAAGGATACCCTGGCACGGGACCTCGTGGATGATCATAAGCATTGGAATGCAATAGTATCTTGCACAACTCGTCCACCAAGAGAGGGAGAAAAAGATGGCGAAGCATATCATTTTCTTACTAATGAGCAATTCGCGGAAAAGGTATTAAGTGGAGATATGCTGGAAGCCACTTGTTTTAATGGATGGCATTATGGTACTATGAAATCTTCTCTCCAGCCAGGAGTGAATGTTGGGGTATTTAATCCAGAAGGATTTGATTGTTTGGCAGAAATGCCGATTGAGGATGTACGAGTACACGGATATCTTGTTCAGTGTGAAGATAAAACTAGGCTTTTGCGGCAGTTAAATCGAGAAGAACATCCTGATGTAAATGAAATTATCCGGCGTTGGCTTGCTGATGATGAAGATTTTTGTGAGATTGAAGACGATGATCGACTAAATGTTGTATGGAATGAAGCGCCTCACCACAAGATGCAGATATATCGTCAGATCGAGAATGACGCTCGGCAGGTCGGCTTTGATTAAGCAATTTTGATTAATCTCCAAATAAATATGATACCCTTTAAGGAGGTTATTTGATGATTACAAAAAGAGATGGACGGCGTGTCGAATTTGATGGAAATCGAATTCGTATCGCCATTTCAAAAGCTTATTGGGAAGATGAATATACTCCCGATAAACCATTTCCGCCATATGCTGAAGATATAGTACAGTATGTTTGGGATGAAAATGAAGCCTACGAGTTGAATGTCGAAGAGATTCAGAATATTGTAGAAAAACAACTAATGAAATATGATCCTTCGACCGCACGGGCATATGTACGTTATCGCTATCGTAAAGAATGTATTAGAGAGCAGAAAAATGAATTTTTCGCATTGCTTGGAGAAAAAATTGAGGCGACTAACGTACAGAATCAAAATGCAAATGTAGATGAATATTCATTCGGTGGCCGCAAAGGTGAAGCTGATTCTATTGTTATGAAACAATATGCACTTGATTATTGCATGAGTGACATGGCAAGAGAGAATCATCTAAACAATATTATTTATACTCATGATTTAGATGCTTATGCAGTAGGTATGCATAATTGTTTAACCATTCCTTTTGATGATTTATTGGCGAATGGATTTAACACTAGACAAACAGATGTACGACCTGCTAATAGCATTAATACAGCTTTTCAACTTGTTGCAGTTATTTTCCAATTGCAATCTTTGCAACAGTTTGGTGGAGTATCAGCGAGTCATTTAGACTGGACTATGGTGCCCTACGTTAGAAAAAGTTTCTGGAAACATTTTAGAACCGGTCTTGTATATGTAGAACGTAAATTAAATGATCTTACTCCTGATTGTGATATAAAAGATTTATCCATTGAAAGTGATTTTTATGATAAATTTGAAGCACCAAATGCCTATGCATATGCAATGGATATGACTGAACGTGAATTATGGCAAGCCGTAGAGGGTATGTACCATAATCTTAATACGCTTCAATCACGATCTGGTAATCAGTTGCCTTTTACTTCAATTAATTATGGAACTTGTACTTTGCCAGAAGGCCGTATGGTAATTAAGGCTTTGCTTGAAGGATCTATTGAAGGCATAGGCAAGCTACATAGAACACCTATTTTCCCTTGTGGTATTTTCCAATTAGGAAATGGCATTAACAGAAAACCAGGAGATCCTAATTATGACATGTATAAACTCGCCCTCCAGTCTACATCCAAGCGGTTATACCCTAACTACGCCAATATTGACTGGTCAGGAAATGCAGGTTATGACCCTAACGACCCATGTACCTACTTTAGTACAATGGGATGCAGAACAGCGAATGGTTTTGACATTAATGGATTCGGACAACGTAAGGATGGACGCGGAAACATCTGCCCAGTTACTATCATTCTCCCTACCATTGCGATGATGGCTAAAGATGCCGTAGAGGCTGATACGCGCGGCGACGACAACGGGGATTCAAAATCACTCTTCGATTTTTTCATGGCAATTCTTGACCAGAAGATTTTTGAGGCAAAAGATCAGCTAATTGAACGATTCAATTGGATCTGTAAGCAGAATCCAGAAAGTGCTAAATTTATGTATGAAAATGGCACTATGGCTGGTTATATTCCAGAAGAGGGTATCCGTTCTGCGTTAAAGCATGGAACTCTCGTTATTGGCCAGCTTGGTATGGCAGAATGCTTAGAGATTCTTTGCGGAACTAATCAGTGTCATTCTAGGGGTATGGAACTCGCAAAGAAAATTGAACAGCTATTTAAAGATCGCTGTGCTCAGTTTAAACAAGAGTATATGTTAAACTTTGGTGTTTATTATACTCCAGCTGAAAATCTATGTTACACAGCGATGAAGAAGTTTAAGGAGAAGTATGGAATTATTAAACACGTTTCAGACCATGAATATTTTACGAATAGCATACACGTCCCAGTTTGGGAAGAGATCGGTGTCTTCGATAAGATTGATATTGAATCGCAATTAACTGGGTACTCTAGTGCTGGATGCATTACATATGTTGAATTAGAAACCGGAATCCAGAATAATCTTGAGGCCCTTGAAGAAATTGTAAATTATGCAATGGACCATGATATCCCATATTTTGCAATTAATGTACCTAATGATACTTGCCTTGATTGCGGTTACACCGGAGAATTCAACGATAAATGCCCTGCTTGCGGTAGTCATCATATTCAACAACTCCGTAGAGTTACTGGATATTTAACTGGCAATTATAAGACTGCATTTAACTGGGGCAAACAAAAAGAAACAGAAGAGAGAGTTAAGCATACAGGAAGGATGACAGAATAATGCGCTATGCTGGTATTATATTTAATGATACCGCCGCAGCTCCAGGAGTCTGTTTATCATTCTACACCCAAGGCTGTCCTATCCATTGCGAAGGTTGCCATAATCGAGATATGTGGGATGAAGATGGCGGCTATGAGTTTCGTCCAGAAACTTTAGATAGGATTATTTACGGGTTGCATGCTAATGGTATTAATCGAACCTTTTGCATTTTGGGCGGGGAGCCATTCTCCCCGCACAATGCTTTTTTAACTGGACTGCTAGTATCAACAGTAAAAGAAAAAAGTCCAAATACTCCTATATGGATTTGGAGCGGGTATCCTATTGAAGAGTTAGTTCATAATGGTAATAAACATGTTAGAGATGTTTTGCGGCAAATAGATGGATTAGTTACTGATCCTTTTATTCTCGCAGAACGTGATATAACTCTTAGGTTTAAAGGATCTCGTAACCAAAGAGTCTGGAAATTTGATCACAGAAAAAAATTATGGTATAATATAGAAAAAGAAGAAGAGGAGTTCCAAGTCGATGATTGAAAAAGATAACGCTATCTTTATGGAACCAGACGAATATGATGAATATCGTAAACAAAAGACACAAGAACTTCAAGAGCAATTTGAAAAGATCCGAGTTGAAAATCCTGAAAAAATCTTGGATACTACAATGTACGATTTAAATAAAGACATTATAGCCCAGATTAAGGATATGACTCCAACCGAAATTAAAAAGCGTATGAAGTTAATTCGTTCTTGGTTATACCATGATACAGATATTTATTATGCGCTGATCTGTTGGGACTTTAACTATATTACTATCTTCAGATTTCCTAATGAAAACTGGGATGAGCAAGTAAAAGAGATTCAAGAGATTATCACTTCACTTGGCGCAGTTAAAGCAATAGATCCTCATAATGGTGGTAAGGCGATGGACCTTCACCACATTGAAGATGAAGTAGAAAACATTGATGCTTTTGAGATTTGGATTAAGTTAGAAGAATACCAAGAGCCTAAAATGTTTATGCTGTTCCCTTATGGAGGAGGCATTATTGAAGCATGATGTGGTTTGACTATACGACTACCGCCGGTGTACTTATTCATTATACCGGATTCGATGGTAGTGAACATGATTATAAAGCAAATTATATATTGCCGCAAGAGGTAGTTAGATTGGTTGCATCTATTGCCGATTCTAATAATATCTCAGAAATTACCTGTGCAGGTATTGCTTATGACTTGAAAGATGCTGTTAAGCAGGAACTTGCGCGAACCTATAAAAATACTAACGTAGTATTTAATAAAGCGGAGTAAAGGAGTAGAAGTATGGCTCGTTACCTATTGAATGTAACTGAAAAATATCGTGTTGATACTGTTGAGGAAGCGCTTCAAATGCGCGACGAGGCGAATGATGATTTCAATTTTGAACTTCAATCATTCCAGTACGTAACTAAATTTAATAAGAAAACTGAAGAGGAATATCAAATTGTTACTCTAAAAAAAGTTATCAATGTAGAGAAAGAGCCAGCTTCTGGTGTGATGGTGCATTATGAATAAGATTGCAGCGAAGTTTGAAAAGATTAGTAAGTATGCGGATGATAAAGACATTATATGCCCTTTGCGCAAAACAAATACCAGCGCAGGTTATGACTTTTATTGCGCAGAAGATACTGTAGTTCCATCATATTCTTCTGCCATTACTGCGGATTTCGCAAATGATCTCGTAAAAGATATGCACTCTTATTATGAATCATTTGAGCAGTTTTTAGAAAGCCTTCCATATGACCTTAATACTGCTGCAACACTTGTTAAGAAATATGGACACAAGATGACTCTTGTTCCTACTGGTGTTAAGTGCCGTATTCCAGATGATTATTACCTACAGTTAAGTGTGCGCTCTAGCTTGCCGCTAAAGCACTGGTTGATTATGGGCAATGGCGTTGGGATTATAGATGCTGATTATTATAATAATAGCGATAATGAAGGCCATATATATTTTGAATTGATAAATCTGTTACCTTTTGACGTGGTTATTAAGAAGGGCGATTGTATTGGTCAGGGCGTTTTTCTACCGTATGGTGTGACCGAAGACGATCAAGGTAACGATGTTGAGCGCACTGGTGGATTTGGATCTACCAATGAGTAAAACAATTCTTGCGCTAGATTAGGCCACCAAAACATCAGGGTGGTCTATCTGGCAAGATGGCACCCTGATCGAATATGGTCATGTAACATTTGATTAGGAGGATCCTTTTATCCGCAATAATAAACTTTGTTCATGGCTTGGTAACATGATTGAAACACGAGATGTAGATGAAGTTGTGATTGAAGATATACAAATGCAAGTTAACAATGTTTTAACATTTTAGCGGCTTGCATAGCTTCAAGGTGCAATTATTGATATGTTAATTGATTGGCATATTGATTATAAAATTATTAAACCATCTGAATGGCGAGCTGCATGTAATTTCTTGAAAGGTCAAGATAAGCATCGTGCTTCATAGAAAAAAATTGCACAAGATTGGGTTTTGTCAACATATGGACGTAAATGTACCCAAGATGAAGCAGATGCAATTTGTATTGGACATGCTGTGGTTCAATAGGAAGATAGTGAATTAAACTGGGAGGATTAATATGGAGTGGGCAGTTATTATAAATGAGATATTTACTGTCGTATTAATTCCTTTGCTTGGTTTGGTAGCAAAATATTTTATTGAATTTTTGCATGCCAAGAGGGATGAAGCAAAGAATAAAATTGACAATAACACGTTGAAAAAGTATATAGATATGCTTGATGCAACTATTACTCGTGCGGTTATTGCCACAAATCAAACCTATGTTGATGCTTTAAAAGAGCAGAATGCGTTTGATAAGGAAGCACAAGCTAATGCTTTAAAGAAGACTTACGATGCAGTTATGGCGGTTTTAACTACTGATGCTGAAGCGTATTTAAGTAATGCTATCGGTGATCTTGAGAGTTATATTAAGACTGCGATTGAAGCTACGGTTAAAGACCAAAAAAAGGTATAAAAAAAATTGGGGCGACTCTTAATTGAGTCGCCCCATTGTTTTTTTTAATTATGAACAGGTAATGCTCTAATTCTTTCATCCCAAAGATCCATATGACCATTGCCGCCTAGTTTATGATAAACCGCGAGTCTCTCATTATATTGAATCAATTCAGCATGAGTTATATAGCCATGTTCTATGAATGTATTACATGCAGTAATTAAATTTTGTAAATGTGCGTCCAACACACCTTGTCGGACTGCATCAATATCTTCTGCATTCTTTAATTGCTAATTATGAAGAGCAGAAATATCAGTCTGCCACTTTTCATCCATGGCATTTAATTTTGCTAAAATCTAGGTATCCATAGCATTGGATTGCTCTTGAATTTTAGCAAAGTGCTTGCCGCAAATTTCTTCATGAACATTAGAAGAACGAGCGATACGTTCCCATTCTTCTTTTTTCTATTGATCATTACCTTTTTTAATTGGGTTTATTAATCGTGCAGCAATTAACCCAACTATTGCTGCACATATAAATGGAATGATCCATTTAACAAATGTTTCTAATATTAATGGTCCTGCAACCGCCATCACAGTCACTCCTCAGAAGTTATTCTTCCTCAAGATAAACGTCATCACTCGAGTTCTAACTTACATCAGGCGCGCATTCCGCAACAGCCTTATAGCTTTCGGCTATTTTCTTATAATTTTCTACTCCAGCTTTGGCAGTATACCCAAGGCGCAATGATACATAAGCAGTTGTCATATATGCAAAAATATTCTGCGCGAACGCCCCAAGTTCAGGTCGTATTAACAAAATGATTAAAAGCGTAATTGTTAATAACGCATAGACTATTATATCAATAATTGTTAATTTTTTACTAAATTCAAGGGGCTTTTTGACTATTTTCTTTCTAGCCATTATATCACCCCAAAAAAAATAAGTCCTAATTAAGGCAGCACTCTTAATTAGGGCTTATAATTTTTATAATTAAATTACGAAATTAAGATTCATATTAACTGACATATTGTCGCCATTAAGGTTTTCATCAATATTTTGAATGGTGGCTTCAATATCAGCAAGAGTATAAATAGACTCACCATTTTCATTTTTAAGTTCGATGCTATTAATGCCACTTACACCGATAGTTTGCAAAAAAGCAACGGTGGAAGGAGAAGGTATAACACCAACATAACCATAAGAATTTGCGCCTTCTGCATTAAAAGAAGTAGTACGACTAAAAGAACTAATCTCAAAAGCATGAGCTGATTGATCATTAAGAACCATTGAAATCATAAGAGTATCCTCCCTTAAAATAGTTAATCAACAGAAGCATTAGACTCCTCTATTTTCTATTCAAAAAATAGATTCAATTCTTGAAGTGAATTGTCCTTTACCCAATCTTCATAGTCATTATCATTCCAAAACACAGGACAAAAAACTGTACACAATTTATTATTCCTCCTCATCTGGAATATTCACGCCATCAGCAATTTCTTGTTCAGTACGTTCTTCGCCCTCAATAGGCTCTTCATCTTCAATTTGAATATCTGTATTATATACTGCCCAAGAAGTTTCTGTATCATCAGTAGTAGGTCGCAATGTATTATTATCTAAATGGCATTCATATTCAATACCATCTAACATTACATGATCTCCATACTGATAAATTTGGCCCTCTTGCCACTCAGGAATAATTTTATTCCCTTCAGCATCAATTTCTGTCCAAGTTAATCTTGTACCAGGAGTTGTAGTATTAGTATAGAAATTAGAGAAATAATATTTCCCTTCATACTCTACACAAGCGCCATATTCATATGACTGTCGTGGAACCCAAGTTGGAAATACTGGCACTCCTGTAGAAGGCTGTGGAGTAGTTAAATTTTTCCAAGGCGCGTGTGCTACATTTGGAGGATAACAGTTATTAACACTTTCTGATTCATAAATAAAATCTCCATATTTAACTTGATCTCCTATATCATATCCAGATTTATCATCTTCTGGTGGATACCATGGAGGAATAAAATTAATTTTTTCAAACTTATCAGAAACAGAAGGAGCATTTAAAGTATCGGTTAAATGATTTAAAAGAACTTTATATAAATATCCTTTATGTCTATAACGCATTCCAGCAATAACATTTAATCCTGGGCGCCAAGCAGGATAAAGAATTAAATGCGCAACAGCTTCTTCATCTGAAAAATCTGAGAGTAAAATATTTAATTCTTCTCTTGTTGCTTTTGCATTTACAAATGAAATTCCAGAATCTTCAAAAGCAATTTGAGCCATTGATTTTTGGAATAATTCATTGCCAACTCTATATAGCCGAAAATAATCGATCGCCGCAGCTATACTGTCTCCATTATAATATGTTGCACTATCAGGCAAATCCATGAACGCAACACTTAAAGACGCGCGATCCTCATTTGATATTGATAATAAAAATCCCATATAAACCTCCTTAAGATATGCGTTCCCACATTTTTACAGTAATAAATGGCATTATATTATTATGACCGACTGCTCCACCCCAGTCTTCAAGCCATCGTCCACCAGTCCCACTAGTAGAAGTATAGTCATAATTCGCTGAACCAGAAGATGCAGCTCTTGCACCAAGTCGATGACTATGAGATGGAATTTCATAAACTGTTAATGAATGTGTTGCTTCAAAAGGATTTATATCTTGCTATGCAGTATAAGTATCTCCTGCGCCAACAATAATACGTCCACCAGGATAATAGGTACTTGTTCCCAATGATTTCCAAGTAGAACCAGATACAAGAGAAGAAGGATTAAAAGAATCACTAATAACCCCATACTACGCCATAAAAATACTACCTACTGGATGCATTGCTGATGCAACACTATTTTTTAAACTATTTAATTTACTTGCTAAAGTAGATCCATTAACATAAACCCAAGATTGCCCTAGACGAGGGAACAATTTATTTTCTCCTGCCGCATCCCATAACTATGCAGATATTGTAGCCATTATGACACCCTCTTCCACATATAATAAGCAACACTTGGCTATATATTATTATGAGGCTAGCCTCCACCATTCGCGGCACTCCAGTTGCCACTATCACCACCAACTCCATGGTCAGCATCTCTAGAACCGCCATAGTTAACTCTACTAGTATTACCATACATACGATGTCGATGAGGTGGTAATTCCGCAGTTGTTAAAGTATGAGTAGCTTCTCCTCCTGTCGCTTCAGTTGGATCATCCGTAGTCCCATCGCATGTTAAAATTGTTCGGTTCATGCCCCACTTTTGCCAAGTACCGATACTACTTGGTGCGTTATTATTTTTAGTAATAATAATAGTACCAACAGGATAAGCAGTATTTAAACATTGAGTTGTAAAACGAGAACTGCTTTCCCAATAAGATAATAATGTATTTAAATAAGTTAGAGCGCCATTTGCTGCGGGACTTTCTATATATATATCTTTTGCAGTAGTAACTACAGCTTGAGGAGTAGTTTTACTGGCCTCATAAATAATTGCGCTTTGTGCCATTTTAATTCCTCCTTAAGCAGTTCGTACCCAAGCACATGCAGTAATATATGGTTGCATATTATTATGCGCAGTACCAGATCCTGTAGTTCCAGACCATCTTGCCGCAAGACTCCCACCACGTCCAGCATCATAATCGTTTGAACCACCTGATGATGATCTATTACCAGTACTATGTGAATGATTTGCCATTTCATAGACAGTTAAAGAATGAGCAGATTCTCCCCATTGTTGAGACACATCTGTTGTATTAAATTGATTATACATATTATCAATACGTACATATAAATCAACTACAGTGCTAATTCCATTTGCTGCGGAACCATTGGGCCAAGGAATACCATTCTGATATATAGCCATGGTCGCGAGTCCATACCACCAGTCTCCGCTCGTATTACAGTTTCCTACTGCACCAGCATTGCCATTTCGTGATAATACTAGTCCGCCCCAGCTGTTATAATTTTTCCAAGGTACATATAATCCTTGCAAATAATTACTTACAGTATCATTTTCATCCTCATATCCTTCAGTTTCTGTTCCATCTGTCATTGCTTTTGATACTAACCCTGGCGGAGGATAATGATATCTAAAATTAGCTCTTTGACGCCAACGTCCATTATGAGTATATTCGGTACTATTATCTAATCGGACCCAAAACTCATAAGCCTACGTTTCATGAGAAACTTGGCTGCTAAAATTTTCTAATCTAGACCAACATTTATCAGTAAGCTCTCCAGTATTTAACCAATTTGATGCAGTAAATACTCCACCAGAAGAAGTATCCTAATGAAAAATATGATCCCAGTGTGATACGGTTCCATCAGCAAGTGTTAAAGTAACAGCTTCTCCTGCAATAGGATAAGAGTCACTATAACATCCAAGCGTATACCCACTTGGTAACTTACTCCAAGTTCCGCCCATAATCGACGCAGGATTGACGGAACTTGAAGTAGTAGTATATATTGACCCAACTGGATATGAAGCTAAGATAGCACTTGGAACCAAATTATTTATTGTAGTCTATAAATTTTCTCCACTAAAAGTTGTGCCAGAGACATTAGACCAAATATCATTCGCTATTGCACGAACTGATATAAAATCTTCACTTGCAATAGGATAAGAGCTGGCTGCAGCTTTAGTGTTTGTTTTTAATGCTATCATAATTAAACTCCTTAACCAATAGGTATTAAATAAATGTCTCCAGCAGTTGCACTTGTCGGTAATGAAGCACGATAGAATATTCTTAAATTTTCTCGTGCACCAAGAGCTGTTGTAGCACCTGTACCACCTTGTGTAATTGCCCAAGGAGAAGATTTCGTTATGCTAGAACTACTAATAGTTAATGGACCGTTAAAGGTGATCGCGCCAGTAAACGTAATAGTATCAGAAATTGTACCAGCATTTAATGTAGTAGTTACCGGGTCTGAAATTGTACTTACAGTCGCATAACGAGGAATAGAAGATTTCTTTGTATTCCATTCACCAAGATCTTTATGGCCTTGCGCTGTCATTAATCCATGAATACTATCTGTCGCATCGCCATGATTAAAGAAATAAGGCTGACCATTAATAATTGGTGCAATTGTATAACCACCAGTTGTATTACTTAAAGATGATGCAGAACCAGATACGTATGTTGCACTTGTACCATTTACTGCTCTACTAGAACTAATAACAAGACCTTTTGTATTTGCTGCAGAAGCATTTGCTAGTGGAATATTTTCAGTAATTACTTGTGTTAATGTCTGAGTACTAGATCCACTACCACCGCCGCCAATTGATGCATTTAATGCAGAACTAATAGCTGCGCCAAGACTTGTTTTTCCACCACCAGTTATAATTGTATCTGGATCTTCATCCAATTCAACAGTCATTGCATGAATTAAACCGGTTTGTCCACCATTAGTATTTACATAATAATTAGTACCATCATAATATACAATATATTTACCTGCTGGTAAAGTATGATTAGATGCACTAGAAATTTCTCCATTTATATATAAATCTTTTGCTCCTGTGCTAGCAACATTTAATGTTAATTTTGAAGCTGCGCTATTTGCATATCTAAAAGTAATTTCAAAAAATGAATTTTCTCTTAGCGCGTAATATGATGCATTAGAAGAAGCTTTTGCTGCCGTTGCGGCTGCAGTATTACACCATACAGAAGTAATAGTATATGTATTATTATAATCAGTGCTCATAAGCACCCAATATGTACCGTCATATTCAAATAAATGTGTACCATTTTGAAACAATTCTGAAGCTGTATTTAGAGTATTTGTACCACCGCCATAATGTTTTCTTATATTACGTGCACCAGTACTATTAACATTTAATTTTAAACTAGCCACTGTTGCGCTATTAGTATTAGAAAAAGTTACAAAAATTAATGCTCCCCTAGTTAAATCTGTTGATGTAAAATCTGTACAAACAACTGCTTTTTCGGCTGTAGCTGCAGCAGTTGAACAAACACCATAAAAAATTTTAGCATTACCTGAATTTTTAGCAGTTAATATTTTTGTCCATGCACTCCAACCTTCACTTTGAGTTCCACCATTTTCATTTTGGCGGAACAGCAAAGTATTATCACTTGCTAATACTTGAAATTTATCTGCTGTATGCCCAATCTATAAACCAACCCAATCTTCTCCACTTGTAAGAGAAGTACCACTTAAAGTGCCTGATCCATAAAAAGCAAATGATCCATTGGCCGTATTAATAGTGGTTGAATTTACACTTATTGGCTCTTTAACCTGTAAACTGCCATTTATATATGTTGCACCATTAGAATATAAAACATAACTACTATCAACCGAATTGCCGCCAATCATAGCTCGATCTTTTGCAATTAACCCATTTGCTTTAACAGCAACACTTGTCTAATCCGTAACAAAATTAAAAGATGCCTCCATACCTGAAGTATCATTATAACGATTAAAAATTATTGCTCCGTGCTAAGTGCTATCGGCAAAACGAATTTGTGGTCCAGCATCTCCATAAGATAATTGACCTGCTACTCCACTTTTTAAATCAGCAGCTGCACTAAATGCTGTTCCTGAAATTAATAAGCCATCTATATAACCTGAAGCATTATCTGCTGAAGCATGGTTTAAATAAGTTACATAATTAGAATTTTCTAATTGAGTAGTAGTACTTGCATATACAATTCCATATTGAGTCCAAGATGTTTTACCAGTACCGCCCTATGCAACAGTAATAGTATCTTTAGTTGTTAAAATTTGATAAGTCTTATTTTCTGTTAATCCTGTAGTAACTCCAGGTAAGTTATAGGTTTCATGATAACCCGTTGTAGTTGTATTAGCCGTGCTGTTTGGACTATATTGCCGCCAATAAAACATTCCTCTTGTAATATTTGTGGCATCACCAATATCATACCAATATTCACCGACTTTAGTACCAGCATTATTGAATAAAAATGTATCTCCAGGATATCTATTTGCATTACCTGCATCATCATATGCTTTTCGTGAAAGATGTCCAAAGGTCTTACGTCCACAAAATTCTTGACTACTGGTTGTTATAATGCCGCTTTGTGTACGTGATGCTGCAGGAATCGCTGCACCTGTACTTTGTGTCTAACCTAATGTAGTAATTTTTAAAGTCGGGCCAGCAGTAGTGCCATTCGTCCAAGCAGAAGAAGGACTAATATTTTTCCATACTGGAGCTGCGGTACCATTACTTACAAGTGCCTAAGTATCTTTTGTTCCTCCACTTATAGGTGCATAGATACCTGTCTCATGACTCTATGAAGCTCCATTTATTGTTGCTAAACTATGATATACAGCACGTTCTGTTGTTAAACCAGTACCGGAGTCACTTAAAGCCCCATTGACGGTTGCATCTTTTACTCCATAAGTTACTGCATTACCAAAAGCCCCTTTTACGCAATATGTAAGATTAGATTTATTATTTGATGATTGATAAGCTCCATTCCAATAAGCTAAAGTATTTATGGTTGGAATATAAATATCTGTTGCAGCTGCAGTCCATCCTAAATTTCCAACAGATGTCATATTTTTAATAGCTCTTGTAGTAACTGCATTTGTCCCATTACCTATTAATAAAGCTCCTGAAGTAAAAGTGTTTGCTCCTGTACCACCTCGTGAGACAGGCAAAGTTCCAGATCCAATTACACTTGCGTTTAAACTTGGTATATCACTTGCGCTTAAATAGCCCCAATATATTGAGGTACCGTTACTCATAAGTATATTTTTATCTGCTCCCGCGCCATATGTTGTATCATTACTAGCAATAGGAGCTAATAAATTAGTTAACTATACAGTAGTAGTATAGAGCGTATCAGTTACTCTGGCGCTCCCTTGTATTAATGTATCTTTTAACTATGCCATTGTAATTCCTCCTTAACGCTCTATAAATTGATTTGCGCCCCAAAAACCATCAGTTGTTGTATAAACATTTACCATCTAAACATTATCGATACGTAAATATAAGTCATTATATCCAGTTGTTGTTACTGTACTTCCCCATCCAGGAATGCCAGACTAATATACAGAATAACTACCAACTGCGCCCCACCAGTTACCACTATTACCATTATTGGTGGTTAAGTAAGCAGAGCCTTTTTTGGCGTATAAACCACCCCAGGTATCAACAGTAGTGTATCCTGTTGATGTATTTTTTATTATATTTTCTTTAGCAACTTCAGCATATGTTGCTAACATAGGATTTACTGTTTGCACCCAACGATATTTATTTTCATTAGTCTGCGTTGCAGTATATTTACTCTTTACCATTAATTCCCATTTATCTACTCGATCACAGCAATCAACATTAAACCATCTATTCTCATCAATATATACTCCATGGATAAAATCATTTGTAGAAGCAAAAGATCCTGCACCAGGATTATTATGATGATAAATATGCATCCAAACGCTGCCATCTGGTTCAATATATAACTTATTATCATATTTAGCGATTTTTGCAAATTCTGTAATTTCATTATTACATAACTAACCACGTTTTGTAATTTGATTTTTATTATTTGAAACAATTTCATAGGTATGAATATGTTGAGCATTATCAATCTTCATACTTACATTATATAACTATTTTATATCTGTGTCAAGTAATGAAGTGCAATAAATACGTAAATCACTTATATGCTATTTGATTTGACGCCAAACACCACCAGCTTTTCCAAGGCCCATACAAAAACTTTTCCAGGCTGGTAATGTTCCAGTCAATGCACTAGTCTATTTAAGTATACTATCACAATAATATTTTACATTTGTTCCATCAAAAGTGATAGCATGATGATGCCAATTACCATTTTTGTTAAAATTACTAAAAATATTTACACGAGAAGAGCCATTATAAATACCGAATGTACTATCCCAGTTTGCGATAGCTGTGGTATTATAATCTGTTCCTTTTGTAGTATTGGTCTAAATAGTATTTGATGTTTCAAAAATACCGCCACGACCATATGCTAAATTTTTACCCCACCATGTGATAGTGATAGCATTCATCGCTGGCATTTCCATATTGCAATAAAAAAATTGCGCACCAGTTATAGTATTTGAAGAATTATCAACAGTAGTACCCATACATGAAATACAAGCATCATAACGAGAACTATCATTTGATATTGTTGTATCTACACAAATACCATTATGATTATAGCCGCTACTATCTTCTATACTACCGGCAAGCGGAGTAAAATTAGAAATTAATCTTAAATTTCTTATGTATATAATATCTCCAGCTGTACCACCATAACATCTGGTTCTAAAAATTACCAGAGTAGAAGGAGAACCATTAATTGTTAAAGAATAATGTTGCCATACTGTTGTAATTGCAGTTTTAGGAGTCACCGCATATGCAGAACCATCAGAATTTCTAAAATAAACATCAAAAAACATATCTGCTGCAGTTCCTTTTGCATCGCATTCTACTCTATATAAAGTTTCTGAATTTGAAATTAAAGTTGTATTATAACCACTATCTGCAAAGGTATTACCACTAGAACGAGTAATAGAAAAAGTAGTATTAGAAGTTAACCAATTAGCATTTTGTAATGAGTCATCTAATTTATAATGTAAAACAAGTCCCTATGAAATTTCTTTAATTTCCACCGCGGAAAGACAGTGATCGTAGATGCGAAAATCATTTAAATATCCATTTAATGTTGTTGTTCCAGTGCGACCATCACGGCCTAAATAATATGAACCATTAGTACGATTTTTTTCATTTAAAGTAATAGTATTAGTATATTTTTCAATACCGTTAATATATCCTTTTAATACAGTACCACTATAAGTAAAAACTACATGAGTCCAAGTATTAATTCCTACATTCATTGCTGAAATTACTATATCTGGAGTACCCCAATACCAGCGAAGATTATGATTAACATTTAATTCAATATTAAAATTATTACCACCGGATACGCTATAATCACCTAATATAATAGCCCGACTGCTATCAATTTGATTTACCCAAAAACATACACTAAAAGGCTGTGTACCACCATTTAGTATTTTATATAACTCATTACAATTCAATTCTATATAACTACTACTATTGTCAAATTGATAACATTTTCCTATTTTCCCACTATTATTTATTGTAGCACCATGATTAGTGATTTCAATATTACTTATTCCTAAATTCTTTAAATCCCCATCAAGAGGAAGCCAAACTCTTAATGCCATTTGACTCCCTCCTTATGCAAAAACAAAATCAATAGATTCGTCAGTAGAATTATATACAATATGTGCTTTTTCTGCATTACTAATATTAAATGCTACTGTCGGCGCTGTATCATTAACAATCATTTTTTCAACGATAGTATTACCAGTTGCCTTATCTAATAATGTCATTGAATGCGCGACACTATTCGCCGTGTTATACTAACGAGCAACAATAGATTCTCCTGAAGCGCCATCATCACCAGTGGCAATTTCAAATACAGTATCAGATTCTCCAGTCCCTAAGACACGCAACCAACCTACATCATTCGATGTTGTTGGGTTAGAAATCGCTAATCCGTCACCATATAGCATAGATGTTTTAGCTGGCAAAATAATATTACTAGTTGTACCATTGCTATAGTTTTTACCAGCAGAAATAACCATAGGACGAGTAGCATTAAATTCCGCCGCAGTTAAACGACCAGGAGTAGTGTCTAAATAGATACCTGTATCTGCAATACCAGCTAATGCTTGCGCAGTAGCTGTTGGTGTAGTTGTTACACCAGTTATATATGCTTTAGAACTTGTATTTAAAGTAACATTCTATTTAGTATCTGTATCAGTATTAGGATTACTCGGCAACTTTGCTTTAATAGCTATGCCGCCAACAGTCGCTAATGTAACTTCAGTACCCCAAGATAATGTAGAAGTACCACTAGAAGAAGAAACACTAACTGTACCACTGCTAATACTTAAACCTGTACCAATTTTCACTCCGCCCAATACACTATCTGTAGCTGTTGGTAAAGTGTATTTAGTGTCTGGAGGGACTGTCCATGTACCATCTTCTCGTAAATATTTTGTAGTACCTGCAGTAGTACTTGGTGCAGGGACTAAACCTGCGGCAGCATTCGCACCAGACTTTACAAATACACTATATGTTGTATTCTGTGGAGTTTTGATTAAAATTGAGCTACCGCCCGCGGTTAACTTATATGTAGTATTGGCAGTAAGTGTATTTAAATTTGATGTACCAGTATCTGTTGCAATAGATAAAGTGTGAGTATGATTAGATGTTGCCGCGCCTACCTACGCCGCAGTTGGAGTACTCCATTCCCCTTTTTTATTTAACCATTGATTAGTTGTTGAAGTATCGGTTCCTAAAGCTAATTTTACAATAGTACCATTTACTACATTACTTACTTTTCGACGATGATAAGTTGTAGTAGTTGTACCTCCACCAGCATATTGTGCAATTAAATAATCATCTTTAGTCGCTGGTGAAGTTCCTTCACCTAATCCATTAATTGCTGTGCTTAAATTAAGCCCTATTGTAATAGTGCCAGACGTTGTAATGGGACTACCACTAATACTAATACCATCCGACCCAGAAGCCGCAACATTTGTTACAGTACCAGTATTAGCAGTTGGTGTTAGTCCTAATAAACTTGTAATATCACTTTTTCCTACAGCGGTCGTACCGGTAATATGGCCTTGAGCATCATATTTAACTTTATAAAAACCAACTGAACTTGTAGCTGTTACACCACTAGAATCGTGATTTAATACAATTCCATTCGTTGCATCATACGTTAAAGTTAAATTAGTACCACCTAAATTAGCTAAAATTTGTTTTAAATAATCTGCTCTCATGACACGTGATGAAGTTGCAGTACCCGTCCATGCTTCTTCTTTTGTCATTGCTGAATAAGTAGTATTAGAATCATAATAATTTAATACTCGCCAGCATCCACCAGTTATATTTGTAGTTGCTGCAGCTCCAGCTACTGGATACACCGTATTAGTTGCCCCATCACTATCATATACTAAAGTAATTGTAGTACCTACATCAAAATGAGTAGTTAAACGAGAAGTCCCACTAACACTAACGGGCTTATAAGTTGTTCCGTTATCAGTAGAAACAAATACACCATTGCCATGACCAGCTACTGGTACAGTAATAGTAATTATATCTCCTTCTGCCGGTGTAGCAGTAGAGAGATTAAATTTCCATAAAGCTGGTTTCCCATTAGTAGATGTGCTAGCATTATAAGCTACGGCTGCTGTACCTGTACCAGTAATAGTTGGATGAAGAAATTTTTTAAGGGTTAAGTTACCAGTCATCGTATCTCCTGTTAAAGCAACTGCCCCAATATTCGCCGCCGTTAAATTAACTTGTCCATTCCTATAATTACTTTCTGAATTTCCTTTTATGCTAGTAACTCCTGTATTATTAATTGTAGTATTTGCAATTTCAATACCTGTTCCAGCAGAATAGGTTGTATCTGTCCAAGGGACATTAACATAAGCTTTTTCATTTGCTAACTATATTGGATAATTCTTACCAGATTGTGAATAACCTATTTTAATACCACCAAGAGCATTACTTGTAGCAACAGGTAATGAATAATTATTAGAGGTCGGCATAGTAAAAATAAATGTACTACCACCAGCAGTTAATTTATATTTTTGGCCAGAAGCAAGAGTAATCTAACTAGTACCAGTGTCTTCAGCTAAAACCATTGTATGTGTGTGACCCTTTGTAGCGGCATAATCAGCATAATTATGATCATCTAATAAAGTAGACCAAATTGACCAACTTGGAGTTGAAGTCATACGACGAATATATGCATGAGCCGGGCTGGTAGCTCCTGATTCAGAAGAAATTAATAATTGCGCAGCATAATAATTATTAGATGTTGAACTCGCGCCAAACTATATAGTAGCGCCATATTCTGTCTCATTAGTAACTGGATGCGCAGCACCATTTAAAGGATATATCCCTGCTGTAGTAGAAGCAGAAGAAAAATCTAAAGCAGTATATTTTACAGGCAAATAATCTGTTGCTGCTTTTGTAGCAATACTGCCCAATCCTAAATTGGTTCTTGCTCCAGCTGCAGTGTTCGCACCAGTACCACCATTAGCAACAGGTAACTTACCAGATACTCCTGGTCTTGGCGCTTCTGTAAAAATATTTGCTGTAGAAGTTCCTTCAAGATCAACCAATAAAGCTGGAGCTGTAGTTAATCCAGTACCACCATTTGCTACTCCTAATTTACCAGTCACGCCAGGGCGAGGACTTGCAGTAAAGACACTTGCCGCAGTAGTTGATCCAAGATTTATAAGCATACTTGGATTTTTTGCTATACCAGTACCGCCATTTGCAATCGGCAATATTCCAGTTACACCAGGCCTAGGCGCCTCTACATATGGATTTGCGCCAGAAGTAGAAGTGAGGTCAACTATTAAGCTCGGTGTTTTAGTATTACCAGTACCACCATGCGCGATAGATAATGTTTGAGTTAAATCATCGGCTAAAGCTGCATTTAATACAACACGGTTTGTGCCCAATACTGCATTAGTAGTGCCATCTCCAGCGACATCAATATAAAATTTGCCATCATCAGGAGTAAAATACGCATATCCTTCTTTTGCTTTTTGTGCCGCAAGATCTGCGGAATTACCTCGTTTTATTTTAAAGAGAGCCAATCTTCAGCACCTCTATTCTTTTCTATAATAAAAAAAATGGCGGATAATATTTGATATTATCCGCCGATAAATAAATCAGAACGTTTCCCACTTAATGCCAGAATAAATATCAGTTCCAGCAATTGTAGCAATCTTATCTCCAGAAGTATAGTCTGCTTGCTGAGATACATTCAAAGTATATGTAATCTAATTATAACCGGTTACATGTCCAGTGCTGTCTACTGTAACAGTATCTGCTCTAAAACCAGTACCAGCAACAATAGTTGCATTATTAGTAGATTTAGATGTAGTTGTACTATGTGAAATAGTAATAGCGCCAGCATCTGTATTGGTAATTGACAAACTAGAATTAGTTCCAACACCAATAGACGCCCATTTGCCATCACCACGGAATAAATATAAGCGTTGGTCTTTAGTCGCAGCAGGAACAAAACCTTTTACGCCTGCGGCAGAAGCTGTAGCACCTTTATATGTACCCAAGGTAACATTGGCAACCGCGCCATTATAACTTTCTGCAGTAACACCATCTGTACCATTTAACAATAATGCATTAGTTAATTTACCAGCAGCTGTAGCAGTAGCAGCATTGCCATCTAACTCACCATGAAATGTTAAAGCATATACATTTTTCCATTTTGCACTACTACTACCTAAATCATAACCAGCATTACTGCTAGCATTGGTTGCTGGTGTAATATTTTGAGCAGTAGAAGCTGCTGTTAATGCAACTCCACCAGCAAAAGTTTTCTTACCATTAAATGTTTGCTCAGCAGCACTTACTAAACCAATTTGAGCGCCATTGGCAAAAGGAAGTATCCAAGTAGTTTCGCCACTACCACCCTTCCATGCTCCAAAGGTATCTTTTGCTGCGGCATCATCAGATCCTAACTTAATAGTTAAACCATGTTGTAAATTAGTGGCAGTATTAGCATTACCTTCTAATGTTCCATGAAAACTTGTGGCATATACATTTCCCCATTTAAGAGAACTACTACCTAAATCATAACTGTTATTAGTTTTTGGTGTAATTGTCAGCATAGATGCATCGGCATCAACACTAAAAGCCCCACCAATTTGAACCGCATCATTAAAAATCTTTTTACCTTTAAATGTTTGTTCATTAATAGAAACAAGTCCGGCAATTGCGGTTGTTGCTAATGGAACATTAAATTCTTTAGTAGAACCAGAACCATTATAACGAGTTTGTTCGACGCCAGCAATTTTTAATATTAATGAATTAGCAACTTTTTCTGCAACCGCAGCAGTACCTATAACGAATTTTTCTGCCGCGCCTACACCAGTACTATCATTATATTCAAATGTAGAAATACTTGCAAGAGGAGTTGCACGAATATTACCATTAGCATCATGAACCAAGTCTTGTTTAATATAGTATGTTTCGCCGCTTTCAGTAATTTTAACTAAATCACCCATAGTAACTTCGCCATTATTAATCGCTTGTAAAGCAGTTGCTTGATCGCCATAAGTATAAATACGCTCAATCGCTGCAGCTGGGATCATACCAAGTGGAATTGTTCCATCAACTAAATCATCTAAAGTGATTGTCATAGCAGAAGCGCCATACCATGATTTAGTACTGCTTTCATTTTTAGCAAACGTTAATGCGTTAATTTGTTTTAACTTATCAGCAGTTGTTGCAGTAGTAGCATTACCATCTAATGCTCCATGAAAAGTTGTCGCATATACATTCTTCCATACTGCTGATGTAGAACCTAGATTGTATTTATCAGTAGTTCCAGGAAGAATGGTACTCATTGTAGAGTCTTTTTCTGCCGCAACAGAAATACCATTATTAAATACTGGAGTTGCCGCAAATATTTTTACGCCATTAATATTTTGCTAACTTCCAGTAAGAAGACCCGCAGTATTACCATTAGCATATGGAATAATCCAAGTAACATCGCTAGCACCTTTCCAGTTTCCATTACCCAATCTATTTGCGGCAATTTCTTCACCTAAATAAATTGTTAAACCGCCAGCGACAGAATTAGCTTTGCTAGACTAAATTTGGAAACGCTATGGATTAGCTTCTGTTCCTAAATCAAAATATAATGTAGCATCATAAATACCAGACGTTGAAGTAGATCCAGTATGAACATACATTGAACCTCTTGAACCGGCACTTAATGATGGTAATTCATTAGTTTGCGGACCATAATGGACCTATAATAATTCAGCCATTTATTTCACACTCCTTATACGTTGGTCCAATAAACCGTAGATTTCTGCTTTAATGCATCTACGATTTCGTAAAGGGGCTAACTAAATAATGACTCTTCTTTCGTAATGCCTTCATCAACACCGTATAAAATACGACCTTCTGCCTATTGAGTGCGCAAACTATATACAAACTCATTAGTATCAAGATTGATCGAATAAAAACGGATTGCGAACTTAATTGTGCCTGCCTTCCGAGTAGCGTCACCATGAATACACCAACCAAAGATAATTTTATTTGGATCAGTAATAATATCTTTTACTAATACCGGAGAGATACGGCTATCACCATTTGCATTGATATATTCAATTACGCAAGCCATTCGAGACAAATCAACCCCATCAAAATAACGAGGCACTTGAAAATATATTGTTTCAGCATAATGGTCGCGTGCGACACTAAGGAATTTTGAATACCCGCTCTTTTGAATTTCAATAGAGCGGGTATTCATATCAACATTCACAATTTCAGCATCGGATGGCACTACAGTAACTATGGTCTTTGAATTTGCTTGCATTTCAGCCAAAAGTCTAGCGACCTGATCTTGAGTTGTAGCAGCCATAATTCAATGCCCTCCTTGTGTCATTATTCTTTTTCTAAGTTCTGAAGCTGATTAAAGCTATAAGCAGGAGTCGTAACTCCATTCTCTGTACGTGTAGCATAACGCTGATATGTAGTACCACGCTGAGAAATCTGTACAACATATACATAAAGGTCAAACTTCTGACCAACATACATTTGATTTACATTAGCAATAGAGAAATCTGCTGTACCATTAGAAATGAATTGCTGAGACGCAGCAACAGGATAAATCTTAGTATCATAACCCTGATTCTCATTAGGAACCTGAGCAGCTACCTGCGCGAACATCTGATATTCAGCATCTTCATAAGGCATATTACCAATAGTAACATGGAACAAATTCTTATCAGAAGCATCTCGAGCAATACTAATCTGATCACGTCTTAATTCAACCGGCATTGCTTCAATTTTAACTTCAGCACTAGTAGCGTGCGTTACAGTATTGTTCTTAGTATTAGTTGCAATGCAATAATATACACCGCGGCCATTAGTCTTATTAGTATTACCTTGACTTGGATCATAAGTAGCTTCAGTGGCACCTGCAACAGGAGTTACAACACCAGTAAGGAAGTCCTTATGATACCATTGATATGTTAAAGCGCCATTAGCATCATCAACACTAATAGACATTGTAGAAGCATCAGTGTCAAGATACGCAAGGCCTGGAAGTGTGCGGCTATTAACAACAATGTCATGCGCAGGCTCAACATTAACAATTGCGCTATAAACATAGCGGATACCGCCCTGTGCATTTTCATTGCCAATAAAGCACTGATATACGCCAGGAACATTGGTCTTTAAAGTACGATAAGTGGTTCCATCAGCAGGAGAAGCTACATAGTAAGTAACTCCATCAGCAACTTCTTCTTCTTCTGCAAGAACGTACTCGTCATCAACAAGTTTATACCAACCTTCCGCAGCAGGATTTACTCCTTCAGAAATAGTAGCAACAGCGTAAGTTGATTCAACTGGATCACTAAAAGTAATAGCTTTATTATTAGCGAGTTCATAAGTAATAACATTAGGAAGAGTTGCATCATTTACGACATTAGCATTTGGCTGGTCAATCATGATACTGTTCCAATTCCAATTAAATACTAAACGACCGCCATCTGGACTTACTGCATTTACAGTTAAAATAGTACTGTAATCATCTTCGTCTCCATCATCATCAAAATCAATATCTCCCTCAGGAAGATTCAAGGTGATACGAGCAGGAGCCGCAGTTAAACTATTAATAATTGGACTATAAATTGCGCGAGAATAAATAACGTCATTATAAGATTCACGTTCAGCTGCGTCTTTATCAAGAGTAAGAGTATTCTTAACAGCGACTTTAGCAGTTTGAGTCTCCAAACGGAAGTCCACTAAACCGCTCGCATTTACGTGTTCAAACTCAAAGAAAAATTCAATATTACCAGCAGCTGCAGTAGCTTCTTGAGAGATAGCCCAACCAAGATATAAAACGTCACCAACAGCATATTTAACAACTGGAGTGGTCTTATAGAATTTAGTTTCACCCTTTAATCCAGCATTATACCAGAAAATATTGATATTGGTGCTTTCAAGTAAGTCAACTACATCATAAAAACGAGGCATATTGAAGAATAAAATTTCTGCCAAGTGATCGCCCAAAACACCAACGCCATTTTTATTGAACTCAGGTGGGACTGTAATTACACGAGTGTTAGTGTCAATGGTGAAATCAGGCTCATCAAAAGGAGCATGAATATAATCATACAAACGAGCCTTACCAGCAGCATTATCAGTCTCAGTAATCTTTTTAACGACACGAACGTAAGTATTTAAAAGGTTAATGTCGTCTAAAAGTTTGCCGCTAATTAACTTGCCATTAGAATCAAAATTAGCATCGACTTGTGCCTGAGATTCATCTAAGATATCTACATCGATGCCGACATCTGCGGCGTCACGAACAAACTGAACAGCAAATGCCTGATCACTAGCAAATTTAGTGCGGAGATCGTCTAAAGACATATACATAACTTATCGTTCTCCCTTCTATATATTGCAAAAAAAATAAGCGAGGATAAAGAGAGACCTCTTTATCCTCGCTATCTCTCATTTTAATTCAAAAATTAATGAGTGTTTTTAATGGACTTCGTCCTAATCTATCTCTTCCCAAAAACCTTGATCGGCATATGGACAAACCAATGCTTGATAACGAATTTTGGTTAATTTATTTCGGAGCCACTTTCTAGGACTGGCTTGGAGGTTTGCCATTTTAACATAGCGAACCTCTTCATCAGTAGGGCACTCAGATACGACCGTTCCATCTTCTAAATGATAGGTAACATAACAAATCATACTTATTACCCTCCTTAGTCGATTAAACTAGTTTGAACACGAACAGAGCCTTCACCAGAAACTCGTGTAGCACCAAAGGCATAAGTAGGCAAATAAACTCTTTCGTCTCCTTCGCCGGTATATTCAGTAAATGCAGTTTTCCAAGGCTCATTACCAGGTACTGCAGCTACAAAGTTCTATGCCTATTGCTCGTCTGCAAATTGTCCTTTCTCGAATTGGAAAGTAAGAGTATTTATCTTAGCACCACTAAGTGCCAAACCATCAACAACATTTACTACACTAGTAGTCTTTCCATTGACAGGATCGCTATTAACTTCTGCTGGGAATGCCCAAATTAAGTTATAACTATTATTGCCAGCCAATGTATCATTATGGAATGCTTCGGATCCAATCGTGCGGAGAGTACTTGGAATACCAGTAAGATAATACAAATCTCCACAATTACGGAAGGCTCTTAAACCAATATATTCAATATTAATTGGTAACTGTTGGAGACCAAGTTTGCGGCAATCCATAAAGGCTTTAGCGCCGATATATAGAATTGTTCTATTAGTATAGTTAACATCGTCTCGCATTGCTGTTAATGTCAATGTTAATTCAGAGCATCCACTAAATGCATAGTCTCCAATTACACGAACTCCTGCTAAATTAGTTTCGCCATAAATTAGACCAGAATTACTACTGTAATAACGACAGAAGGTTAAATTAGAACAATTTTCAAAAGCATGTCCACCGATACGTGGCCAATAATTACCAATACCAATCTTAGGATCATTGTGCATTGTAATAATTTCTGTCGCATCAAAGGTCGGAGCAAAAATAACTTCGCCGAGACCAGTACATTCAGCAAAAGCATAATCGCCAATGTTCAAAATATCATTAGGAATCTGACCAAAGTTTAAAGAAGTATCTCCTCTAAATGTACCATTAGAAATAATTTTAAGTGTATCTGGCAAACCTGAAATATGTAAATTAGGACAATAAGCAAAAATCATATCATTATTAATACCTGTGTTATGAGTCGTGTCACATCCACCAATTGTCTCTAACTGCTAAAGTGCAGCAAGATCAATATATTCTAAAGTGGTATTAGGCGCACTATCAGAGCCATTAAATCCTGCTTTAATAGCACCATTTCCACCATCAGCAATATATTTAATAGGGCATCCTTCTTCGAAATACAAACGTCTTAAAGAAGGAGATTCATTCTTTACAGAGACAACATACTTACCATCAATCATCTTAGGAACACAAATGGCACCAACAGATACAGATTTATCAATAACTGCAACAACACCATCATTAATATCATAAGTCGCGCCATCAGCTTCGAAAGTAGTAACATTAAATAAATCAATTGCATTCTTATTATTATCTTCTGTTGGTGTACGAGTTTTAAAGTATGCTGTTGGAGGATTGGCCAATGTATCCATATAAACAGGTTGAGAATATACAGGATATAAAGTTACATTAGACTAGACAACAAAGTCTGTGTAATCAGAACTACCAAATTTAAATGTATCCAAAAGTTGAATTGTAGTTTTAGATACATCGCCATCATGGTTAGGATCATAATCAATAACTGCTGGTAAATTAGTAGGTAAATTAATCTAACTACCATATTCATAATCAATTACATCCCATTGCTCTGCAGGAGTAACTCCTTGAGGAGTATACATAAATGTAACTTGATAAATACGTTTGTGCATCAAGAAAATTGGATACAAATCTATCTGTTGATCTGTATAATCATCTTCTGTCAAAGACTCTGGGCAATTTTCATCTGCGGTATAAGTATTATCCGCTGAATTATAAGTCATTTCAATGCCTTCCGCAAGATATCCAGCAAGAACAGATTCAGAAGGAGTGGCCTCAACTTGAGTATAACTCCATCCCTTAAATTCATAAGTCCATTCAACACCAGGTGCGATTGCAGGAGTGGCAACTTGAGTCTCTAAATGCTCTTTAAGATTAAATCCAATCGCTTCATTAGAACCAATGGTAATTGAGTTCTTATAAGTTGCGGTAGAATATACTGGATCTCCTGTATTAGGAGCATGAATAACAATATCATAACCAGCAATAATTTTTTCAGGATTCTTATAAACAATCTTCAAGTTAGGGAACAACTGGCCATATTTATTTTTGATATCTAAATCATTAATCCAATAGTCTCCATTATTAATGGTAATAGTACCACCAAAATAAGTATTATTAGTTAATGCACGACTAATTGTATTATTAGTACCATCCGCTGCAGTAGTTGTATAACCACTAGGAATATTAGCGATATAATCTAAAATTTTGATGTCATTAATTACATCGTCTACTAAGACACAAGTATCTTCATTGATTTCGTTAACTGTCCAATTAATATCTGGTAAACGAATATTCAAAATCTGACCCTATTCATCTTCATCCTGTGCCATAATGGTATTCATTAAAGCATAAGTGTCAACCTTAGGACAATTTTCAATACTAATACCATTAAGATTGGCTACACTTTCAAAAGTCAAATTAGAAGGATTGGTCTTAGTATCAAAGAATAAAACATCTTTTAAATTTAAAACTGTCGTAGAAGCTGGTAACTCTAAGTGTTTTAAATCTGCGCCTGCCGCAAATCTAATTACTCTAAGATTAGAACCTGTTGCATAAACATTCTTTAAATAAACTTGCGCAGTTAAATCTAAAGTAGTATTTGCGAAGAGGGCTCTCTATAAATAAACATCTTCAAGTAATGGGCAGTTACTTAAACCACCAATAGTAGTAGCTTTATCTGTTTTATAAGAAGGATCATCACAGCCAAGACGTAAAACACGAATTTTATTCTTACTATTGAATGTTATCTGCAATAAGAATTTATCAGATAAATCTCCAATATCATATATCTCTCCAAGATGGAAGATATATGCTTCTGTATCACCCAAAGAGCTTGGAAGCACACCGGCTGGAGCAATTGTCTAAACTGGAGTATTAGGAGCCAATTTAATAATTTGAACTGGGTTATTACCACCAATTTGAGTTGCACCATACTGAGTACTTTGAGATTTAAAAGTAAATTGTAAAGTATGAGGATCTGGATGGTATTTTGCGCCGCTTGGGTTAGGCTATGTATTTTCGGCATCAAGATATGCAGAGCAACCATTCATACGTAAATCAATATCAGCAACGCCGCCTTTTCCAGTTGGTATAGCATATTTACTATCTAAGAAAGCAAAACGATGCTCTAAGAAATGACGTCTATGCAAAGAACGAGTTCCTTGCTCTGCGTGAATCCAGTTAACACCGACTTTAGTGGTAGTAACACCATTAACAGTAACAGTAGTTTCTTCAGTTAATGGACGAATATATTTGTACCAACCGTCTTTGTTATCATAAATTTCTGCGAAGGCATCTGCTTGCATTTCATTATAACTCTTAGTTAAGAAATCAACAGTGAACTTGCCACCATTGCGCATACGATTATACAAAGTAGTAATATCATCATAGAAAGCTTCACGAACGTTAGCCCACAAAGTACTGTACATACCATTTGCTACCCAGTTACCATCTTCATAATGACCATAATTTGCACGAGCATTATATGCAAGAGTGTCAATTTCGTCATCAACATCATAACTATAACGCAAAACACCTGAGTTATCAACACCAAGAATAGTATCCATATCATAGAAAATTGGATACCAATGTCCAGTGTTATTAACATTATCAATATCGAAAGAGCACATCATCATATTCTTACCACGAGAATCAAGCATCAAAAGGGCCTCAGTCATGATATAATAGAATAATGTGAAATCTTTACGCATATAAGTATCAAATTCGTCTTTAAACTTTGCTAAACGATATTCACGAGTATCTTTAGTATAAGTTGTTCCACCATAAGTAACAGGGGTAATATCACGATCTGGATCAGCATAATTTTGGTCAGTAGTATGCAACCAGTTTATTAAACGCTAGAATGCACGCTTATCAGATCCAACTTGGTCTTCATATTCTGGATAACGAGATTCAAAAGCTGCAGTCCAAATATCCATATCATCGACGCCTTCATGCCAGTCGATACGGAATCCGCACAAGTCAGCAGCATTATTTAAAAACTCCCAGCATTGAATGGTTCCAGGTCCTTCAACCTTTTCATACAAAGGTCCTGTTTTTGTTACATATGTTTTAAACGCCGCAGCGCTATTACCAGTCCAAACGGCGTCATCTCTTGGGGCAGTATAATAAGTCTTTGATGCAAGATTATCTTCGTCCCACTTTTTACTTTCATCAACAGTACCTTGGAATCCAGTAATGTAATTATTATTTGCATCAACCAAACGTCCATAAGTACCATCTTCATCAGGTTCAAAACCGAACAAAGAGTGTTCTGCCTTATCGGTATCAAAATTATAACGACCAATATAGGTTTCAGTACCAATAGAATCGCCGGTGCGCCAGAAAGCAATAACCGGACATCCGACTACATTGTTACAAATAGTCTTATCAGGATATTGCTCTTGTGCGACAGACTTAATATTAACACTATCATAAATCGCTGCGAGAGCGTTACCAGTACCAGTATTATGCGCCAAAGAAGAATCCATATAGTCAGCTTTCAAAGTAAACAATGCTACCTTAGGAAGCTTAGTCCACTTCTCCTGCTCAGCAAGAGCTTTCTCTTGTGTAGCAGCATCCATACTATCTAATCCTTCAATTGGAATAGCAGGCAATAATGAATACTTATCTTTCTTATTCATAAAGCGTACACGTAAGTTCTTTACTGGATACGCTAATGAAGAAGTACCTTGCGCATATACAACAGCTTCAACAGGAGCATTAGCAGTACCAAAATTACGATCTGGATGCTCTGGGTCAACAAAATAACAAGGCATATAACGGAAATCTTTTTTACCGGTTGGAAGAGCACGAATAGTACCAGTACCACCAGTTTGATTTACGTATTCGCCTTTATCATTAAGAACTTTAATTGGATTACCTTCAGAATCAAGAATATTACCTTTCTTATCACCAGTAGCTAAACCACCAGTAAATACGATATAAGGAATATTACCAAGACTTTGGACTTTAGTCAAAGAAATTTCATCATTACTATTTAAAGCATCATTGTTTTCTGCAATAGCAAGACGCTCTGCAACCGTAGGGAGATCCGCCGCATAGTTATTCAAAACAATACGGTCACTACTGTAAACGCTATATACACGAACACTATAAAGATCAATGTCTCCATAAGTGGAATCAAAGATTAAGTAAGAAGGACTTTCGCTAGATGAGTCTTGAATATTGCCACTGTACTTAACCAAACCAGAAAGAACACCATTTACATAAGTGTAAATTAAGTTCGCATTAGTATTATTTGCACTATTAGATTGGATAGAGAAAGTAATATGAACACGCTGATCTTCAGTTATATATGCGCGCAAACCATTTGTTGCTGCACGTTCATCTTCTGTAAGAGCTGCATCTTCTTCTGGAGTATGATAATTAGTCTGGTCCTAAGTATTCATACAAATCTTATCACCAGTACCAACAATACCAGTATAAACTTTACCTCTATACCAAGAAGCGCCATTAATTAAAATCTGGTTAACATCACGGACATTAGAAACTTTATAGTTAATTTCAATTGTTTTACCAGTTCCTTGTGCACCACGATCATCTGTATTTTCACCAGAGAACATTGCAAAAGGAATAGTTAATTTTGCACCATTTGTCAAGTGTAAACTTGTAACAAGATTATCATCAGTAATCCAACCATTGGTGTTCCAGTTGAAATTTTCAAAATTACACTCAATATTTTTATAAGTCCAAGTTGCAGGATTAGATTCATCATTACTGCGTCCTGCCGCGCTTAAACTAAGCTGCAATGAACTGGTTTCAATTTCAGGAAGCTCAGCTTGCAAAGCAGTTACTGTAATATTTTCGATTGTTTCTGCTAAGTTATAATCATCAATAGCAACAACAAAACGCCAAGTACCAGCTTTACTTAAAATAACATTCCAAGTATGAGATTCATTATAAGTAACTGCCGCAGTTTGATCAACCATTAATTCTTCACCGCAATAAGCAGTTAAATGAACATTTGCAGTTGAACCTTCATATGCGGCTAAGTATTCAACCTGAGCGGTTTGATACTGTTCATATGTACTCTTGCCTAAACTAGCAGATAACATAGGAATTGTGGAATCGGCACTACGATAAATAAATGAAGTAGTAACCTCTGGAGAAGTTAGCCATTCATTTTCATTAATATCAGGACGTGCCGTAATCCATACATCAACAGTATAATTACCTTCAATATGAGCAGATAGATCAAGAGTGTAAATATATTCTTGGCCACCATCAACATTAGAACTAAATGGTACTCTATCAGTAACAGGATTTAAATATCCAGGGATATTCATTCTAATGTTAATATAACGCTCTGCCATAGTACTTGCGCCATAAGGACGAATTGGTAATTGCAAACTATCACGAGAAGTAACACCTAAGTTAGATGCTACAATAACACTTAAATCAATTAAGCGGATATCATTATAAACAACAGAAGCTGCATGGCTATATTCATTTACGAAACGCAAAAGAACTTTATTAGATTCGTTGATAAGGAAATAAGAAGAATATCTCTGTAAATCAACAGTAGTATATACGCCTTGAGTTACCTTACGAATCGTACCAGCATAGTTGTCATTAATAGTGACTTCAACATCAATCGTAGTATCTGGTAAAGAGTCAACAACCTTAAATCCAATAGGGATTGAATTGTTTGCGGCGATAATATTATAGTTTTGATTTGGGTCTTTTGCTACAGTTAAACCACTAGTAATTCCACCGCCGCCACCAGATCCAGCTACAGTTAATTTAGAGGTTGTAATTAAAGTATTGCGTTCATTTTCAGGATCAACGGCAACATTTAATACACGATAAAAGCACCCATCTGAATTGATAATAATATCATCAGTGCTTGGAGCCTCTTCAGTAGAACCGTTAAATTCAGCTGGGAAATTAAAAATGAATGTATTACTTTCGGTTTCTTCAACGGTAAAATCTCTAACTCCGAAATAAATACCGCTGCTACCGCCAAAAGCATAACGATCTTCATATGAATTTCCATGAGGATCTGTAAAGTCACAATCTAAATAAATCTTCTTTGTATCAACTGCAAAAGAAAGACGACCATCTTCAAGACTTAATGCCTTAATATATTGATCGCGTCCTTTCATTAACTGTAATACAGAGTTATCAGTTGTACTCATACAATTTTGCTCCTCCTTCTCTTAAAAATAGGAGGGTCATAAGACCCTCCCCTATTTCATATTTATGGATTTGGATCAAAAGAAATCCAAGTCAAATGCTATTCAAGAGATTCAACAGTGTCAGATAAATTTTCTAAATTATTAGCAACAGTAGTGATATTACTTTCCGCTGTTGTCATTCTGTTGCCAAGCCCATCAATACGAGCTCCTAAAGCAGTATCTGCTGCTCCACGAGCACTTGCTTCTTGCGCGACTTGATATGCGACAGACCCTTCAGTCTGATCACTACCAGTTAAAATACCAACATCATCTTCAAGATCTTCTACCCTATTAGTTAAACTAGAAGTAGCATTTGCAATTTTATAATCAACAGACCCTTGAGTTGTACTATCACCATTTAAGGTTGTAATTTGCCCCTAAATGGTAGTAATATTTCCTTGCGCAGTAGTAATATTACCCTCCGCGGTGGTCATTCTAGTTTTTAAACTATCAATATTATCTTCTGCATTTTCCATACGATTTTGAAGATTTGATACATCACTACCTAAATTAGTAATTTGGGTATTCATAGAAGCTGCAGAATCAGCATGAGTGCTAATCCAATCAGAAATTTCTTTTAAAGTGTCAAAATCATTTGGAGCATTAGCTACAATCGCTGCGATGGCATCATCAACGGTCTTTTTGACAGAACCAACAGTGCCATCAGTTTTATTTAATAAAGTAATTGCTGCGGTATTAGCGCTTACGTCATCACTTAAGTCTTCAACATCGTTTTCAAGATCTCCAATACGAGTAGTTAAACCAGTATCTTCGCTCTCTCTTGCTGTACGCTCCGCTGCAATTAAATTAAGAACAGAACCTTCAGTATTTGCATCACCATCTAATTTGGTGAGGACTGTTGTATGTCCACTAACAGTATCTTGTAAATTTTCAATATCATTCTCTATACCACTAACTTTGGTCTTTAAATTTCCAACGTCAGTTTTTAAAGTTCTGATTTCATCAGCAAGAGCTTTAAATGTAGTATATTGTGTTTCAGATCCAAGCAACGCCGCAGTAGCTGTCGCAACAGCATTAAGAATAGAACCTGCTGTATTAGCATCGCCTTTAAACATCGCAATGTCTGCCGCAGCGGAAGTTTTGAAATCTTCAAGATTTTCTACTCTTGTTTTTAATCTATCAAGCTCTTCTGTAGTAGCTACACTAGCTTTTGTAACAACAAGACGTAATGTACCATCGTCAGCAACAGTTGTCGTAATATCAGTCACAACATTACCTGTTGGGCTGCTATTAACTCCGACAACGCCGGCTTTATTAATCTGAACCCAAGAATTGCTAGTTGAATTCCAACGAGCTAAGATATTGCCTGTTTTTACATAATAAAGCGCAGTTTCATAAGCATGACCAGTGGCAGGTAAATCATTAACAGTATTAACTGGAATGAAATCACCAAGACGGATACGTTTTGTACCATTGTCTATATACATTGCACTTTCATCAGTGGTTACATATATAGTACCATCTTGTACTTGCGCAGGCAAATTCGCTAATAAACCACGTTTAAACTGAATATTAGCTGGCATTTATATTACTCCTTTCTTTAATTATTCTTCTTCGTCAATAGACTCCCAAACATACTAACCATAATTATTAATCATGTATGTTACATAATCTTCGACATTATTATAAGTATGGCCCTCTGGATCGGTATAGACAGATTGCCCACCAGAAGAGGAAACTGTAACCCAACTTCCAGTTGCATTTAAGAACAATTGTGCCTTCTCTGCCGTAGTTAGCGTACTAGCAGCAACAGGAACAAGTCCAGAAACAGTTCCATTAAATAAAGGAATAATTGAGTCAGCATTATTTGCAAGCTCTGCATAAATACCCGTAGCGGGAACATTAACTAAATCACCAGTTTCAGGATCAGTTGTAGAACTTGCTTTATGTCCAATTAAACTTTCAAGATCGGCTGTAGTTGCATAACCATTTAAATCAACGAAAGGACCTAATTCAATCCAGTCAGTTCCATTCCAAGCGTATTCTTTATCACCTACTTGATAAACATCGCCCTCAGAAGGATTACTGATTAAATCTAAGTCTGTAGTCGTTCCCTAGAAGTGGAATGCACTAGCTGCGGCAGATTGTAAATTTGCAAGAGCAGTTTGTAAATTACTAACTGTTCCCTCTAATGTAGTTACTCGTGCCGCAATAGGATTAGAAGATGTGTCTCCAATGAGAACCCATCCATCTGTGCTTGAAGCATAAACAAAAGCTAAAGCACTACCATCACCATTTCTTACAACAGTAATGTCGCCCTTAACCACTGGAGACGCTCCGACAATAGCAGCAATAGCATCAGCATCTGTCTATTCTGCTTGTCGTGTACCAATATATACATGAGCTTGTCCAAAAGGAGTTTCGCCACGATACAACTCATTTGTATCAAGCAAGAAATATAAAGCATTATTTTGTTTGGCTTCAAGAGCAGCATATTCCGCAGCGGAACCAAACTTAAATAAAACTTTTTGATTCGGCATTATCTCTTCACTTCCTTTCAAACTAAGTATCTGTCTCTTTATAAGATAAAAAATAAGCCCGAATACTTAACGCATTCGGGCCAATAGTATTTATTAAGTTGCTGTATAACTTCGAGTATCTTGTCCAGTTGTTACTAAACCATATTTAGTCTTTTCTATTGTTAAAGTATATGTCCCAGTTGCAGTTGGTCTATAGGTTGGAGTTGTTGAGCTCGTTAAATTGCTCCAGCCTTCACTGTTCCATCTATATCTATAAGTGGCTGCTGAATCCCAATTCTGAACAGACCCTTGTATTCCACCATCAAAAAGTGAAGTACTGACTGCCGGAGGGGTAAGTGCTGCGCTGACAGCAGTAGCAGCAGCTTCTATAATATCGTTAACAGTTGTACCACTATCTTGGACTGTATGCCCGTTATTACCCCAAGTAACAATATTGTTCGCTACAGCAGTTGCAATACTATCAATTTGTCTAGTATTAACAACCTTATTTAAACCAATAGTCTCAGCAGTAATATTATGAGGGTTGCTTGCAGTAGTATGAGTATTAATCGCACTTTCAATTTTCGCAAAAGCACTATTAATGCTATCTGTTTCTTCTATCCCTGTTGTAGCCAATGCAGAGATCCCTGTTAATGCGAGAGATCCAACATTAGATCTTGATACAGTAAAAGCACCAGATGAACTGCTTAATGTTAATCCAGTAATTACATTGCCTGTACCTGTATCTGAAAGTGAACAAGTTGGAATAGTTACTGTTGTAGCATCTAGCGCGGTGATATGACCAGCTTGATCTGTAGACATATAAGGGACATTAAACGTCATACCAAACTAACTTGTTGGAATTGAAGAGGTTCCTACATTAGTTTTAGTGCCAAGACCATTTAAAGCATGTCCAATAGTAATCTTTTTATCATTCGCTCCAGCGATATTAATCCACTTATTGCCGCCTTCAATAGCAAAACTATCGACATAATTTGCTGCTGAAAAACTACTAGTATTACCAGTTATAGCAGTAGCTGCAGAACTATTACCGGCTGTTACGGTTTTAAAACCATAAGGCAAAGTATAGGCAGTAGTAGATCGAGCAGTTATATGTCCTGCTTCATCCTAAGAAAAATTATAAATGATAAAAGTTCCTGTCGCGCTATTAAAATCGACTCCAGCATTTGGAGTAGTCTAAATATTCTAAATTAAATGCGCTATAGTAATTGTATCATTTTCCGCATTGCCAGCGAATCTAATCCATTTATTGCCCGCTGCCAAAGTAGCAGTATCTACTTGCGTATCAGCTACAATAGAAGTGGTATTAGTAGTAATATCAGTTACAGCTGTCGCATTACTAATTGCAATGGTTTTAAAGTTATACGATAAAGTTAAAGTCCGTTTAGTCTAAGAACGAATATGCCCAGCTTCATCCCAGGTTAATTCATAAGTTACAAATGTTCCGCTATTATTTAAATCAGTTGTCACAGTTTTTGATGTATCAATACTACGAACTAAATGCCCAATAGTTAATTTATCATCTGCAACATCTGATGTCCCACTCGCCGCAAGTTTAATCCAAGTATTGCCTGAATTAATAGTTAATGTGTCTTCATTATTATCTGCCACCATAGATCCATTTACGGCGTCTAAATTATTAACAGCATCAGAAGAGCCCGTAGTGACTTGAATGGTTTTAAACATGCGCAAATCTTTAATGCGCTCATCAACAGTTTCAGTTCTATCATTTAAGATATAAGCTAAATCTGAAATTGAATCCATGTTTGCGGCTGGCGTTGACTATGTAGAATGCCCATTTGTTGCAGAAGTTAATGCTGCTAATACGCTAGGATTACGACCATATAATTCACGTAAAATTGTATCATAAGATTCTAATTTAGTAGTTAAACGTTCGGTACCAGATTGGCCCAACTAAACATCTGCTGCATGAATCAAAGCAAATGTATTACCATTCTTTTGAGTTAAACCTGCCGCCAATAATACTGTACCATCATAAGTACGAGGTTTTGCTCCGTCTACTCCTTGAACTTTACTGTAATCATAAGGAGTAGTATATAAATTTTTATTAAATACATTATTTAAAGTAGCCATTTATATATCCTCCTTAACTTAACACAACAGATGTAGATCCAAGATTCTTATTTGAACTCTGCCAAATAGTATATGAAGCAGTTTCATTATATTCATTAGTAAAATTGATATTTCCTAAATTATCAAAACCGCCTTCAAAACCGCCAACCTTAAATATTGGACGCGCCCATGATGCAGGACACAAATAATAAATATGCTCTGTAGCGCCAGCATTAACAGAAATAGTTTTACTTATTTTTGCAGTTGCAAGAATACTGCTGAATGAACTTAGATTAGTGCTCAACTTACTAAAACTATTTAAATTAGCAAGAGTATTATCATCACCGACGCCCCAATAGGCGCGATACGCCCAAGTTGCTTTTACACTTGCAGTTTTAGTTACATCTCTTTCGTCTGTTACACTCAATGTCCAAGTTATAACTGTGCTAACAGTTTTACCAGTAATTGCATTAGAATCTGTTACCGTATTAACCGCGCTTGCATCATATTCAGCTTTATTAGTAACATAATAATTTTTCTCAAAAACCGCTGAATTAGGAGTATAAACTGTTACTCCATCACTACGTGTAATTTTTAAATCTTGACGAGGACCTTTATTTAAAGTATATGATAAAGAAATATTATTTAATCCTTTACCAGCTTCAATTAAAATATTATTACCACTCTATTCAGCATCAGAACTAGTGATCTTAAATGAATTAATCATCTGTTCAACATACTGGATATCTGCCATTTCATGTTGCATTTTTTTAATTGCTTCTCCTAAAGTATCTGTTGCAGTTACTGCATGCAAACAACTATTTCCATAATAGCCCTGTTTTGCAGTTCCATTAACTGTATAATTAACATCAAAATATCTATCTGATGCAGTATTATTATAACTTAAGTCTAATGTATCAAGAGTATAAGAAACAGTATAACGCCAATTTCCTTTATTATCTAATAATAAGTTACCTAAATTATTATTAATAATTTGCGGTACAATATCATTATATGGAAATTTAGTTTCTGCCATAGTAATTTTACCAGTGTCCGCAGTTGTAATGACAAAACGGTTTTTGGCAAGATTCATATCTACGTTTTCAATCATATCACGCGCGCGATTAATCATACCAATCAAAGTACGATCATCGCGTGAGTCTTCATTACTTAAATTAAGACCGACGATACGATTTACTAATGCAATCGCTCCACGCACTGTAGATGGAGATCCAAAACTTAAATCATTTACTACTGCTTCTTGTCCAGTATTTGGACGACCAACAGGTTTTGTAGCTTGATATACTTTAGTAAAGCGGAAATGAGGAACTTCTGGATTATTATTATAATAAGCCTCTCTACGATAATACTGAGTCCCAGCAGGAAGAGCAGATTTATTTGCGACTTTATATGCGCCTACAGTATCATCAAACCAGTATTCGCCATTTGCGTCTTTAGTCCATATGTTTGTATAAGATGGTAAATAATAACTTCTTATATTGTCATCTCCACCAGTATGAGAATCTTGGTAAAGCATCATTTTATTAAAGCGCATAGTATTACCTGCGCTAGTACCAATACCATAATAAATATCTTCATCCGCGGTATATTGCAAATGATTCGCAATCGCATGAGCTTTTTCTATTGCAACAGTATTTTCACTTGTGCGCTAAGTTAATGCTTCATTACCTAAACTATAAGTGCGACCAATTAATGCAGTCATCGTATTGGCGCGACCAAAAATACTATCAGAGTCAATAGTACAATTAGCTTGATTACCAAAATCTTCTTGCAATAATTGTAATAAACGCTATTCAGTAAACATTGCATTCCAAACTTTAGCAATAGCATTACCAATACCAGGTAAATGAATATACCAAGAATAAGTATCATTCGCAGTTACACCATTAGTTCCAACTGCTGCGTTTTGTTCTCCATAATATTTTTGCCCGCTTGATTTAAAAATGTAATTAATTGCATTTTTTGGCTCTTCTCCATTTTCAGCTTTGCGCAAATAGTTGCGGTCCATAGTAAAGCCTAAGTCATTCCAGAAAATATCTCCATGGCCTTCTTCTTCCCAAGTCTCCCAAGTAGTTCCACTATTTTTATATTCGCCAGTTCGATAAGTAATATCGGCATCTGTCTCAATAGCATATTCTCTTTCAGGAGTTAATCTTGGTGCTGCAACGCTACTTCCTAAAGTATGAATTTCATGACCAAAAACCGCTGGAGTGTGCATATAATAATCTAATGTTGTGCTATTGCCATCAAAGTACGGAGAAATAGGCTTAGTATTTGGTGGATCAATTACCAAATGGAAATTAGGAACTACTGTATTAAGTTCAGCTATCATAACATAACGATAGTTGCCAGTAGTAGTATCTACATGCTTCATCCAAACAGTAGAGTCATATCCACGTCCATAATTAGTAACATCTGTATTATATGCCGCGGCAAATGGACTTGCATTTGCGGCAGTATATGGCTAATAATTTAATTCGTTAGATGACCCAGTAGAAGTACAAATATAAAAGCTATTCGCGCTATTCTTCTAAAATAAATCTTGATAAATTTGGCCTTCGACTTTAGTTAATAAAGTACTAATATCAACTTCTGTATTATCAACAATTGCACCAGAAGGAGTGGTTTCATGAGTAAAATGTACATCACCATAAAACTCGCCATCATAATAATAGCCAGTAATAGGTGGTTCATCATACTCAATTAAAACATAACGTCCGATAAATACTCCATCAGTAGCACATTGACTATCCATCATAGTGCGAGTTTTATAAACTCTATCGAAAGTGAATGCAGTTCGATTCGAAGCTGATATATTACCATAGAATCCTGCCATTGCACTCACTCCGTTTCATATATAAAATCAATAATAATATAAGCATTTTGGTTATTGCCTATTGTTTCAAGAGAACCATTATCAAACATGATACTGGTAATATTGGCAAGACCTTCAACACTTAATTCATAAATACCAGTAGCGCCTACTACAATAGGAGTTTCACTAGCATTTAAATAAAATTTGGTTCCTGGTAAAGTCTACACACCAAGTTGTACAATGGGATATGTGCGCGGAAAGGCTGTGCCATTCCGCAACATATCCAAAGTCAAGGTGGCAGGATAATTGTTTTTTACGCCAGGACCAAACCAACGAATTTGACCAACTTGCTTCGCCATTATCCTTTTCCTCCTTAAATAATTCTATCAACTGCGCGATTTGCAGTAATAGACATCATTCCATCATGCTAAAGCTATATACTAAACGATTTAATTAAGTATTCTCCGTCAATACCGCTTTGATTATCATGAACTCTAATACGAGTATTTGGTTCTAAATAATAAATTGGAATTGCTGAGATAGTAACTGTTTCTTGATAATATGTCGCATCATATAACATAGAATCTAAAACTTCTTTAGCGCTTTTCCCCTACGCACTCATTTTAAAGTAATCTGAAAAAGGAGGTACAAGATTAATACGAGCATATGCAAGATTTTCTTCTCCTTTAACAGGTTCATAATCTGTACTTACAAATAAGAGCTAAGGAGTCTCTCTAAAGTATATGGCTTTAACATCTTTATCATTAACAGATTTTGAACGACGACCAATCGCTTCTACCGAATATTGATAAAGATTCATATCTCCGCTATCCTAATCAAAGAAATCAATCCAGAAAAATAATGATTCTGGTTCGACAAAAGAGATTGTATTATTCGATGAGTTCCATTTTACATATTGCGGATTCCAATATCCATTTTGTTCCCATTCTGCATAATCATCTACTGTGTTATCTGTATACTCCATTCGCCCATCGTCGGTCTAATTCGTTGTCCCATTATCATTATAAACAGTTTTAACTGTTTTCTAAGTACGATATAAATGCGGCCAAAATTCTAACATATCGGTAAAATAAGCATCATAACCAGTATTAAAAGTATCTTGCCAAGCATCTAATTCACTTTGAGTTTTGTCTATATAATTTGATGATTTAAATTCATTTAATAATGCTTCTTCCAACTCTTGATTACGAATAATCTCAGGAAGTGGCATATATTCATCTTCATCATAAGTTGTATCATCTGGGACTTCAATAACTGTTGTAACATATTCATCCCAAGTACGAACCGTTTGTTTTGTAGTAGTATAATAAGTATGAAGTTGATTCCGAATTTCATCAATAATTACCAACAACTAATTTAATGATTGCGGCTATGTATAATGTTTACCAGGGAATAACATAATACTTATATCAAATAATGAACTAGATACTACACTAAACCCATATGAATCTCTACGACCAGTAGTTATACCAGTTAATCCATAAGCACGACCGACTGCATTTAATACAGAGCGTTGCGCTCGACTTAATTGAACATCAAAATAATCATCATCCCAAGAAAAGTCAAATAGCTCTAATGTTTTACGTTTAATATTTTCATCATCTACATAATTTAAAGTGGTTAACATATTAAAAATCATACCATTATCATATGAATAGCCATTTCCATCATGTCGAATTGTAGAATCTGCCCATCCAGTTTGAGTAATCGCATAATTAGCTGCGGCATATTCTGGACGAGTGCCTTCTGGATATTGCCCAGCCAAATCATTATTAACAATCTATGGATCTACTAAAGCCATTTGAGCTAATGCAATTTTAATATAACTACTAAACATTTCTAAAACGAATAAATACTATTCAACTTCCTAAGCCGGCACATCCATTGGCTCATATTCATCTGTGCCTACAGTAATTTTTACTTCACTTTTTTCATAAGCTGGTGTTTCAACAATTTCTGATCTCGTAACTTTTTGCACTACTGTTTCTAAATGTGTACCAACAGGAGGCTTAACACTATCATCAGGTTTTTCAATTTCACCAGAGATAACAGGATAAGTTTGTGCCAATGAATAGTCATATCCTAATTTTGCATTCATTTCGGCTAATTGAGATTCTGTTAATTGTAAATTAATTTTATTTACATCTGGGCCATATAAAAAACGCTTATTTAAAATAGCTTGCTCATATTCTTCTTCACTCGCTAATGCGACAAATTCCTATTTAAGATCATCATAATAATAATAGTCTTTATAAGATGCCGCATTTAAAGAATCATAATCATAATGAAAACGTAATGCTTTTTCATAAGGAGCTAAAGCTTCACCAATAATGCCCTTTCCTATTGCTTGTACATAATTGGTTTGTGTTTTTAAAGCCTATATCAACCCAGCAATTTTTTCTCTCGCGGCAAGATTATCTCTTGCCATCTAATAGATTAATTCACGCCAATCATATTGCCCGCCAACAGAATAAGACTAATATGGTTTTTGTTCTAACAAACTATAATAAACTTGCGGCTTATGGTCAATAGCATAACGTAAATGAATTGGAAGAGCTTTCCCCCCAACACCAGTTAAATTGCCCCAAACTGCAAAATCGTTTTTAATAACATTAATCTACGGTTTATTCTAAAAACTTTCAATTAAATAACCATCAACAAAATCATAAATACTGTTACTACTATTAGCGACGCTATCATAATAAGTTTCATTATCATTTACAATAGCATTTGTCCAAGTTGAATTAAAATAAATTCGTTTACGCTAAAAGATAAATCTACCGTTAATGTCATAAAAATATTCAAACTCTCCAAGCATTTTAACTATTTTATCAAGCATTTCTGTGATAGTACCACCAATAGCAACAGTTAATTCTCCAGTATAAGTAATATCTGTCGCACGATAGCCAGCTGTAGTATTTATTTCATTAGGGTCTACCCGTTTTAATAATACATACCAAACGCCACCGTATAAGATTGGTGCTAAATTACTGGTTACTCCTTGTGCTTCACAAGCTGCTTCAAATAAACCTTCACGAGGATCTGAGCCAGAACCAAAAAGTATTTGAGTAGATTCAGCTTCTGTAAATACTGGAGTTCGAGTTTGTTGTACACCAGAAAATGTACTTCCGCTACTACCAGTAAAATCCCAACTAATGCCATCTAAATATTCTGTAACTTCACTATCTTCAAACTAATTAAAGATATATAAAATAGAGTCATCAGCAATATAATCTAATAATTCTACACCGCAAGTGTCTAAATCATTAATTACAATATTACGATACGGTTCTTGAGCATATTGATGGACAGCTTCTCTAATAATATCATAAATTGGGATTAAATCTTTAGTCACACTACCATCAGAATGAGTTGTATAAATAGTACTAAATTCATGCGCCGCAAATAAATTACCAGATATATCTCCATTGATAAGACACATCTTATCTTTACCCTAAATAGTGATAGTATATCCGCTATTATTTAAAGTAGAACTAAAACTACTAATAACATACATTCCCTGCGGGAACCATATTATATCTTCATATCTTGGATCAATAGTATTCCGCAATCCAAGTTCAACAGTAAATTTAGTATTTAAACTCCAAGAGATTTCTTCAATTTGTACTTGATTTGTAATTAAAGTAATATTACAAGTACGACGGACCTTAGAAGAACCATCTACATTAATCGAACCACTAACTACATTACCAGTAATTTCTGCTACAGATTCTTCGTCCCAGTTAAGAGAAATGATTTTAGCAAATACTTCTTTATTACGATGCTAATCTAACTTAATTAAAAAATCTTTGTCTAACAAAGCAAAAGTATTACTTAAAGCCATTTACTCACCCCCCAAAACGAGGCTTACCCATTTTACCAGAATCTTCATAAATTACTCCTTCATTTTTAGAAGAAGTGGGCTTTGTAGTTGATGTTGAAGTTTGATTAATTTTATTTATATCTACACCTTCAAGTTCTAATACTGCTTTTAACATTGATAAATAATTATCTCGCACAGAACTATATTCAGCATAAGTAACAAAAGGTCCATTATAACTATGATCTTTACTATATGTACTATAACTATAAGGTACCCAAATATCCTATCCAGTAAAAGCAGTCCGCTCTTCACGAGTCAAACGATCAAAATGCTGAGTGTTTTCATTCCAAACAAAATATGAATTATCTTCATACATTCCATCTGGCACATTATTTACTAAAGCTTTCGCGCCCTCAGTAATATTAATCAACTATAACTAGTACGCTGCATAATCGCGCGCAATAGCGTTATATTGTTTCCAAGCATTATACAAACTTTCGTTAAGCCCAAGAGCAACCTATTTAGCTTTGTCTCCTTCTTCAACACCATACGTTAAAGTTAAGAGTTGATAAATAAAAATAGGTTGTACTTTAGTGCCCCAAGCCATATAAGTTGGTACCCAAGATGTTGTAGGAACATGATAAGAACCAGTTTCTGCGATATCAATAATCTCATTGTCTAAGCAAATTTGAGTAGGAGACAATCTATATAATGTTCCATCTGGCTATTGAACTGGGACATAAGGCCGTCCATTATTAAATTCATATAAAAGATTTGCATCTGCATCAAAGATATAATAAATATCTGTACCAGGGACAGTAAACATAGCATTATTTACAAATAAGTCTCTACTACTTCTAGTGCCATATGGCAATACGCTTGAACTACTTTCAGTTTCTTTAGTATCTTTATCTTGTTCAAATTCAATACTCCAAACTCGAACTGCTCTATCTAATAAATAAGTTGATACTCGCTCATTAAATTGATCAATCGCATTTTTTTCTCGTGGAGTCGCACTAAAATGGTAAGTCTCTCCAAAAGCTTGTAATGATCCAATTTCATATACCATATCACTTAAAGTAAAATCCATAGAAACAATACCACGTATCTAATCTTTTAAAGTAGAAATAGTATCCATATAATTATTACCAGTCATAGAAGAACTAACTCCTAAATATGATGGACAATGTACTACATCACGTTGTACAATTTTAGTTACCCCATCAAATACAGTTGAGTCTCTAGTCCAAGTACCAACCGTAACCTATCCAGGCATATCCTTCCATACATTTAAAAGTTTAAGATTAGATACTGCACTATCTTCATCAAACTAGATTTCATATTGACCAGTTGCGCCAACAAGATAATTAGTTACACCATCATAAGTAAACCAAACTTCGCGGCCAGACATTCCAGCGTCTCGATAATCTGTACTAACACAATCTTCAAATCGAATATACTAACATTTATTACCTTTAAGAAGATTGGTATTTTTAAATTCTTCAATAGCCTTATTTAAAGTTTCTTCTGACACATTAGTTAAATCAGAAGAACCTTGAATAACAGAAATCAAAGTATTTAAATAGTCCGCAAAGTTAATAACGCCAAATCTAAAAGCAAGAGTCGCATCTTTATCAACAGATAAAAATCCATACTCTCCTAGCTTAGAAGGAGAATAAGCATCAATTTCATCAGCTGTACAAGAGAAAGTATGAATCATGCGCGAAAGCGTATCATTTGGAACTAATGAAACATTTGATAAACGCACAAGATAATTACCTTCTCCTGGACTTCTAAATAACTTAATATTACCGTCGTTAAGCCAATTCAGAACTTCTAATTTAAAACGACGTTCATAAGCAATATTATCATCAATAATATCAGTAGTATTGCTCCACCATTTATCCATTTTTAAATCTTCTGTGCGGCTAAGGAAAAATTCATTTTCATCACTTAAATAAGAAATTAATCCAGATATAGGAAACTCTTTATATTCTACATTACCATTTCTAAAGAAGAATGGATATTTACTTCCTAATGTATTTTTCTTAGTATCTTGAATAACAGTTTTAAATGAAGTAATTTTAGGATTAAAACGAATTTTTAACTGCCGTTCACCGTCATATAAAAAAGCATCTTCAAATACTACATATACATCAGGCGCATACATGCGCGTAGAATAAATATCATAATTGTTAAATTGCTAGATAGAATAACGATATGTTTGTCCTTGTTCAACAGTAAAATCATGAAAAACTGCGTTAGCCGGTAACATACCAGTTAAATTAAAAGTAGCAATTTGAGTTTGAATAGTAAAATCTTCTGCGCTAGAACAGCGAGAAATCATAAACATACCATTATAAGTAAGTTCAGTTTTATTCGGATCATTTGGTTTTAAAAACAAGTCTACACAGCCATTATCATAATCTAACTGCGCAATAAGATGCGCATCAATTTCAGGGACAACAGATGAACCACCTACAATAATATAAAGAGGTCCATTTACCTATAAACCATTCTAAGTAATAACTGAATACTATAAACGATAGCGTTCATCATCTTGGCAATTATAATTTAATATAAAACTATCAGTAGATTCATATTGCGCATCATCGGTGTTAGCATTATGAACTTGCCAATCTGTTGTAGTTAATACTTTTCCCGCAGTATCATATAATGTAAAACGGTATTGATAACATTTTTCAGAAGGATCATTAATATTAGAATAATGTCCAACATAATATGTAACATCAATATTCGCACTATAACGATTTAATCCTAGACAAGAAACAGATGGATATGCAGTACATTTAACAATACTAATTGTAGAATAATAGCCTATATTACTTGCATCTGCTGCATCAATATAGGCTAACTAAATTTTATAATATTTTCCGAGATTAATCCCTTTAATATTGGTTAAATCAAATTCTGCATAACTATAACTTGTAGAAACGCTGTAAACAGTAGCATTTACTCTTCCCAATTCAATATCTGTTTCGCCATCACGGATTCGTAATTTTACTCCTCCAACTTCAGAAGCAGTAACTAATTTATTAAATGAGAAGGGGACTGTTAAAATATAGCTCCCTGTTTCTGAAACATAAAAAGGAGGAGTTGTACCCGCTAAAACTGGCGGGTACAACTTCATAGTAGCCATAATTAGCCCTCCTCGTCAATAATAAGCTCCATAGCTTCAAGCTGCTTAGGCGTGAAATTCAAATCCTCAATCAAAGATACAGGGATCATACGCAAGGCGACATCAGCAGTAAACTTATTAAGTTCTGCACGAGCCTCTTGACATTCCTGCTCTTTACCTTCAATAATCTTAAAGATGCCAGGCTCAGTTTGGATAAACTGGCCATTTTCATCTGTCTGTAAATACTTCTGCGCGAATGCGCGCTCTTGTTCAATATAAAACTCAGTTTCCTTAGCAAGCATTGCACTGTTTTTTGCAATCAAAAGGCTAAGCTTGAAAGGAAGTTCCTTATCCTTTAAAGTATCGAAAACCTCAGTAAGGTCATTAATCTGTCGAAAATTAAGTTCCATAAAATAATCTCCTTTTTCTCTTTATTAAGTTGATGGTGTTGTAGGAATAGCAGAAGTTTTAATTTTAATTGTTGTAGACCCATTATTATTGGTTCTATCATAACCATCATATTTTTGTCCAACAGTACCATTATTAATAGTAAGAGTAAACGTACTGGTTGTTGAATTAATTTTTCGCTCTGCTAATATAATGCTACCATCATAAATACGAGCAGTAATATCTGCTCTAGTTACCGTACCATTACTCCAACTTAAAGCTCCACCAGTTAAAGTTAGTGTTAAAGTTTTAGTTTTAGTACCGGTAAAAGAAGTACCATTATCATCTAACGCAATAGTACAAGATGTACTCCCAGCAGTGCTTTTAAGCGAGAGGCCCTTAAACCACGTCGTATCTTTCATATCAAAAGATGCCTCATCCGACGTGGTTTTATTAAAATCCGCATCACCTAGAGTTAATGATACTGTTGATCCACTTATATTGAATGTGGGTTTATGAGTATGCTTTAATGAAATATCCGCACTAGATGAACCAATCTTATAAGTTAAAGTTCCAGCACTAAATTTCATACCTGAAACTCTTGAATTGATACCGTCTACAAGATAAGACAATGCTTGATTTATACGTAAATTCGCACCCAAGCCTAATCCTGCAGCAACACCTGTTAAATTACCCATACCTCCACTAATAGTACCAAAACTAGCTCCAACAGGAATATCAGTTCCATTAAATTCTAAAACTGTTGTTCCACTACCAGGAGTAGATTTTCCAGTAATGGTATTTCCACCATCACTATCTGCGCCACCAGTAACTCCAAAAGTAACATAAGGTAATTTTAATTGTAACTTAGTACCTATGCCTAAAAAACTATTACCAGCACTTGCAGTAACTCCAACACCACCGTATAAAGTATATCCATTTAATAAATTGCCCATAGCACCGCCAAGAGCGTTACCACCGCCATAGGCACCGCCAGAGCCTCCTGAAGATCCTCCACCAACAGATTTGATCTATGCGGCTAACATATTTACCATTTCCCAAACCCAAGATTTAGTCGCCAATTCATCGCCTTTTACTTTAATTTCATTACAATAAATTGTTCCAGAATTAATATTATTAGCAGAAATTAAATCGCCCCACATATTCCATCTACGAGTAGTAGTGCCTAATGTAGCACGAGTAATATTCTAATCATGCAAAAAAGCAGTTCCTGTTGGGAAAAATACTAATCCATAATCATCAGAGGTTACTGGAGTTACTGACATTGTATCTGTATAAATGGTTTCTGCATTAAGATCTTGTATATGATTAATAATAGCAGTCAAAACATTTTCAATACAAGTAGTTAATCTATCAGTACTATATAAAGACAAAACAATATTTTGTAAAGTGGTTAAAGAAGTATTTAAAATACTTTCTGTTAATTGTATTAAATTAACAGATTGCATAATCTTAAAAACTTGCTATGCTAAATGTTCATGATCATTTACTTTATCTAAATTTGTAATAAAAATAGTGCGTAAATTATTAATAGATGAAAGTTCTGCATCAATCTAATTATTAAATTGAGCTAAATGTAACTCATTGACACTATTATCAATAATATCATTAGCAATTTCTATGCCATTATGATTAATCACTGTTGTTAATTGATTCTTTACATTAGTTAATAAAGTTTCTAAATTATTATTATTATATGTTTCATATACTGTATTATACTAATCGTAATCATTTGCTGTTACTGTAATACTTCGAGTTTCTACTACAAGAGTATATTGAATAGTCGTTGTTTCTTCTCCATTATTATCAATTATTAATTCTTGTTCCATTTGAGGCAAAATAGCATAAGTAGAATTAATAGTATATGTATTTGTTCTAGTATTATATTCAACATTATTGCGTGTAAATGTTTCAATCTAACTATCAGTAAAAGGTGTTGTTGATGTATATTCTTTACTTTCAGTTAATGTTGTACTTAAAGTGTTTGTCCAACTTAAATAAGCATCAGTAAATCTGATCCAATCATATCCAGCGTTATAAAAATCCATATAATCAGAATATAGTTTTGTAACCGCAGTTTGTAAATTCCTTACTGTATTATAATAATTCTAATATTCATCGATTTCTTCTTGATTAGGATTAGGCTAATCAGTGCTAATATCATAAACAGTACCTTTTTCAACAGTTAAGCCATCATCTAATAAACCAGTTACAATAGAAATACCAATATTTTCATTATTACTATCATTACGACCCGAATCAAAAATTTTAAATTCATTTGGATTTAATAATGACTATCCAACTACTTGAATATTAGAAGTCTAACTCCAAGTATCTTCAATACCAGTTAAAACAGCATCTGTTGCACTCTTATAATAATATTTATATCTTGCGCCACTAATTTTTTTAGTAATCTATTGATTTTCTGTATAAACACCAAGTAAATTACTAAAATTATCTTGTACATTTGTAATACCCTACAACCAAAATCCGCCAAGATTTAAAGTTCCTCCAGCAGTTCCAGTTAAACCATTCACTGCCATTAAAGAGATAGTACCATCACCATTAATTACTGTTGCGCCCTTACCAAAAACTAATTTCTAATTTTTAGCATCAATTATAATAGAATGGTAAATATTTGCATTCGCGCCATCTGGTGGGTCAATATGCTCTGGATCATCAGGATCATAAGGTACAGTTCGCAATGAATTTTTATCAATTATCCATCCTCCGATATTACCTTTAGTAGATAATAAAGTACCATCCATCCGTACTCCAAATCGAATTTCAGCATCACCTGCATAAATTGCGAATCCACCACGAGATCCAATATATGCTTCATTATAAACAATTGGGCCATCATTAATACCATTTGGCAATAACTAAATTGTTTTATTCTTAATAGGAATAATAGTAGATAAATCAGTATCATCAATTTGATTACTAAAAATCTAATTACTTATTCCCGGATCACCTAGATATATTATACCAGAAGAATTTTTCTATGTCAAGCCAAAATCTCCAATATGCCAAGGTGAAGTTGAACCAATTGTGCCTGCGCGAGCAGTTAAATATCCTTGCCAATTAACGCTAAATAAAGGTTTAGTATTCGGTGAATATCCAGCAAAAATAGCATATTTATTAGCATCATTCAAAATAACTTCATTAATTCGTTTATCTTTTATCTAATCTAAAGAATTAGCAAGATCATCATATAAACTATTACAATCTTTTATATCTTGATTATATTTAGCATCTAATTGCTTTTTCTTTACATAATACTCATCATAATTACTATTTTCTTTTAACCAAAGAGCACCTGCGGCAAGCATTTCATCATACTGTCTGGTATAACCATCTAAATGATAATTATAATACGCTCGTGCCCATTGAGAAAAATCTGTTAACCAAGCAACAGACAAACACTCATCATGACTAGTATCTAAAACGGTATGCAGATATGAAGGAGCTCCAAAAGCTTGCCACTATGCCATCCAAGTTTCATTAGAATCTTTCCCGCCATCTGACGAACCATAATATGTATTAGCAATATAAGTACATTCTTCGCTAAATAAAAATGGCTGTGTATTAAATGATTCAATACGCATTCCCTTTCCAGAAGTATTATATTCTTGATGTACATGAAGTGTTGTTTTATCAGCGCTCTAAACATCTACGTAATAATAAATCCGCGTGCTATTATCATTGCCATAAGAATCTGACCATAAAGCATTAATTACATAACGACAAGCAGTTTGAGCACCGCCTATATATGCGAGACTAGGCTACCCATTTCGCCAATGAAAATGCGTACCAGTTCGCTCTTCTTTTGAGAAATACTCAATTAATAAAGATTCTAATAATTCTTTAGATACCATATCTCCATCAGTTTTAGATATCGCTTCATTAATAGCTAAAGATACGTTATCTGCCCAAGCAGCTTGCATATAATAATGTTCAGGATCATACTAAAAAATATGCGTATAATATGATCCTATAAGATTACGTAATTTTTGTAAATAATTTAAATATAAAAGGGTTAAATCCCGTTCACGTTCTCTATCTAATATGCTTTTTTTAATATTAATTTCTGTATTTAACTATGTTAATTCACTTAGATCATTTGTAGAATACCCTAAATACATGTAACGACTATCTAATAAAGTATCACCAGTATGTTTTTGATATAATCCTTGATTGCTAATCATCCAATTACCAATTTTACCATATCGAGCAATAATTCCACCAGAAGTCAATACTCCATTATTGGGGTCAACAATAAAATAATCTTTGGTTTCATCATTTAAAAATTTATTTGCCCAAGCTGTTGATAACTCTAAACTATCTACTCCCTCTAATGGAGCCTAAGAGCTTTTTTTAGCTTCTGCATATAAAAAATATTGTGAATAGCCTAAATGATTTGTTAAATCAATAGAACCATCAGAAGAAATATTATATGTAATTGGATCTAAATTAATATACGCGGTTTTATCAACATTACTAATTAATGATTGATTACCATTAAATACAATTTGTCCCCGTCCAGATTTACCAATAAATCCAGTGCCATTTGTACGGAATCCAAATACTTGTCCGCCTTTTTCTAATCCATATATTCCAGGAATATCAAGAGATGCATCACCATAATCAGACCAGTTACCCATAACTACGCCAGTAAAAGCATTATTATTATCTTTCGCTCCGGCGCTAATCATTTGCGCAAGAACCGCATTTTGAGCCTCATCTATAGTTAATTTACCATCCCAAGAATTAAGTAATGATGAACTATAAAGATTGCGGCTAAATGGTATAGCCTATTTAAATGTAACACCATTTTCTGTCCATTTCAAAATGGTATAATAATATTTCATATTATCGTCCCAATACCAAGGACTATCATTAGTAGTATTGTGCTTATATGGATCTAATGAATATTCAATATGTCCAGGCAAATAATTTGCTGCCGCTTTACTTAAATCAATAAAACGAGAATCTCTTAAGTTCGCTGCAGCAGCTCTAATACTATCTAAATCACCGACTATATCTTGCTCTAAAATATTAGCAATAGTAGCGTTATATTCATTTTGAATCATTTGTTCTAATTCTACATAGGTAGAAGAACTGCTTCCAGAAAATGGGTTTTTATTAAAAATCCAAGTTTCACTTCCATCTTCTGCGGCTTCTTTTGCATAATAAAGTAAATAATTATTATTCGTTGTAATCGCTTGTGAAAAGATTGGAGTTTCTTTTAAAGCTAAATAATCTGGCGTGGTTAATTGATTCCACGTACCAGCATTGTTTTTATACTAAATTAACTCCCAAGTTGGATATACATCTACAAAATTTTGTCCAACAGTTTGAGTTACTGAAAAAGTACCAATATTACTTAACGGCACTGATCCATCTGATTTAAACTCTACACGATTTGGACAGCTAACACTATATTCCGCCGCTGCATCCGCGTCTGAGATTATTTTAAATCCTGCGACATTAGATAATATATAATCTGCTGCGCCTAAAACAGTTACCTTAAAAACTGGCGGCATATCATTGCGTAAATAACCAGTGATTTTATTACCAATAAAGAACGATCCATTTCCAATTGTCCAATTCTATTTATTATTACCTTCTTCATCTTGGAGTTCTTCTTCAGCGCTCTCAGTAATAATAGTTGGAGAAAGACATTCCCAAGAAAAAATATATTTACTGTTCTAAGATTCTTCCGCAGTTTTTCCTTTTTCTACAACATTCGCTACAATAGAAAATTTTTGATTCTAAACTAAAAATTCTCCTTCTGGTGCGAGTTGAGCAAATACAATAGTATATTGACTACCCATACTACCAGCTTGTCCAAAATGTAACTCAATTTGTGGATGATAAGTTTTACCTTTACGAGTTACAATCGCACCAATTGTATTATTTAAATAAGCTAAATCTAAATAGCTTTTAATCTTAAATTTACGAGTAATCGCACGAATACGATCATTATATAGAGAACTAGCTCCTTCTAAAATAGGCGCTAATACGCTATTTGATAATTCGGCATCGGTAGGGACTGCCCACTAATCAATCATACTTAATGATGTAGGTGGTTGCCAATTAACTTCTACTCCATTATCATCTGGATCATAAGTCATTGGAGAATAATTGCCAGTATCATTATTACGAATCCAAACCTACACATAATACCAATAATCATTATATCTTACATTGTCTTTATCTTTAAGAACATAATTATTTTCATCATAAACATAAAAATCTCGTAAGCTATTATCTTCTACTATATTAGTAATACCATTTTCATCAGTTTGTGCCCGCAATAATCTAAATGTAATTTCATTTAAACTATCAAGACTGCTAGTTTCAATAGAAGAATCTACATTAGTAAAAATAAGAGGCTCGGTTTCATATGGCACATCATTTACAGTTACTATTGCTTTCCATTGTTCGCGTGCGCGAGAAGCATTAGGAGTTACTCTATAAGTATCAAAATCTTCTCCAGTAGTAGACTCTAAATATTTCCAATTTAATCCGCCTTGTCTCTCAGCTAAGACGCTAGTATCTTGCAAACATCCATACTCATAATGATACCATTGAAGCTTAGCTCCTACAGCATCTTCCCAATATTCAAAAGAAGATAAATCGTTATCATTTTTCTTTGCATAATGAGTAATTAAAATTGCTCCAGCATCAGTTAAATGTACCCAAGCAAATTTTAAAGTTTTTTCAGTTAATAACCATTCATATCCAGGCTGTTCCGCATATTTATTTGTTATTTCTTTTATTTTTGCACTTTTTTCTACTGTATTTAAAGTCGAATCATTCTAAATGCTTAATATAGCTTCTTGATAAGTGCTATATTCTTGGGTATAAGTCAAAGCATCTGTACCGTATTTAATATCATCATAAGTATATAAAAATACTCGATCAGTAGTGCATTCATCTGTTGTTAATCCCAATAGTGCAGATAAATTACTTACTTGAATATTAGATGGAATATTTTCATAAGGTATTTTCTATCCATAGACGTCCCAAAAATCATGGTCTTGCCAAAAGAAAACTCTAATTGATTCAAGAGTAAGCATATTAGAAATATCAAAAATCTTCTATTGAATTGTAGGCTCATAAAATCCATAAGTATTACCATACATATCTTCATTAGTAAAATAAAGAGTCTGAATTGTAGATACAGATTTTTCTTCTTCAGTTGGACGAGTTTTCCCTTTTAACTCAATACGTAATCCATATCTTCCTCGCGCAGGACGATATTTTGACAATAAGGTTTTAAAATTTGCCGAAATCCCTAATTTAGTTTCAGCTAATGGGATAGTAGGATTTTCATTATCCCACTTCCATAAAAAATTTTTATTGTCTACATCTAAACTAGTCGCCTCATAATAATCATTGATTGATTGATTATATGCGGCGACAGTAGAAGAATATGCTTTGTTAATTGGATCAGTATATTTATCATATACAGATTGTTCATAAGTTTTTAATAAATTATATTCTTCTTCAGTCCAATAATAATCAGTATCAATATGAGCATCTTCTAAATACTAATCAAACATATTTTCAAATTCGATGCTCGTCGTATCTGCATTATTTAAAACTTGCCCCAAAGCATTTGTGTATAAAAAGTCTATTAAAGAAGTAAAAGCCTTTTCATAATTTGTTGGTTCTGATTCTGTGCCATCAAGAGAATTGTACTATAACTAAAGTTCATTAATTCTTTTATTATGCTATTCAATCAATTGATCTATCTGAGCCTTACGTTCTTCAGTCGTTAAAGATGTATCTTGAGCAATATCCTATAAAGAATTACGATATTGTTTTTCGGCATCTAAAATATTTTCTTCTAACTCTTTAACTTTTGCTACAGTTAAATACATTGCACTCTACTCAGGGCTATAAAAGTTTTTTGTCGTCCAAGAAGTAGTCACATCATTTAAATGAGAAGATGCAATGTAAACTCCTCCATATCGATTATAATGAGATTCAATTGAACCCTATAGTCTTTGATGATATCTATTATACACACTTAAAATATTCTAATATGTTGAAATTAATGAATCATCATATAGATTTTTTAAAGAATCTAACTAATTTATATAATCTTGTTCATTTTCAGTCTTACATCCATGTTCTGGTTTATTGGCCAAATAACCTTTTGATGTAAAAGTCGAATCGTGTGTTAAATCTTCTAAGCCGACAAATCTATCAAAAGGCATTTTGAAATTAAAATTGTAAGTTGCTGCTTCGGTGCCAGCATCTACTTTTCTGCCAATTATATATTTTTGTTTAGTAAAATCTCCCATTGGAACCATTACGTAAACGACTTCGTTTTCATAATAAGTTGCAGTATCTTGAGTATACGCATCAAATTTACCATTTTCATACTCTACTTTATAAATACCTTCACTCTTCCGAGCAGTAGAAATTACCTTTGCTTCAATAGTTTGGTCATACTTATATTTTTTAACAATGTTCTCTGATACAATACTAATTGCATCAAGTAGATTATTAGTATTAATTGCCAAACTACTCACTCCTTTTTCTCTACTCTAAAAAATTTTCAAAAATCCACCCAATAAATTAATAATTACTACCCATAAATAAAAAAATAGGGCGAGCATTGCTCGCCCTATTTTTATCGTCTCCAAGCATACTAAGTTGCTTGGTTAATTAGATCATTAAATGCCATTTCAATTTCATTATGATCAGTGACATTCGGGAATTCAGCAGAGATTGAAACATTCTATTCTAGCTCTTGTGGTTGCATATGAACGGTTCTAACAGAAGCGAGACTACCAAGTCCATATAACATACCAAGTGCATTATCCATTACCGCGGATTGTAATAAATCAAATACACTAGAATCAATAGAACGAACAAATTGAACCGCGCTTAAAATCTTAGAAGTATCATCTGCATTTAACATTAATTCTGGACTACTAGAACTACCATCTACCCAAGCTGGACCAGTATAATCTACTAAACCACCTGATAAATAAGTAGGAATATTATTAGTATAAATTGTATTATAGGCTGCTTTTGCTGCATCTTTAACCGCTTTCTATTCTGCGGCACTCATTTCATCAGTAATAAGATTTTGAAATTGTGCGTCAATATCAGTCATAGCTCCACTTAAAGCGGCTGCTTTAGTATGATAGCCATCACTCATACCACTTAAAATAGCTCCATTATAATTATATTGCCATCCATAAGACCAATTTTTATTTTTTGCAATAGCACCGCCACCGCCTCCCTAAATAGCGGTATCTATCATTGTATCTGTGCCCGCTACTTGTTTAATCGCACCTGCAGCAGCATTAGCCAATTCTTCATACTCTTCAATAAGGGCATTAAGAATTTCTGCATGTGCAACCCAAGCATCAGTAGTGTCATTTATATTATATAAGGTTTCTTGTAATGTATTATTAATTTCTGTCATACCATCTTGAGCGTGCGCGACAGCTTCATCATAATCATCAATAGAAGCGGTCATATCTTCCCAATTTAATCCACTTTCAGAAGAAATATTATTTAAATCTTCTGAATAGGCATGTAATGCTTCATAAATTGAACCGCCAGGCTTCATTTGCTCTTCTAAATATGTCGCATAATCAGACAATCCAGATCCCATCATTAATTGACGTACTGATTCATTAAGCTAATCTTGCAGTTTGTTAGCATTATCATATATAGAAGTTCCATATCTCTATTGTACATATTGCTAGTTAGTTAATAAAGCATTAGTAGCATTTACATATTGTTCTTGTAAGAATTGCATTGTTTCATTATGCTGTCTAGTTAATTCTTCCATTTTCTATTGACGCTCTTCAATAGTTAAAGTGGTATCTTGAGCAATACTTTGTAAATTGTCTCTATAATCTTGTTCTACTTCTAATACTTTTTGCTCCAATTCAGAAGTACGATTCGCCGCAAGTTCATTAATCTATTGTAACATATCATCAACTTGTTGCCGTGCTTTATTAACATCATCTTCATTTGCCGTATACTGATAACCAAAATTACCATTTTCGTCGCGTGTTAATCGAACTGTAGATTTTGCATTTTGTGCTTCTTCTAATGCCTATAAAGCAAGAGCGTGTTTATATTGAAGCTCCATCATTTGTACATCATATTCTGTTAATTGATTCTTTTCTGCCATCGCATTAATTTCTTGCTGCAATGCTCTTAAGCGTTCTTTACTACGCTTTGTTGTTGAATCAGCAATACTATCTTCAATATCACGATTTAATTTAGCTATATCATGTAATTCTTTAGCTGTTGATAAATACCAAGACTATTGCTCTTGATAATAAGCGTATTCATCTTGTAAACTAGACCAAGAATCCTTTAATCCGCTAATAGCCTCATCAAATGCTTCAACCGCTGCAGCAACAGCATTTTCAAATAGAGCTTGCGCATCAGTTAAGGCATTATTTGTATATTTAACTAATTGATCCTCTTGATCTCTAATATGCTCACTTAATTCATCCCACTATGTCTATAAAATTTTAGGAACCTCATTTTCTGCATAAACTGACATTTGCACACGTAAAATACGTTCTTGCTCTTTTAAAGTGTTAAGATATTCATGCGCAGAAGAAACATTAGCATTACTATAACGCAACTATGCTTCATACATTGTCGTTAACTCACGATAATTTTGTCCTCGTCCCATAAGCTGTTGCATTTCAATATAATTTGCAATCATATCTCGTGCATGACCTAATGTATCAATATGTTTTTGCATTTCTTCATCAGCTTTATCTAAAGTTTCACCATAAGTTTCTTCAATTTGTTTCTATAATTCATTAAGATTTTTAAGCTATTCTAAAATTTTGGAATTTACTTCATTCATGCCTGTTGCATATTCATTGTCCTATAAAGTACCATCCGCTCTAAGATGAATAAGCTCTTGGTATTCTTCATTAAGTGCGGCTAAATTATCTTCATATAATAGACTTTGATTAGTTAAAGATACCATAATATCATCTTGTCGCGCCAAAAAATCTTGCCATTTATTTTGGAAATACTCTAATAATTTTATATCTCGTTCATTAATTTCTGCACGAATTTGAACTTTATACTGAATCCCTTCTAATGCAGTCTATGAAATTTTGTTTTCATTTTCTAGAATATCATTTTGAATAGTGTCTATTAAATCTAAATCTTCTTCGTAATTTTTAAGCAATTCTTCTGCGTCTTCTTTTGCTTTTTTGGCGGCATCTAATGCTAATTGATCTTTTGCTGACTAACTTGACTAATTAAATTTATCCACTGCTGCATTATACTGACGAATAATACGATCCATATATTCACTATAATTTACAGTACCATCGTCATTAAGTATTTCATTACCAAATTGTGAAATAATCTAATTTTTATTAATACTAAAATTAGTCCGAGCTTGATTTAAATATTCTGCTTGTAATGCGTTTTCTTTTTGTAGCGCTTTAATTTCTGCATTAATATTTTTAAGATGCTATGCGCCATAAGCACGACTTTTTAATTTGTCAATACGAGCTAATAAATTACTCTATTTTTCTAATTGATCACGAATCTCATGATAACGTTCTTTTTTTGGAACTTCATATTTTTCGATTTTCTTTTTGCCACCTCCGCCGCCACCTCCGCCGCCTCCGGATCCTTTTTTACCACCGCCACCTTTGGCTGGAGCTCCTTTCTTACTTACGGATTCAATTCTTGGTACCCATAATTGTTCATTTGTATCTGACATAGAATCTGCTGAAACAGGATTATAACTACCATCAATATTTAAAACATAACCAACTGTTCGCATTTCTGTAACTTGTTTAGCACTATAAGGGCCATCCCATACAATTCTAGGCTCCCAACCAATGCCATTTAAAGCAGCAGTAATCTAATCTGCTGTCATAGTGCCACTAGACAATAAATTATTAAGAGTTGTCATAATTTTGCCTTCGGCACTTTGAGTATCAGCGTCTACAGTTAAAGTAATATTATCCATGTTATCCCATTGATCAAAAGCGCGTTGGAAAAAAGAATCAACATTATTCAACTATTCAATAGTTCCTTCTTCATCAATAGGAATTTCAATTGGATCAATAGGAGTATTTGTTAATTCTTGCGCCCGCATATAAGCCTCAATAAAATTATCTTCAATCGCATCTTGTGCTGCTTTAGCCTCTTCTTCTGTTCCTTCTGCCATAAGTCTAAAATTATCAATATTACTTTCAACAAAATTTTCAACTTCTTTTGTACTACCCTTAAAAGCTTTTTTTAAATCTTGTCCTAATAATTTTGTTGCTATTTTAGTTAAATCCTAAAGACCCTTTCTCCAAGTTGCGGTTCCTTTTTTACTGCTATCAGCCATTGTTTTCCAAGTTTCATCTGAAATTTCTGCTAAATCTTCTAATGCCTATTGATATAATCCTATTTGTTTTATAAATTCTGCCAATTCAACTGCACGATCAGATAATTCTCCTGGCTCTACATCTTCAAAATTACCCATTTCTCGAGCTCGATTTTCATAATAATCCCAGTCTTCTTCAGATAATCCGGAATTTTCTTTAAGTGTATCAATGTTAGTTCGATAAGCCTCTTCTGTAAAATTTGTTTTTTGATCATCTGTTGGAGCGAATTCATCAGAATCTAAATTAGCAATATCTGCATTTTCAATTAAAGCAACTTCAATGGTATACTGACCAGAAGCATTTGTCCCAGTCATATGCGCTTCATAATAACTGCCATCTGGATTAATGCCCTAATCACTATTAATTAAATCAATATAATTTTGAGCTGCTTCTGCAGAATCAAAAGTTGTTTGAATACTCATATTAGAGTCTTTACCGAAACGGACATGATCACCTTCAGTTAATAATGTTCTAGTCCCTCCCTATACTAATTGACCTCTTTCATTTAAAGTATATCCGGCATTTATTGCATTTGTAAAACGAGTTAAAGACTCTGCTGCTCTATCTGCGGATGTTGCTAAGTTAACATTTGCTTGTTGTAAAACCTCTTCGCCGACTTGATCTAAATTATCTAAAGTAACATTGGCAAAACCTGCATTATTTAATGCAGTTACAAGGTCTTGCCGATCTTCAATTTTCCACTATGAAAAATTTTCTTTCATTGCTCTCTAAACAATAGCTTGATCTTGATCAATTTGAGTTTTTTGAGCATTATAACTACTTTCTCGTTCTGCTTTAAGATCTGATGAGTAACGCATCCAATTAACATTACTAGATAAAATGGCTTCAGAAATTTCATCAGCAATTGCTTCTCTAGTTCCTAATGCTTCAACGTCTGCTTCAACCAACTATTCAATTATTGATGCATTTAAGTCTCTTTGAGCAAATCCATATTTACCTTCATTTTGAACAATAGTGCCATTATTTAATAATCCCTAAGCAATTGTTACTAATGAATCAAAAGTATCAGCATTATAATCTTCACCAAGCTCTTTAGCAATGGCCTCTCGATTAACGAATCCTTCTGAAATATTTCCTTGGCCTAAATCAGAAGCTATTTCTACAATTTTTAATAAAACATCAGGATCATCAAGAAATTCTATAGCATGTGGGTTATTTTGATAAAATTCAGTTCTGCCTTCTTTAAATCTTGTTAAAAAATCATCTACTGTAACATTCTAAATTCTTCCATCCGCTGTAGCTGGTAAATATTGTAAAATTCCAGTATTTAAAGCCCCGCTATTTCGGAATGAACTATAACTAATTTCATCTAATACAGTAGATAAAAAATTTGGATCTAACATTTTTTGAGCTATTACTTCAACTCCTAATTCTGGATGTTTTTGAACATAAGCTCTATAAATTTCTAATAATTCTTCATCAGATAAAGTATCAACAATAGATTTATTACTATCGCTATCAAATGCTTCTGCTCTTAATTTTCCAATGGCAGAAAAAATAGTTTTCCATCGACTTAACATCTATTGTGCCTGAGCTTCATCATGGGCATCAATCTAATCATACACCCCTATAATAATATCATAAATTTCCGCCCAAGTAGAATCAGCTTCATTTTTAAACTTTGTTAATGTTTTACTATATTGATTTTCAAATGCATTTATAAAAACGTCTAAACTTCCACCCGAAGCGAGGTAATCAGAAACATTTTTATAATCTCCTAATTCTGATAGTGTTGATTTCACAATTTGATCAAATATTTCTCGCTAAGCATCATTTAAAGAAGGATCATCCCAAAATTCACCATCTAAGTATTCTGTTGTAAATTTTTCAGTAGCAATAAATAACGCAGCTTGATTTAGAGCTTCATCAAGAGTTGAAAAACTTTCTTCCATTAATACTATACTATGATCTAAAGAATCAACTATCTTATATACAACTTGATTAGTTTCTTCATCAATAGTTGTAATAACATCCATACCTGCCATATGTAAAATATCTTTTTTTGTATTTTGTGAGTCCGCAGCAAACTATTGTCTACGATTAACATCATTCCATCCAAATAAATTTTGGTCATTCTAATAAGCCTACCAAGCATCATCAAATGTTGCATACTAGTCTTCTTCAGAACGGCCTTCATTAGCCATAGATAATAATACTGCTTTTTGTAAATTCGTCATTTTATTTGGGTCAAGTTCAAAAGCATCGTCAAATATGTCTTCTGTTAATCCTAAACTCGCCCATAAATCAGAGAAATCATTATTTTTAACCAAATGAGCTATTTTATTTTTAATTACTTCAAGAATTTTAGATTCTAGGTCTCCTGCTTCAAATTCTGTTTCACTAAAACCTTTAGATATTCCTTCCATTAAATATCTACCTATTTCCATTGTACGTCTAGATGGAGATGCAATTCCAAAAGCCGCTTTAAATGCAGCAATAGTATCATCTGAAAACCCTAAAATACTAAAAAACATTGCTTGTTCTTCTGAATTCATCCCTCTAATAATACCAGCAATTAACTAAGCTCCAACACTATTAGTATCAAAAAGTTCATTATTATTTTTTAAATATTCAACATATTTTTGAATAATCGCAACAGCTTCTTGCTCTATTTCATCAGTATTTTTTAATGTATGATCTTCATTAAATAAATAACCCTACATTAAAGCATCCATAAATCCAACCATTGCATCATTATCATATTCAAAAGCGCTTCCAAAATTCCAGCCGCCTAAATTTGTCATCTATAGGATATTACTCATTGCATATCTAAAAATGTCAGATTGAGCATAATCCTACATAGAATGATTTGCCGCAAAATCTAATTCTTCATAACTTAATGCATTTTCTAATAATTCATCTATATTTAAATTCTATCCATCTTCATTTACTGCTTCAGTGATAACAGAAAATGTTATAGGAATTTTTAAGCCAAGCTAATTATTATCTCCTAAAGCATGCATCAATTCCCAACCATAGCCGTCCTCGCTTATCGCCTTTTGCACATCATCAATACTTTGAACATTAAAAGTATTTTTAAATGCTTGGAACATACGTATTAAATCTTGACCACTCGTAATATAGCCGCTAAAATTATATTTTTCTAATAACGCTTCTGCCATAGCTAATTGATCATTACTATTTTCTACGGCGTCCATATCAAAAAGATCACTTAATACATCATTACCATAATTAAATTGATAAGTATCAAATTCGTCTGTATAGCCCCCTTCATTTGCATAAACTCTTTGCCATTCTTTACTATATGGATTAAACCACTATAATGTTTCTCCAGCATTCTAATAATTTAAAGAAGCTATACCTTCTCCATTTGGATTTGACCCAAATAAATTTGTTCCACGAACATTGCCATTAAATGACTAACGATGTTGTTCTAATTCAGTAGGATCTACTAAATTTTTTAATTGCGTACTATAATCAGAAATTCTCTATGCTGCAAAATGTGTACCAGCGCCCATAATTTGCAATAAACTATGTTCTCCATCAACATTAGGATTCTAAAGTAATGCCTAGTCCCAACGTCCTCCATAATTATCTAAAACATAATCAACGATATTAACATCTGTCATTTTACCCGCGCCGTATCTAGATCCTGAACCACCAACAAAATCTGCGGCCCAATAGCCATGAGAATCCCAATTTAAAACATCATCCGCGGTTCCAGCGATAGATTCATTATAACGCTTATTACGTGTACTAAAACGAGATGCATCATAATGAATGGCATTTTCCATAGCTTCATACTATATAGTAATAACTTTAGTTTCTGGATCTAGATCAATTACTGGTCTAAATGGATCCGTGGCAGTACCAGTTCCTGTTGTTCCCTCTCCAGCTTCGGATACAATAGTAATACCCAATTCATTTGCTTCTTCATCTGTAATTTTTTCAAATACAGGACCATTTTCGCCTTTTTTAATTAACCATGTCGCGCCATCAGTTCCAATTAAAATAGTATCACCGTTTACAGTTTTACCAGTGCCTTTGATTGACACTAAATTACCAGAAGAGTCTACCGCCCAAACTTCACCAGATTTTGACATTAAAATTTGATAACCATTAACACTCTAATTAGTATTAGTTAATGCCTATAATTGTCCTTTATTATCCGCGAGCCACATCTATTTTTTATCAGGGCTCATATAAATATTGTAACCATTTACGCTAGTCCCATAAGGAACTAATGCTTGTAAATTACCACTATTATCTGCTAACCACATTTTGCCATCTTCTGGACTCATATATAAAGAATATCCTTCAATAGAACCATAAGGGTTTAGTGACTATAAATTGCCTTCTCCATCAGCAAGCCACATCTAATTTTCATCAGGGCTCATATATATATTATAACCATCAATACTTTGACCAATATTAGTTAACGACTATAAATTACCTTCTCCATCAGCTAACCACATTTTATCTTTATCAGGACTCATATATATATTATAACCATTAACACTTTGACCAACATTAGTCAACTACTATAAATTACCTTCTTTATCAGCTAACCACATTTTGTTTTCATCTGGACTCATATATACATTATAGCCATTTATTGATCCATAAGAAGTTAATTCTTGTAAATTGCCTTCATTATCAGCCAACCACATTTTACCATCTTCTGGACTCATATATATATGATATCCATCAGTTGATTGACCAACATTTTCTAAAGGAACTAATTCATTATTGTCATCTTTTAAATAAGGACTATTAGAAGCATCTGTCCAAAGAGTATAACCACCTTGCCCACTTAATTCTTTTAATCCAGGTTCTCCTTCATTGCTTTCGACAAAATCTCCAATAGATTCATCTTCAATTATATACTAAGCAGAACTACCAGTAATAGGATGCAACGCATAATTATCCTAAACATAATGTACATCAGCTTCTTCAACAACTTTAATCTTAACTGTATTTCCGTTTAATCCCTAAGCTGCGTTAAATCGCTCTGTCTATATCTCTGCTCCCTATAACAAAGTAGCAATTTTTAAATTAGCTACCGCCCAAGCTTGGCTAATATCAGTTTCGTTTTCTGTTTTACCAATATTTTTAATTAATCGATCAGCTTCTTCCGCGGAATATCCTAAATCAATTAACTATTGTTTTAAAGCTTCTAACCCCGAAAAAGTTGATAAAGAATCTAAATCTTCTAAGTCTGAAACCAAAGTTTCAATTTTTTTTAGCTATTCTTCATCTTTATCCCATTCAGCATCTGCTGATTTCGATGCATAATCTTTAAGAGTATTATAATAATCTAAAGTTAAAGCCTATTTTTCTTGCTAAATTTCAATTAATTTTGCTTTATCTGTTGCATATAATTGTTCTAGAGCAGAATAATATTCCATTGCTTTAGTATAACTATACTTGGTCCATTCAACAGCATTCATATTAGTATATTTATCAAATACAGATTCATCAAAAATACTTAAATTTGCCAATTCTTCACTAGTTAATGTTCCAAAACCTTTTAATCCCTTTTTAAATTCACTAATAGCTTTATTAGTATTAAAAATATCTTTGCCAATAGTTTTCCAATATTCTGCAGAAGATAATGTTTTTCCCGTAGAAGCAATAGTATCTTGTGTTTCTACTAAGTCTGCACTTAACTAATCACCAGTCATTAAATTTTCATTAAGAACACCTATTTGCTCGTTTAAATCTGCCGCGCGAGAATACATTTCATCATAAGCTGAAGTTGCAGCCTCCCAATCTGAATAGTTATGCTCTCTAGCAAAAGTTGCTTGGTCTTCTTCTGACCCTTCTTTAGCTGCCTCATAAGCACTTAACCAATCATTTCGAGAAGATAATTCAGCCTACAATGTTGCTCGACGATTACTTGCATCTGCATAAGATTCTCCATAATTATTTTCAAATTCTGCTATCCATGTATTATATTCATTCAAAATTTCTTCATATTTTTCTTCCGCCGCGATTCGTTCATTTTCTAAGGCTTCCATTTCTGCAGTTAAAACTTCTGCTTCCATCTATTCATATAAAGCAATTCTAGTACTTGCACTTTGACGAACAAAATTTTGTAAATCTCCTTGAGTTTTAAATAATCCAGATTCCCATAGCTGCTCATATTCCTCACGGCTTATCGTATCTTGAGTCATTATTTTTTTATTTGCTTCTAAAGATTTCTCTTTTTGTACCTATTTTTCAGCTTCAATTTCTGCCAAAGCCAATTTTTTTGCAGAATTACGAATCCCAACAGCATTTCCTTGTTTATCAAAAATAATATCACTTGGCTTAATTCTTAATGCTGCTTCAATTGTTAATCCATTATTTTTATCTAATAATAAATTTTCGATCTACTTCTAAACATTTTCTTTTATATCAGGATTATTAATACTACCAATTGAAGCTCCCTTTTGAGCTATTTCTTGAATAGCCTATAACTACAAAGCTCCTTCACTATACTGGTCAAAACCTGAAATATAATCTAATAAATTAGCTCTATTAACTCCAGTATTTTTATTTCCAGGCTCTAATGTTTGAGTAATTAATTCATTGATTTCTCGAGCAGTTGCCGCAGATTTTCCATGTCGAACTACATCAAAATTACCGCTTTCAAATAAATCATTAATCAATGATGCATATTCAAAATTATCTATCGCATCAGCTAAAACATTAATATTATTATTTTTTAATGATGTTAAAACTGAACCTGTAAAAGTTCCAGAACCAGTATTAATACCTGTAAATCTATCTCCAGTTAATAGACGGTATAATCCCAAAGGATCCTATTCAACATTTTCACCTTTTAATGTAGTAAACTGCCCATCAACGAAATTATATCCTAAAGATCGTAATTCATATAAGAAATCTTCATTCGCCCAAACCTGTCCTTCGTCGCTCCAGTGCTAAGCACGCCACTAATTATCAGTATCATCCCATAAAGATTCTGTATCTCCTAAATCCTAATAAAACTAACTATCTTCTCCGTAATAATCTATCCAAGCTGCATCATTAAATAAACTAAGTGTGCCCTCATCACGTTTTGGCATATCACTAAAAAAGGATTTCCCCTAATAAGTCTAACGAGTTTCAACAGTCTATGCAACTAATTGCTCAGCCTCTTCAACTTCTCGCTAAGCTTCATCTAATAAATAATTAGTTTTTCCTCTTGTTAATTCCTAAATCTAATTAGTTAAACCAGCATAACTACCAGTCAAAATATCTACTGCATTGGCTTGAATACCATATTTTTCAGTAATTTCATTAATTTTATCTAACTACTCCTAATAAGTAAGAGTAGTATCATTCATAATACTACTTAAATTTTGTAAATCAATTTTTAAATCATCTGAAGCTTTTTTATTTCGTTTAATGGCTGCTGTTGTTGCATCTGCTTTAGTTTTTAATTCCTCTTCTGCTTTAATTTGAGCCTTTCGTTGAGCATTATAGGCAATAAGCGCAGTTCCAGCTATAGCAATTGCTGCACCAATAGCAATCCAACCAGCAGGGCCTTGTAATGCTTTTAAAGCCATTTCTATAATAAACTAAGTTATTTTTAATCCATTAAAAATACCCTATTGGGCAATAGTTCCTCCCATAGCAACGGTTTCAGCTTGCTATAATTTAATGCTAATAACTCTCTATACATTCTATAGTTTATCTATTGCTACTTGCTTTAATTTTAAAGTATTATGTAAAGTTGTTAATCCATTTAAAAGGGTTGTAGATCCAATTAATATCGATAAGATTCCAGCAAAACGTTCTCCTGCTGAAGCGCCACTATCAAAAGCTGCTTTAAATCCAGAAGAAATACTAGCAATACCAGCACCCAATTGAACAATTCCACCAAGCGCAATACTTAATGAATCGCTAAATTTTCTGCCACTATTATTAGCTGTATCTTCCATTTGTCTTCCAATTGATTCTGTTTCTTCATCAAGACTTTCTGCATTGGTCTAAGCATTTTGAAGTTCATTATTTAATTCTGTAACACCATCAGCACTATCTCCAGTAGCTTCAACTAATCTTTCTCCATCAGCAATAATTTCCTCTTGAGCATCACGTATTTCTTTTAATTTTGCTTTAATTTTTTCTAAAGTTTCGTTTGCAGCATCTAAAGATTCAAAACTCTTAGTGTCTCCCATAATTTCTGAAATACCTTCATTTTGAGCTAAATCAGAATCTTGTCCTCCTATTGCTTCTGTAATTGAAGCTCTTGCAGTATCTGCATCATATTCTCCATCTTTCATAAATCTTTGAGATTCTTGACCAGCAAAACCTTCTTCTAATTTTTTAGTAGCTGTATCTACATCGGTCTAAGTTTGTAATCCTTGAGACATTAATTTTTTACCTAAACGATCTAATTCTTCAGCTACCTAAGCACCTGCTTCAGTAATTTCAGGAGAAACAACACTACTACTATTTTTTAATTTTCTACCCTATTCTGTTAAAGCTTTTTCTACATCACTTAATCCTAGATCCTAAGCAACAATTTTACTTTGTTCACTTAATCGAGCAGTAGCTGTTTGCATTGTTGCAATAGCAGCTCTTTGCTCTTTACCAGACTCTAAAGATTTATATGCTTGATTTGCTTGAGTTCCACTTTCTACTTCTTTACCATATTTAACTTTTAAACCAGTAACAGTGCCTTTTGCCGCAGCAGCTTCACGAGCTTTATTTTGATACTAAGTCTACAAACTATTATACTATTCTATTTGAGCATTGGTCATTCTATGAGCATTTTGCGCTTGAACGGCATTAATACGATATAATTCACTATTATATCCATATTCTGCACTTCGAGTTGCATTAGTTGCTGCTCTATTTGAATTACCCATTTTCGCAGCAGCATTAGAATTCATTTGAGCAGACCAAGCATTTTCTCGACTTAACTATGCAGATTCTGTCATTGTTGCAATATTCTTTTTATTTGCGGCACCACTTAAAATGGCAATATTATCTACCATTTTAGAAATGCCCTAACCTACTAATCCAGTAGTGCCTAATTTAGTTGCAAATACTCCACCAATTGTAGTTAAAATTGGTACAATACCACCTAATTTATCTATTAATGTTGTCACACCATTAATAACACCAGTAATACCATCTTGCATAGTAATAAATACTTTATCATTTAAAATTTCAGAGTATAAACCTTGCATAGCATTTTTAGCTCGTCCAGCGGCAGCTTCCCAACTTTTCGCCCAAATTGCCTATTGTTCTTCTAATTCTCCATCAGAATTAAGCGCAACATCAACATTAATTTTATATTGATCCCAATTCTCAAACAATGCCATCAAAGAAGTATACTGACGAGCACCACCAATTGTTTGAGCAACTGCACTTTTTTGTGCTTTACTTAATGTAGACCATTTATTACCTAATTCTTCAATAACAGTGCCCATGTCGCGCAATTCGCCTGTAGCGTCAAGAACTTGAACACCAACAGTTTGCAACGCTTTAGAATATTTATTAAGATCAACACCATCTTCAAGAGTTTCGCCTAATTTTAAGCCGCCCATACGACTTAAAATAGTATTCATAGATGTACCAACTGTTTCTGCTGACTAACGAGTAACACTTGCAACAGTAGCAATCATTGAAGACATTTGTTCCATTTTTACACCAACAGTATTAGCAGTTGCACCAACTTTTTGCATTGCAGTTGCAATTTCTTCCATACTAGAAGCAGTATTAGCACCAAGAGCAGCCATAATATCAACATAATGTTCCATTTGATCTGCTCCAACTTGATAAGCGTTCCATACCGCGGTTAAGTATTGAGACATTTCTTTTGTGCTACTACTAAAAGCAATATTCGCAGCTTTCATAGTAATTGTAGCTTTATTTATAGCTTCAGCTGTTTTATCACCCTATTGGTAGAAAATTAATGCAGCATCTGAAAATGCTAATGTAGATGCACTTAATCCCTTTGCAGCAGACTAAGCTTTTTGAGCAAAATCTGCAATTTCAGCATTACTCATTTTTGTAACTACTTGAATACTCGTTAAAGATTCATTTAAATCTTTCGTATAACGAATTGCATTATTTACTGCACTAATAGTGCCATGAATAATACTTGAAGAAATTTGCCACTATGCAGTTTTCTTTAAATTAGTTAATAAATTCGTAAAAGCGCCATTTAAAGTAACTGTTTGCTACCGCATCTAAGCCATACTAGATAAAACTTGATTAAAAGCAGCTTGTCCTTCCGCACCAAACCCCATCATCTAATCACGAATGGTAGTTAAATTAGTTTTAGATTCCTTTAAACTTCTATTAAAAGCTGAAAAATTAATTTTCCCAGTGTCAACATTAACTGCCGCAGTTAAAGCTTTCTATAAATCTCTTGCACCCTAAACTCCATTTTTTAATTCCAAAGTATCAAATTTTAAAGGCTATACTTTAGTAATAGAATTTAAAGTATTTTGTAAATTCTACAATTCTGAACGAGCAGCTTGAGTTTCGGCAGTAACTTTTAAAGTCGATACAACAGTATTAGCCGCCATATTTTAAACTCCTTTCTCTCCAAAAAAAATAAGCGCATTAAGCGCTTATCCTAATTTTTCTACAACATCAGAAATTAATGAATTTGTTTCCAATTTACGTAGATCATCTAACATTTCATCTACTTCTTTTGTATCAGCAATTTGATTAGTTTGTAAATATTCTAACAATCCAGCAGCAGAAGTTCTATAATTCACTAATACAGCTATTGTTTGATGCATTAAAGTGAATATTTGATTCCACTCTTCCTTCGGGATTATTTCTTTTACTTTATCATTTATTCCATTTATCTATAAAATATCATAAGTTTTAACTGCATTGTTAATCATTGTCTCAGTGATATTAATATTCGTATAATATTTTATAATATAAATCATTCCATATAATTCTTCACGAATTGGTGAAGTGGTACCATTTTCTGCAAGTACATCACCAATATAATCATTTAATAATGCTGCTTTCTATTCCATAGGTAAATACTGTAATACCTAAATGGTCTAATCACCAATCTGTACATTAATCGGCACAATAGATTTAACAGTATTTATTTTACTTAAAGCGATTTTCGCCATTATAAATCTCTCCTTTTACTCAAACTTTCTATATAATATTATATAGAAAAAAAATAACCTTGTCAAATTTTTATTTATTTAATCCTCTAATAAGATTTTTACTAAGACGGACTTCTCCGAATAAATTATTTCTATTATACTATTGCTAAGTAATAGCTTCATAAATTAACTATCCAGTACTAACAACATAGATATCTTGTCCAGTAGGATCATTATAAATTAAAAAACGAGCTACCATATCAACTCGTTGTCCATCTATTTCTAAAAATTGACCAGTACCGCTAATTTCATACATTAACCGCAAATGGGAAAAAACTTCTTGCGCGAATGTTCCTCTTGGACTTCCACTACCAATAGCATTTAATCCACCAAAAACAGCTCGCGCAGCCTCACGATCACCAAGACCTAAATATTTAATTGATGAAAATAATGCTTTAAATAAATTTGTAGCTCCAAAACCGATGTCTGATTCATATTTATTTCGAGAAACAAGCATACCATCCTGCCAAGAACGACTCGTATAGTTTTTGGCAGTAAATTTTGCTTGACTTAATAGCGAAGCTATCTCTATTAATTCTGGTGAAGCAGATGTATTATATGTAATTGTTACGCCTTGGTTATCTACTTTTAATGCACGATTTTGAATTACTAATTGTTGATCTAAATTTGCGTTTCCTCTAAATACATCCGCCACTCTTTTCATAGTTCTTTTAGCATAATCATCGGCCAAAGCCGTCATCGTTAAATTGGATCCAAGAGTCTAAGCTGTAACTGCACCAGTATGTGTTAAACCATTTTCAACAACAGAAGGATCTGCCGCGGCATTGGATAATATTGTAGTAAGCATTGTATCTAATTGATGCTCAAATGCTGTACCGCCTATTGTAAAAAATAAATTAGAAATATTCCCTTGAGCATTTTTAGGAAGCATATTCCAAATAACTTCCATAGCTTGCTATGAAAAAATACCAGATTCATCAAATTGAATATCTGCTTTAGCAACAGATCCATTACGATAACCAATTTCTTTATCTGACATTTTATTAATAGACATCTATTTTAATATCTAAAAAAAACGAGATAATTTAGCTGCATCATCAACATCTCGTTGACCAACTTTAAATGCTTCATATCTAGCTTTTATTCCATCTTCAATCTATTGTAAATACGATGTATAATGCTATAAAGCCATATCACATCACCACAACAAAAAAATAGGGGAGATACGATTTCGTATCTCCCCTATTGTCAATATTTAATCAATTAAATACTCTCGGTAAAACGACCAGGAGCCTGCTTACCAGAGTCTTCATAAATTGTACCAGGAATGACTTCACCAGCAACAGTAGCAGCAGCGCCACCATCATAAAGGTTAACATCTTCAACAATCTGAAGTGCAGCAATTACCTTCTTGGTCTTATCAAACTTAGTATAATCTGGGAATGCATCCATAGTAAAGGTGAAGGTAGAAGGATCACCAGTAGGAGCCATTGTAAATGTGAAGTTAGACTGAATCTTGCAGTTTGGAATTACAAACTCAGCAGGATAATCTTCGCCAGTACCCTGATCACGGAACAAGGTAGAAGCCTCAAGATAGTAAGATCCACCAAATTTACCAGCTTCAATATCAATCTGCTTTACATATTGAGTACTCTTTACATAGTAATCAACATACATAATAGAGCCAGGATTATCTGGATCAGTACCATCAACATAGTCAACAATTTCCTCTGCAGATGCAGCATTCTTATACTTATCAAGTTCAGACTGGAACTGAGTAGCTACAGGAGCAGTAGCATTCATGATCTTGCCTGCATTAATAAGTTCAGTGTGACTCTCATTATAATTGTCACGCCATGCAGAGAAAGCATCAGCCAAAGTAATGGTCGCGCCACTCATATAGGCAGGATCAGCACCATCAGAACCTTGAAGTGGGATATCCATAGGAACACGATTAGTATTAATAGAACCATCATCATTCTTTAACATGATATACAAAGAACCAGCCTTCGCAGGAACATGAGAAAGAGTTAACTGACCATTCTTAACCTGGACTTCTTCAGTAGTATGAATAAAAATTGGATGATCTTCATCAGCATCCATAAATCCAGCACCAGAAAGAATAGAGAAGCTTTCTGGAGAAATCAAAGCATCTTCCATTGTAAAGGTAACAGTACGGTCACCTTCCCAAGCAACCAAACGAGGGTTACCGCGTCCACCCTGAGCATAAACAGTGGTACTCTGGCCTTCAAGAGATGAAGTCTTCAAAGTATCAAAATACATAACAGGCATATCCTTATCGAGATAAAGCTTGCCGAAATAACCGCCAGTCTTTCTCTTAAGAACGACGTCGCAAATTTCGCGTACACCAAATTTCATAGGTTATTTCCTCCTTATTTAATGTAAGTCTTTCATCCAATCGTCTGGTTTATCATCGGGCTTACCACCTGCCAGACGAGATCGAATATCTAAATCCCACCCAATATATAAGCCATATCTTTCAACTAAATCATATAACTAATATACTGTTAAATTTAAACAATCATCTAAGCTCATAGATGATAGCCCGACAGTGAGAATAGAAACATAGCGTCCAAGGACTCCATCTGCGGAATGTCCTTTTTCAGCTGCTGCACGGGCTCGCCCGCGCATAAGTTTTGCCGCAATCGCGGCAGCTTTTTGTCCCTTCGGATTATAGTTTGAATTCTATCCACCAGTACTGTTATTTACTCCTGTGATGTCATTAAGAGCACTCTTAAATACATCAAAGTTTGTATCATTTATCATAACATTATGTTTCGTGGCTGGATTATTCAAATATAATCCCATACCATTGGGTAAAAGCTAGATCCCATATCCAGGAAACAAAATGGTCAAAGTAGAAATCATATTATTCTGCACTTTTAATTTTGCTTCCTCTTCCGGAGGATTCATCAATGTCATAAATATCTGAAAATCACTCATAGCAGATAAACTAGATGCGCCCTTGGGATTAGAAGCTAAAATAGTCGCTTTATTAAAACATAAAGTCTATAATGCAGAAAAGTATTCTAATTCACCCATATAAGAAATTTCACGAATTTTAGGCTGGTGCAAAGTAAGCTATAAATCAGGAATGGGAATATCTACTCCAGTTAATAATGATAATTTATTCATTATTTTCTAGGAATTATATCATCAGAACCATGAACTGCTTCATACGCCATTGTTAAACCAATGAGCTATTCATTCATAACAATATTGTCAGCACCAGCAAAATGCAATTCACCAATTCCAGTAAATTTTTGATTTTGAAGTGAAGCATCAATTTCTCCTGCAATACGATATGGTCGTAAAGCAAAATTTCCTAAATGCCAATGATCTGGATGGCATAAAATATGAAAATAAATATAATTATCTCTAAATTCTGGATTATTAGCATTTGGTTTAAAATCTCTAAAACTAATACAAATATAAATAGGACATTCTGTAGAAATATCAATTTCAGGAATAATCCTAATCTATTTATCAATTAAAGACAACAACTATTCAGAAGTTAATTTTGGCTTCTATAAACAATCTCTTTCATGATAATATAATAATTTTACCAATCTATCATTTTTTAATAATTTTTTAATAATAATTTCTAAATCCTTTTCTACGGAATAAAAACTACTATCTGGCTTAGTAAAATTTTCTCCTACCTTCATATTTTCACCACCTTAAAATAAAGATTCAACCAATATTGTTTTAGATAGATCACCGCAATGGATAATAAAAGACCCACTAATCATACTGGTCCAAGTAATCTTTAATCGATTGCCAACAATCGTATATTCTAAAACATCGTCGATTTCTTTATTTTTATCAGCAGGTAAAGAAATTGACCAATTCATTTCAGTATCATTCATTTTTAATCTATAATAAACAGATTCTAAAGGTTTTATAGATTTTGGTCCGATAATTTCATTAACATCTTCTGGAACAAAATCTTCTATGTCATCTGCTACTTGAATAAACATTTCATCAGCATGACACTCATAATCTTCTTCTACCTAAATATCAAATACTCCAGGGGTACTAATAAAATCAGGCGCCTAGACTTTCCAATAGCGATCATCAAATTTAAAACGCTTATATCGCTCAAAAGTTCGACGATTCTATTCAGTATCTGTCATATAAATCTCTAAAGTTAAATTCGGTACATGTGCAACCAATCCATCTTTTTGAATTGTATTAATTTTAGTTTCAACAGGTCCACGAATTGCAGCCCATTGACTAAATTCTTCATGAGTTTCAGGATCAATCGCAGTTAAATATTTACATCTACGACAATTAGCTCGTAAATAAGCGAGTTCTGTATCTTCTGGCTTTAAAATAATCCAATGACTTCCAGTCCCTTTTCCCCATTCAAAAGTATCTCCAGGCTAATATCCATGTTCAAAATCAATGGAAATAATTTTCTCATCATAATCAAATTTAACTTTATCAGGATTCATTAAGGCTCTTACCCAAGTTGCATTTTCATCAGTATCTTTTTTCACCCAAGCAGCCTAGTATGAATACAATAATGCGCGATGCATAGAGCGTAAACGATCCATAATCATGCGGTTATGTTGACGATCATTATCCGCCGCATGAGCGCGCTTTTTCATTAATGCTAAATTCTCAAGCATTATAATTTATTTACCAATTCTGTCAACATCGAAATAACACTAAAAATAGTAGTTCGATATGACATAAAATTGCGGACATCATACAATCCATTTAATTTACTTAATAAAATAAGAAAATCAAGTTGGTCGCCAAACATTGCATGAAGTCCTCGTAATTCTATTAAAACAGAGTCTAACTGCTTTTGCCAATCTTCTTCGTTTTCTCTCATTGGCAACAACTTCCAAATCTAATTTATCAATCTCCGCAAATCTTTTTCAACCACAGAATTTGCAATATCAATCTCTTGATAAATCATGATTCTTTATCTCCTATAGGCTCCCAATTTGCGACAACACCATCATCATCTACTTCTCCAGTTCTATTATCAACATAAATAATAGTAGATGGATTAGCAGGATTGCTGAAGTTACTCTGTGGTTCAGTATCTACATACTGTTGAGGTACTGCCGACTGATTTAGTACGGACCAATTAGACATTACTCTACCATCATGTCCATATCTGCGACGCTTATATAAACGCTACGCATGAATATTTTCACGATGATTTTCAGTCTTTAAATTTAATAACTTCGCAAGATGATTTGCTTGCGAAGTCATTTTAAAATCTGAGCCAGAATATTTCATCCGAGTCATTTCAACTGAGTTAATCTAACGATCTAACCAAGCCTATTTCATTAACAAAGCAAAAATGTTGATCTCTTCTTTAGTGAGATCAACATTATATACTCCCTATTCAGCATCATAATCATATAATGCGAATCGAGGAAACTCGAAGTAAGGAATGGCATCAAGCAGATACTATTTAGCATCACGGATGGTATCTTCTTCAGTAAGCTCTAAATACATATCATCAGTGATCTTACTCAAGAAGGCATCTATAATAGTATCAAATGATGTCATAATTAACCCTCCTCATTAGAGGTTTTCTTTACAACATTATACTTCGGAGAAGTTCTGCGCCCAGAAGTTTCCTTAGCTGCAGCTGGCTGTACTCGACGACCAGTAGGAGTCTCAACTTTCATTCCACTGGATGTTTCTTCTGCAGCAGCAGCTGCTTCTGCTTCAAGTTCAGCCTTATGCTTAAGCGCAAGAGATATATCAAATCCAGTTTTCTCCTTAATCGCACTAATCTTACGAGTATCAGTCACTGGAAGCTCAAGCGCATACTTCTGAACCAAATCAATAACGCCGCCAGGTGCAAAATCAAGACAGTCTAATAGGGCATCAACTGAGCCATTCTTTAGAAGATCAATAACTCCCTTGTCGTCTAAATAATACTCAGGTTCTACGTGAGATGTAGTCTCATTCACCGTTTCGGCATCTTCAATAAATAATTCATCGCGCAAAATAGAGAGCCCACCGCTCTTTTGAGCTAGCGCAATCAATTCTGCCGCAGGCAGCATCTTAGTCTCACCGGGTGCGAATTCTCGGCGTACGCCCAAGTCTGGCACTCTATAGATTACGATGGAATTACTTCTATTGCGAACCTTTACCTTCTTGTTAGTATCCATATTTTTTAAACTCCTTTTTCTCTTACGCGCGGGCGCGTATATACGCGCCCGCACAATTTATATTAATTAAGCTTTAACTACGTAATAAGTCTTTCCTTCAACAAGTTCAGAATCAGAGGTCTTTACGTAATTATTATCAACCTTTTCATAGTAAGTTCCAATGTTAGCAACATCAGGATTAGTTACAACTTCATACTCAGGCTCAGTTACCGCCGGGCTAGGGAGATACCGACTGCTGATCGCCGGTATATACTCCAAACTGACCTTCAAGGTCCTTATTTACATAGATACAAATGTCAGGAGTCATAACTACACCGACACCGACCTTCTTGTATACCTGGATCTCACGAGAACGGTCCTTGTTAACATATTCATCAACAATAGTAGAACCTTCCATGACAATCTTAACAGGCTTTACATTTCCAGGAAGAATGTAACAATAGCCAGGATCAATAACCTTAGTAGTATGAGTTGCATCAGTGAATCCCTGAGGGAGAATGTTAATAATATGGTTACGATAAGATGCGAAACGTCCATTGTTCCACAAAGTATCCTTCATATTATCAGACCAACGTACATAAGTACCATTATCAGTTTCAGGAAGAATAGTTGCGGCAAACTCTTCAGTGCAATAGATGGTAGGAGTACCATAAGCAGAAGAGATAGCGAGCAAGCGATCAAAAGCCTGCTGATCAAAACCATTTACCTTAACAGTATTAAGAGCAGGGAGCTGAGTCAAACCTTCCTTAAGAGCAGCACCGACTTCCCACTGAATGAGCTCTTCGATACCCTCCATAACAATCTGAGTAACCTCAGCAAAATCAGCACGTCCATCCAAGAACTCTTCAAGACCAATCTGCGCGGCTCCGCCGATAGCACTGGTCTGAACTTCGATTGGAGTATCCTTACCAAGCTTAAATACTTCGTAGATACCAGCCAAACCAACCTTGGTAATGAACTGCTTTGCACGCTGACGATCATGCTTACGCCAGAACATAGTAGAATTGCCCTGAGCGATGGTCTTTACTTCAGCAAACTTCATATATTCTTCTTCAACCTTCTTAGGAAGAATATCGTCCATAGTCTCCTCAATGATGGAGAAGATAGTATTCTTATTCTCACGATAAAGTGCGAATGTACCAGCGAGCTCGTTCAATTCCTTACGAAGAGTCTCATTAAGAGCATCATAAGACAAATTCTCGCCATTGAATGAGTAAGCAACAGGAGCAGAGCGATCAGCCTTAGCAGTTGCTTTCATTAACTTAACAAGTTCATTTCTTTCCAACATAGCTTTTCTCTCCTTTCCTTATTACTTTACACGCATTACCTTAACGGCCGGCTGCATGTCACCTAAATTATAAATCTTAACAACCTGCCACTGGAATGGGGAATTGGTAGCGCCAGTTGCACTCAAATAACCATGAGCATTAGGAGCAAGAACAGAACCTAAAGTCACAGTAGCATCAGCAATAGTATTAGTAGTGAAAATATCGCCTTCGTGAGTCTTAAATACACGAGGAACCATCAAACCAGCCCTATTGTTAGCATTAAAACCATCAGCACCAGGAGCCTTACCAGTACGGTCAGGCTGTGCATACTCAGCCATCTGAGGAACATTCAAGCGCTCTACCTCATAGCTATTACCAATAGCATAATGATTACGACCATAATCAGGAGCTACACCAGCTGCATTATCATGAGCATCTGGATAAATCTCAACCTGAGCCTGAATCTTCTTCATCATATCCCAATCAGCAGAAGTCTGATAACCATTAATACGAACGCCATTAGGACCAAAAGCCTGACCAACGCCCATACCAGTAGCCTGAGCACCAACACCAACTGGAGAATAAACACGACCATTATAGTCACGACGAATCATTGCGAAGTCCTGATCGGTTTCGTGATCACGATAAACCTTAACTTCATTGAAAACAAGCATCCATTCACCGATGCCAGAGAAATTAACTACGCCATTAGCATAGTCGTACTTTACGAACTGACCATTCTCAAGAATATCAATATCTGCGGCAACAGGCAACTGAGCGTAAATTTCGCCAGTACGCTGAGCACTGAGATGGTTTGGCTCGACCTGACCGAAGCCATAGGTTACGAATTTAGCTTCGGGAGATAAACGTGTAAAAGCCATACGTAATTTCCTCCTTTTTTTAATTAGTTCATTTCTTTGGCGGTCTCACGTACAGCCTTAATCCAGGCAGGAGCCGTGTCGCCATCATCATTGTCGCCCAACTGATATACAAGTGGGTCAGCAGGAGTTTTTTCCTCTTGCTTGTTATCGTCATCAAGGTTAAATGAGACCTTGTTACGAACACAAATAATAGAAAGCTTTGCTTCAATATCATCAAGTGAATACTTGTCAATATTTTCAATGCAATCCTTCTTATCTTCATCAGAAAGCATATAGAAGCTATTGATCATATCTTCCTTAGCCTTCTTATCAGAGTCAGCCTTGAACTGACGCAATGGAGCCACCTCAGCTTCAAGATTTTCGACCTTAGTCTGCAAATCCTTAAACTGTGCGAAAAGAGTCTTATAAAGATCAGAGCTAGCAACTTCTTCATCAGTTAAAGTGTGCTTTGCAGGAGCCTTCTTCTTCTTTTCGTCTTCGTCCTCTTCATCCTTATCTTCAGAACCGGAATCAGAGTCCTCGCTCTTATCATCATCCTTCTTAGGTGGGAACGGATTATTTCCACCCTTCTTGTCGTCCTTCTGTTCCTCTTCCTCTTCGTCCTTCTTCTTAAACTCGAGTTCAGGATCAGTTGGCTCCAAAGCAGGATCGATGACCTTCTTATCATCATTCATGGGATCTAATCCTCCTTTACTTAAAGCAGTTTTAATGTCGTTCATTAATGAGAACAACTAGTTCTTGAAGTCTCCATCAAAGGAGAATTGTGCTGCTATGCCGGCACCCTCGAAGCAAGGCTCGACATTTTCTCCAAGAATACATAATTTTTGTATCATTGCTTCATTGATTATAAAAAACTTTGGAAGACCTTTATCATCAAATGTCCAAGCGCCGTCCAAATTCTTTTCATCTAATTCCATAGATTGATTTTTTGGACGTTCAATAATTTGTTGCGCTTCTTCATAAATACTGGTCCAAAGATAGCCCTCAGTCATTAAATACTCATGCTCAATGCCATCATCCATAAATTTTTGGAACCAAATCTTAGCTGTTGAATCAACATAGCCATAAGCTTTTGTTTTATCAATAACTTTAAATTTACCATTACCAATTTCAATGCTGCGCTGATGACCTTCAAAGTCACCTTCGGCTTCGTTATAAAAGCCTACAATAGGGCAACCGGGCAAGCTTGCCGCCATTTTAATCGCAGTTTCCTTAGTAATTATAGAACCGTTACGATTTGGTTCGTCACCCACATAACAAACTTTAATCTCGCACTTAGATACAAGTTTATTGAGAGGAGTGACGTTAAGCAATTCAACAGTATTTTCGAGTGGAATACTTATATGAGCCACTCAAATCACTCCTTTCCAGCAGATTCTCTATTAGCGATAGTTTTATCTGACTTTTGGCTGTCAGCCTTCTCAGGTCTGCCGCCTTTTTTTTCATCGCCAGCCGCGGCTTGTTTTATTGCACCAGCTGCTTGTTTATTTCCAACCTATTGATTTCCACCGCCACGATTACCAAGTACATCTTGACTACTCATAGTAGAAGACATAAGAGGCGGGATCATGATTTCAGACAACTTCAATACCTCATTCTCAAAATGCGCCATTGCAATAATAGAAGATTGAGAATGCCCAAGAGCAATTTGTGGTAACATCTTGGAATAACCAAGTTGTGTATGCTCTTTATACATTTTAGACATTTCCTTATAATTATTTATAGTAGTTTCAAGCATATTAAAATGTAAACAATACTTTTTATTACCAGGAAATTTATTGCGCAAGACACGACTATAAAGTTCATCAAAACTTAAAATTAAATCACGAATACTTGCTTCATCAACAAGAGCCGCTTTTTCAAGAGCTAAGTTACTATCTGCATTAAATAAACTATGTGAAACACCAGCTTCATTGTAAACAGTACGCTCAACTTTTTCAAGTTCATCTGTTGTAGTCGTTGTACGAGTATCGGCTAAGTCTGCAACATCTACTTCCGCAAATGTTGTCATAACATCAACGCCAACAGCTCGCCGCAACATCTAAACTGTATTATTGTGAATATCTTTTGCTTCATCGACGTCGAAGATTAAATCACCATTTTTATCAAGTGGCAATTTTTGAATAATAATTTTTAATAACTATTGCATCATCTTACGACGGTCTAAATCTTGTGCTTCATCCAAATCAAGGATTTTAATACAAGTGTTAATCAATAGTGGAACATCACTACCGTTAAGATTAATCTTAAATGCATGGTCAGGATCAAGTACCCACCAAGTCCCATCATGTTCCTTGGTATTAAGTTTACCTTTCTTATATGCTATATAAGCTTCCGCAAACTCTTTTGGATACATTTTTAAAACACGCATTCGCATTTCTACATCTGCGAATTTATCATCAAAAAACTTCGGATTAAATTCAACTGCTGGAACAGTACCAACTTTAAACCGAGTGCGGCAATAAGCAATGGGTAATTCCTAAAAAGTGAATCCTCGCTTAGTTTCAACAACATAGCCATAATAGCAACCATTAACAATTACTTTTAAAGCTATTTCACCGCATTGTTTCTTGACATAACTTTCATCCATATAATCTAAGGCTTTTGAAAAATCAGCTAGAACTTTTTCATCTTTGACTTTTTCATCAATGATGTAAGGAGTAATATACCAGTCATAACGATAAAGAGTAGCAAAATATTTGCACAAACGTTCATACAAACCACTTACTTCAAAAAAGTAATTTGATATTGCACGCATTGCTTCATAATCTTTACGTGCCATTGCTCTAAGAATGACTGCCTTATTTCCATAACTGCGGTTTTCTTTCTTCAAGCTACCTAGATCAAGGATCGCATCATCTAATGTCTATAGATTAACCTTAATCTTTCCGTAATCTACTACACTACCATATGGGTCATGGACTTCTGGACGACCAATGATTGAAAAACCTTTGGCATGAATTGCCTCTTGATTTACCAATTCAATCACCCCTTAATATCCAGCTTTTTCCATAATATAGTCATAAGAAATTAAATTTTCTTCTGTGTAAGGAATTTCAATTAACTTATAACCATTAAGCGCGCAGAAGCGACGCTTTTTATTGTCGTTAAATTGCTATTGATAGAAACCTTTCTTCCCGCCAAATTTAGCGGAAGGCTCATAATGCTATTTACCCTAATATTCGATTAGAAAATCTATATTACCATCATCATCAAATACACAAAAGTCAAACTTTAGCGGGCGACCATTCGGACTATTTAATCCTTCGAACGATTGCTCCATTGTAAATCGCATTTCGTTATCGCGCAAGATTTCTTCAATTTTAATTTCTCCTCTTGAAGCACGCATTTTGTCACCTCAGTTCATAAATAACATTTCACTAAATCTCTTTTTACGCTTTTTCCGTTTACGATCTTCTTCTTGCTTAATATAATATAATCCATATTCAAACGCAGAAAATTTATCTTTTTTAATACTTTTATTTGCTTGCTTCAATATAATGTTGACACCTTCATTTTCTTCACGAAGATTCATCATTTCCTCTTTTAATATGGAAGTTAAGGTAAATGGTTTAAGATATTCCGCCCGTTCTTCAGGTTTCATTTCTTGACCACGTTTTGTACCAAGTAATTTAATCTTAGCTACACGTTCATCAATAAGCATTTTTACATGCCCAGAAGACATTTGAGATTGTGCATTCGCATGAGCTTCAGTATTAATTGGCGCATTTGCCTTTATTATCCAAAGCGCATTTTCTTCACAATTCTCACTACGGTATTTCTTATATTCACCATCTTCATCATTTTCCACACCAAAATCAGGAAGTAGCTCATTCGTATCTGGATCTGTTTGTCCTTTAACCATATAGTCAACAAGACCAATACCAAGACCATTACCATCAATTACAATCTTTTTTGCTTTATACTTATAATAAAGTTTCTTTAATTTAATAGCTTGATCTTCAAAATGAGTATCACTCATAGTATCAATATTAACTAATGAAATAAAGGCTAATCCATTTATTTGAGGTGTTACTTTAAAAATACAACTGACAGTATCACAGCCTTTACGACCAACGTCTGTCGCGATTACATAATAAGCATTCTTTGTACTTCTACCAGAATACTCATATTCAGGTTGTTTTAATATTCTATTGTGATCAAATTGTTCCCCATTAAAGAAAGCATCTTCAATAGTACCGGACCATCTACTTTCATATTCTCGATCAAAAGAAGCTTCATTAAACGTACCATCCATTTTAAGATCTCGAATAAATGTTTTATCCAAAAGTCCCATCAAAACAGGAATACGCCAAGTACCGCCTAATACGCATGCGCGATCCGGTTTTACAATTTCCCAAACTAAAATCTATATAAGTTTATCATAAGCAAATGTATTTTTCCAGCCAGCTGTTGTGACATAGATTTGAGATTTATTCAAAACCTCATTATCGTCTTTATCACCCCAAGGTCCACGTCTGGAAACGTTCATTGTTGGAATAATAACTTCATTAAGTATTGTTCCGTCAACTCCTACGCATTCTTCTACCAAGCCGCCGTGACGACGTTGACCTCTCGAAGTTTCGCGCGCAGCGATGTTATCCAAGACCGAACCATTTTTAAACATGTATCGAACATAATCTTTACCCTCCATAGTTTTGCCACGACTCCAATCGATCTCTTCACGCAGAGGGGGAATCAAATGACATAATTCCTACACTTTAGCTTTAAGAATACTTGAAGCCTATTCTTTACCACCAGAAGTAACAAACAACTTAGCCCCAGGATAAAGTATGCATCGAATCATTAAAATTAATGCCGCTAGGAATGATTTAGAATAAGCACGAGGAAAAACCGCATACGTATATTTATAACGCATTGCGGCTCTTAAAAATACTCTCTAATAAAAGAATAAATGGAAATTCTCTGGATTATTTTTCTAAATTAAAAAATCTACAAATAAATCTGGATATTCTCGCCAAAATGCAACATACTAACGCGCTACAGGCATCGCTGCCCGCACACGCTCTTCAGACAAACCTATTTTATCAACATTACTTTTTAAGTTAAGTAAATCTTGTAGTGCCATTATTCTTCATCCTCTCCTAAGAGTTCTCGAATAGTGGCGGCATCTTCATCAGCTTCTTGTTCTACTTGATTATAGTGTTCCAAAAAATCACCATCAGAAAGCACTTCAGATTCAAGCTCTTCCATATCTAAGCCAAGAGAATCAGTAGTATCTTCATCTTCTTCTTTACTCTCTTCTCGTGCCATGGTACGTACTGCATTTTCAATCAAGTTACCAAGATTCATTTCTTCAGTAACGAGACGATATGTATAATTGCGCAAATCGGCAAGAGTCTCATCAGGCTTATCTTTTGGCTCACTTACATAGTAACGAGGAATAAAGCCTTCACGCTCACAGAGAAGAATAAATTCATCAATAGCAGAAACATATTCACCAGATTCTGCTTTATTCTAAGCTGCGGTGAATTTCGCAGATTTCATCAAAGTATCATAAACTTTAGAAATCTTTTGAAAGCCTTCAATATCTCCAAGGTCAATAAGCTAATGTGCCTTAAGTGAAGTCTTACAGATTAATTTCAGATAATCCTCATGCGCGGGAGTTACAATATCAAAAGCCGCCATCATCTCTTGATATAGCTTTTCTAATTGAACCCATTCATAAGGACGATACGCCTTACCCCATTTGATAGTAAGGTATTTCTTATCTTCATCAGTAAGATCATCATCAAAAAACTCTGGTTCATTTAAATCAATGGGTGCCGTAGTCTCTTCAGTTTCTACAGGCTCTAGCGCAGGACGATCGGGCATACTACCTTCCGCAATCGCTTTTTCAATCTCTTCACCAGTGTATCCCTATCTCGCCATTGTTTCAGCTTTATGCGCATCCGCTTCAGCTTTAAGCCGTTCAGTATCATCCCAACCATAATCACGATACTGCTTTAACTTCATTTTAGACAAATAGCGGCCCAAGATTGTCATACCAGTAAGTTTTTTCTTATTTTGTCCATATCTATTGAGAAGAGTGGTCCATTCATCTTCAATATATGGAACATCAATTTCTTCAAGAATCCAAGTATAAGTTTTCGGATCCCAGTTATCAACATGTCGAGTTAAACACTTTTTACATTCGGGCATCTTACCATCAGGAGGATACCTATCTATTCGTTTAGAAGTATAAAACTCATCTGCGTCCATTGTTCGTTTACAAGTTTTGCAATAACAAGTTGTATCAGCCATTATTTAGCCTCCTTCTTACGACCTTTGGCATTGCGGCATTTCTTACATATGCTATAGAAGCCATCTTTTGATGTCTTGTTGACTGAGAAGAACCTAGTATGAGCTAACTTAATTTCTCCGCAGCGCGAACATCTCTTCCATTTTCCCTTCTCTTGATATGTAAAGTACCACATTAGAAACTCGTCTTGCGCCTTTTGCGCAATGAGTTTCGGAATCTTATTTCGCCAAAGACTACTAATATATTCTATAGAGTGTGTAAAAGCGAACTCCTTCTACAATAAAGCCTAAATTTCTGTATTAGGAATTCTTTCCATTTTGTACTCTACGATGCGTTTATACATAGGGTATTCGGCAAGTGCCCTATCCATTAATGCCCCAAAATCTAAACAACAATACCAAGAATCACCAAGAAAATTTCCTTGGCTACGATTTTTCATAGCTAGATATACTTGCATTAATTCACTACATACTTTTGCATCACAAAAGGATAGTCCAGAATACTTAATCGTTGCGTTGCCTTGATTATCATATTCAATCCACTCATCCCACAAGAGCGGCATTGAATAAGGACCACTTCTTGTTAATCTTGTAAAAATAATAGGACGACGATAAGAATTCTTAATAACATATTGATCTTTGCGCATTTCGATTAGAGTGCGTTTAATTATAAACGCTTCTCGTCCGGAGGCTTGTTTTAACAGTTCTTCCCAGCGTTCTATGCTTTCGCGCAACTGTCTTAATGGCGGAATTTCTTCAATATCTTTTTTAGTAATAGTAACTTTAGGTTGAAATATAATGTTTTTACCGTTTTCCGCAATTAAATTATAAATACCATCTTCGCCATTTTCTAGCTAGCCTACCAGACCCTCGTAAGAAGTTTCTCGCTTATTAATCGTAGCCATACGATTATCAGTAAGAATCTTTCTCTCCTTTTTCTCTTGCTTCTCCATACAAAGCACTAGATAGTCACCGAGAATTTCAAGATACTACTCGCTTGGGTCGGGAGTTTCTTCTAAAATTAAATTTACTAACTTTAAGCGCTCTTCGGGAGAATCGATTGTATAATCTAATTTAATTATACTAATCTCCTCCTTTAAGTTGACGTTTGGGCTCGTCTTTACTACACTCTCATTATACTAAAAAAAATTGGGTGAGTCAAGTTAAGATTTACACCCAATTTGAAAAAAAGCAAAAAATATATTATAATATTTATAGAAGGTGAAGAGAAATGAAACTATGGACACTAAAAAGGGGCCCCATTGGAGAAATTCCCGAAAATGCTGAATGGTATGACAAAGCAGTTGCAGCGTTGAAAAAGGAGATGGCTAAACGCATGAAAATTTATATCGCGGCACCAGTAGTCGGCAATAGCGCAGATGTGCAGAATCAAATTTATAATGTTGCTAATTTGTTGACTTCTTGGGAAGACGAAGAGCATTATAAGCATAATCGAGGATATGATATTTATTTGCCAAGCCAGCTTAAAGTGCCCAATGCTTGGGGCATGACTATGAATGAGTGGGGCCGATGTGTTTTCACTCTTGATGTCGTGGAATTAGATCGCGCCGATTGGGTGGTCGTTTGCGATTTCGGGCGCCAGAACACAGCTGGAACTAGCTGGGAGGCAGGATATGCATTTGGCAAGGGGAAGAAGATTCTCCTTATAAAAATGCCCGAGGTACAAGAGCAAAGTTTAATGGTCGCATGTTGCGCGGCAAATAGTATAGATTACGCGGACTTAATGAAATTAAAGGAGATGAAAGATATTGGCTACTTGTTTACAGAGCGAGGCCGCAACCAAAAAGAAGGCGGAACAGTCCTTAATTAAGTGTAAGTATTGCGGCGATGGTGAGCCAAGTGTGTTAACATCTTCTGAATATAGCGGGGTTGAGTTGATGTTTTTCCCCAAATTGGGGTATTTGCGCGCGAGGGTTTATTTAAATAGTGATGAAATTTTTGATACGCAAGATGTTGCGCTGATTAAATATTGTCCTTTTTGCGGAAGAGAATTGGAGGTAGCACATGAGTAAGTTGGAAGGTTGGTTTACACTTGCGGCGATAGTAATTTTTGTTGGTTTATTATTGATTTTGCCGATTCCCCTGTTGCTTGCGTGGAAGGGTATTGCTGTGGCAATGTTTGGTTTGCCCATGCTTGGATATTGGCCGGCGTTTTGGGCTAATCTTACTATAGCTATTTGGTTTGGCGGTATTGGATACCATTCGCGTGGTAAGGAGTAATTATGATTTATAAATGTACTACTGTTTATAATGGAGAAGTAAAGACTGTAAGGGGAAATTGGGCAGGGGTGGTAACTGCTATATATTCCCATATTAATGATGAAGAAAACGCGCGAAAAGTTTCTATTTTAATTGGGCCTGTGCAAGCAGAAATGTTTTTCGGGCAAGAAGTAAATATTGAGCTTGGCGATATACAGAATAAATTTAAGATTAAAATAGAAACCATTAAGCCAACAGCTTAGGGGATGTTAGAATGGCTAAACGAGGATGGTATTTAAAATGTAGAACTTGCGGCGGATATAGGGAAGGTGGGATAGATATATTAACACCTTGTCCGTATTGCTGTCAAGTGACTCAATGGGAGAAGGCTTTTGAAGTAGAATATGTAATTGGCCCGACACCCGAAATTCAAAAGAGGTTTAGAAAGAGAAAAAGCCAGACCAAAGCGATTTAACAAAATCAAAATAATTTTCTCCCGAAACCTACCCCGGGGTTGATATTTTTTATTCGGTAAAAAAAACAGCGGGTAGTCTGGGGTATAAAAAAATTCGACGGGGCGCCCACGGCCAAGGCGCCCCGATTTTCCGTGTTAAATTTCTGTTAAAAAAATTTAACAGAGATGTCATAGAAATTTAACACACGACCCCAGCCCCGAAACCTGGCACCCCAATGTTAAGAGTTTGTTAAACCGTCGATCACGCGCGCAAAAGGGGCTTGACAAATGCACCTGGCGGGTGTATAATAGTGACAACGAAAGGGACAAGAGAGGTGCTAACGATGACTTACTACTTCGACATGGACGGCGTGCTGGCGAACTTCCACAAGGCTTATGCTGCTGACAAGGCTACTGCTCTTAAGCGTAACGCTATGGCGAACCTGGAGCCCTTCCAGCACAACGTTGACCTGCTGAACAACCTGATCGCCGCTGGCGTGACCTGCTACATCCTGACCAAGGCGGCGAACGCAGACGCCATGCAGGGCAAGATCGACTGGCTGGCTAAGTACGTTCCTGCCATGGACGCTGAGCACTTCATCTGCATCATGAAGGGACGCAAGGTGGACAGCATCCGCGAGGCTGGTGTGTTGGTGGACGACGACAAGACCAACTGCAACCAGTGGAACAAAGCAGGCTACACCAGCATCTACCTTGAGACCAAGGGACAGGACATTGTTCTGTAATAAACTCTTAACAATCGAAGGGCTTGACAATCAAGCCCTTTGGTGGTATAATAAATACATCAAAAGCAAGGAGGTCACTTCCATGAAGTACATCATCGTCAGCATCAACACCGGCAAGCAGGTTCCCGCGATCGACATCTGCGGCGAGGAGCATTGGGAGCCGCTGGAGCTCAAAGCGGCGGCAAAGGCAGTCGCCACCATGAACCGCGAAAGCGGCAAGGCTTATAGGCTAGAGCGCCTGTAAGCCGCTTCTTTTGCACCAGGTTCCCCCGTTTGCACGCGCGCTGGCGGCCGCTTCGCAGTCGCCAGCGCCGAGTTTGCGCGATGTATAGGTATGCAGAAAAAATGGATCAACATGCATGTGTTAAGCATTTGTTAAACCTCTCCTGAAACGCTTGACAACCTGGCGAAGCTGTGCTATAATTAGTACAACGAAAGGGACAAGAGAGGAGATCATCACAATGACTAAGACCTATTGCATTATCAGCGAGCGCAACAACGTAACCATCAAGAGCATGGACTTTGGCAAAGCTGTCCGCGTGACCGAGTATTTCGCAGCTATGCAGCTTGACCTGACGATCTTGACCTGGCACATCAGCGATAATGGCGACTATGTGCTGGATACCATGACCAAGGAACACAAGCGTTACGCCTTCATCGTAAGGGAGGAGGCGTAACGGAAACTTAACTTGACACCTAACACAGTATGTGTTATACTATAGGTACAAACAAGAGAGGAGCTGATACGTAATGCGTAAGGCGATGGTTCTGATGGTGCTCATGGTAGTGATGGGAATGTTCTTTTCTTCGGCGTGCGCAGAGACCTACCCGGCGGCTTTCGTGGTCGTAGACACTGACGCAAATAACGACCTCCTGGTGCTCGTTGACTTCAATGGCAATGAGTGGACATGGGAAGGCGTAGAAGATTGGGCGATCGGTGACATGGCCGCGGCCGTAATGGATGACGCCGGAACGTCGATCATCTATGATGACGCCATTATCACCCTGCGCTATGTGGGCTGGCTGGATGGATGGGCAGAGAGAGCTAACGAGTGGTGTGAGCGCTAAGCGCTTACACCATACCAGGACGTAACAAATACTTAACATACACAAGTCTTGACAAGCTGCTGATCGTGTGGTATACTATACACACAAGCAAGAGAGAGGAGCTACACACTATGTACACCATCATGATCAGCAGCAACACCAGCGACATGGTCTATCACTACAGCATGCAGGACATCGACAAGGCAAGGATCTCACTAGAATACCTCAACATCATGACCGAAGACAAGTGGACGATGACCATCGACAAACAGTCTTGACCAACCAGGTCAAGGCTGTTTCTTCATCTCTCGCAGGCGCGCGGGCGGGCGTCAGGTCGCCCTTCGCGCCGAGTTCGCGCTTAACAGAGCCTTCACAATATTGTCACACAAAAACAACATGTTAAATATGTGTTAAATCTTTCCTACAACCTGGCGCATGGCACAATGATGTCACAGTGTTGTCGTGTGCTTGTCCTTGCTTGTGTGTCTGTTGTATGATACAATAGATACATCAAGAGGCAAGGAGATGTTAACCATGTTGGAGCTGATCGCATTTGTGTTGTTGATCTATTGGGCGTTAGCTTTTGTCCTGGTGGCGTTTGGGGCGTGGTCGATTTGGACTTTGATAATTGGTTTGATAATGGGATTTGTTTACGTAATGTTTACAGAATAGGGGCTTGACAAATCAAGCCCCATCCTGTATAATAATATTAGATCAAAGAGAGGAGCGAACACCATGACTAATCTGAAATCCATCAAAGTTTCCTACCACTTCCAGAACGACAGGCAGGGGCGCAAAGAGCGCATCGACAGGGTTGTTAATGGGAATTGGGGTTCCGTGGTCAAAGAGGAATTCCGCAAGGACGCCTGGCGCATGTTGACTGATACTGGATTGATTTTCATTTTGACCCCTAACAAGGAACTGATTTTGACTTATTACTTTGCTACCGGCAAGACGGTTAATGAAATGTATCACGGCAAAGCGCCCAAGGCGATCACGAACCGCATTAACAAGAACGCGCGCGCCTACGCTGAAATTTACAACGAAGGAATCAGCACCGAGCGCGTTTACCACAAGATTTAACAATCGAAGGGGTTGACAAAACCCCTTCTCCATGGTATAATAGTTACATCAAAGAGAGAGAGGCGATCCCAATGAAGAAGATTTTCACCAACACCCTGAGCGTCAAGGAAGCCCGCGAACTGATTAACGAAGGTTACAAGTTCTTTGTAAAGTGCGACTTCGTCACCTGCGGCACGATCGATCCCTGGAGCGGAATGCCGAACATTGACAACAATGTGGCGGTGTTCACGAACAAGGCCGAAGCCGAAGCCTGCGCGGCCGAACAGGTTTGGCCCTTCAATCCCAATGTGCACGGCACCGTGGAAGAACTCCGCTGGGGCGAGACGTGGGACGAAATGGAAGAACGTCTGGCGCGTGAGAAGGCCGAACGCAAAGCGAAGCGCGAAGCCAAGGAAGCCGAGAAGGCCGCCGCCGCTGGTATGACGGTTGCCGAATACAAGGCCGCAAAAGCCAAAGCCGCCAAGCGTGCGAAGCTGAAAAAAGAGATCGCCGAGCTTGAAGCGGAACTCGCCGCTAAGCGTGCGGAACTCGCCGAAGTGGACGCCTGAAAAGGCGTCCAAGTCTTTGTTAAGATTTAAAAAACCTATTGACAACTACTCCAGCTTGTGTTATAATTAGTACATCAAAGAGAGAGAGGAAGTAATCAAATGTTCTACATGATCGCCTACACCATCCGCTACGACGAAGAGACCTACGAAGAGAAGTTCGTCAACGCCGACGACATGCGCGACTACTACGAGGAGAGCGGCATGGCTGACAGCGACCTCGTCGAGGACGTCTGGTTCTACCGCAAGGACGAGCACGGCGTCTGGGTTGAGTTCAAACCCGCCTGGCTCTGGGACTAATCCCAGAGCCTTTTCATTTGGCGGCGCGCGCACGGCTGTTTGCGCGCCGAAATCGCACCATAACATGATCTCCATAATTTATTAACACAAAAGTCGCATGTTAAGTATGTGTTAAATGATCCCAATACCTATTGACAACCTGGTGCAAAGGATGTATAATAGATACATCAAGAGCGAGGGGGACAAAAAAATGTTCGAGATCTACAATGTTTACACTGGCGTAACAATCCTGTCGGGTCTGACCTTTAAGCAGGCGTTTAACCTGCGGATGATGCAGGCCGACCGCCTGGACCTGGCGATCCGCGAAACAAAATCTTAACTTGACAAATTCGACTGAACCCGCTATAATAGAATCATCGAAGGGAGCTGATCAGAATGAATAAAGAGATTATCAAGGCTATGCAGGGCAAGAAGGAACACAAGGTGCGCAAGTGGTGGCGCAAGAATGGTTACAAGGTCTGGCGCGTAGTGCTGTTCCCGCTGTGGGCTTGCGTAAAAGCGAAAGAGAAAATCACCGAACAACTGGACAATCGGCAAGAGTGGGACGAAGAACGCGCTAACGAAATTCTCAACTACTACATTCCGCGCCGTGCCCACTGGAACGAAAAAGACCAGTGCTTCTACTTCTTCGATAATGGTATGGGGTGGAACCTGGCGCTTGCTAAAAAGTATTTGAAGCGGAAAGATCGTCGCTTCTGGCAAATCCACACCGGTTTCTTTGGTGGAAAAATTCGGGAATACTTGATCGACAAATTCCAGCTTGAAGGCTTTACCAAAGAAGTTGGACCCTATGACGACTGGACCGAAGTTACCTTCAATCTTAACACGGAAAGGGCTTGACAAAAGCCCTTCCGGATGGTATAATAGACTCATCAACAAGAGAGGAAAGTGATAAAAATGGAAATCAATTGGACTGTGGAATATTCTCTGAATATTGGCGACGGCGATCTGGAAAACATGGCCGAAGTCGCCAACGACTACATCCGCGCAGGCTATGAGCGCAAAGAAGCGATCCACGAAGCGGTGAATGACTATCTGATGGGCCTGGATGATTGCATCTACTACAGCATCACCGAAGAGGCCGGTCAGCAGATCGAGGATACACTTAACGAACACTTAACCGAGTAAGGGGTTGACAAATCCCCTACTCGGGAGTATAATAAGAGCATGAAAGGGGTTGAGAGTATGAAAGAGTTTAACTACATCAACGATTTAGGAGCACGGAAAAAATTGGTGGTTTATCCACTGAATGAAAGCGGTAAACACCCCGTTACCCTCTGGTGTATGGAAAATGGAGAACTCGCGGGGACTGGAGAACTGACGCCCGAGGAAGTCAAAGATTGGCTTGCACACTATGGCATCACAGATACACTGTGATGCTTTCATTCGGCCGCGCGCTCCTGGTCGTTGCGCGCGGTTTTTACGCCTTAACACACCCTTCACATTTTTGTAACACGATCGCCGCATGTTAACTGTAGGTTAAATGATCCTGAAACCTCTTGACAGCCTGGCGCAGATGATGTATAATAGTCTTACAAACAAGAGAGGAGCTGACAAAAATGATTAGCACTGGAATCGTTCGCCGCATTGATGAATTGGGCCGCGTTGTTATCCCGAAGGAGATTCGCCGTTCTCTGAAAATAAAGGATGGCGACCCGCTGGAGATTTTCCGCGACAAGGACAAGCTGGTCCTGGTCAAGTATGCGCCCGAAGATGACAAGCAGGACGCAGTAGACACTTTGAACGAATGGCTGAAAGATACGGAACAGTCCGCGGCGCTGACTGATATTGAGCGCACGACCTTTAAGATGCTGCTGGATAAGGTGGCGGGTGTTAAGACTGGTGAATAACCAGTTCTTAACATCCTGGCCTGGCGGCCAATGTTAAGATTTGAAGAACCTCTTGACAAACTGACTAACCTATGATACAATAGTATCAGATCAAAGAAAGGAAGTTGATTCAAATGACGAACAACAACAACACTACTTCTTGCAGCATTTCCCTCTCCACTCTGCTGGGCGTTACCTTCATCATTCTCAAGCTGTGCGGCGTGATCGCGTGGTCCTGGTGGTGGGTCCTGGCTCCCTTCTGGATTCCGGTCGCCATCGCTGTGATCTTCTGCGTTATCATCCTGCTTATCAGGTGATAACAAACTCTTAACTTGACAATCTCGGCTGACTATGATACAATAGATACATCGAAAGGGGATAAACAAAATGCCAAATGCTCCGCCCACCTAAAACCTGGTTAACAAACTCTTAACTTGACAAACCGAACCTGATGTGATATAATAAGTCCAGAAAGTGAAGGAAAACACTAAAAAACCAGAAAGGAATTGATACTATGACCAATAAGATGACTTACGCCGTTGCTCTGAACAATGCCATCAACCTGACCGAAGGTGAGACCCGTGAGACGCTGGAGCGCCTGCTGGAATCCATCAACAAGCGCAACGCCAGCAAGTCCAGCACTGGCAAGCCCACTAAGACCCAGCGTGAGAACATGGAAGTCAAGGCCCAGATCGTGGAGTTCCTGCGCGGCTCCGAGCCTGTCCAGTGTGGCGCGATTGCCACGGAGCTGGGCCTGTCCGGCCAGAAGGTTTCCGCTCTGCTCAAGCAGCTGTGCGAGAGCGGCGAGGTGGTCAAGACCGAAGGCCCCAAGCACGTCTCCCTGTTCGCCATCAAGGCGTAACAAACAATTAACTTGGGCGGGGCTTGACAAAAGCCCCAGCCCATGGTATAATAGATACATCAAGAGACGAAAGGTAGTTGATCTTAATGGCAATGAACTCTCTGTTGGGTAAGACCATGGCAATCTGGATGCTGGCGGGTCGTCCGCTTGTCGCGTGCGTTTTCTTCCTCGCTGGTTTCCTGCCCGACCTCATCCGCAACTATCTGAAACGGCGTCGCCGTCTGATCATCCAGTGCGACGAAACGGTAGTGAAACCGGTGGGCAAGTACAGGCTGCACGATTAGTGCAGCCTTTTTGGCGGCCCGGTCGCGAGCGCGACCTGGCCGAAATTCCATTATAACATGCCGCCAGCAATTTGTCAAGAGAAAAAGTGTTAAATCTATGTTAAGTTTCTGATCCCGAAACGAGCCTGGCGCGCCTGCATAATTATGCAGGCGCATTGCATAAATATTCATGTATAATCATGCAAGAGAATGAATAAAAGTTTACAATCTCTCAACACGAAATACGTTGAACCTTAACAGTCGTTTGTGCTATACTATAATTGTTCCAAGGGGAACGGAAATCACGCGGGCGCGGCGATACGGCGCGGAAAGGGATTGATACTATGCGCAAGAATTACACCATCGTTATGGACACTGAAACCTGCAACATCGTCAAGATGGATGCGGTAAAGCCTGGCAATAATCTGACCTATGACATCGGCTTTTCTGTTGTGTGCCCCAGCACCGGCGAAGTCGTCCTGGAGCGTTCCTACGTCGTGCGGGAAATCTTCTTTGGCGAAGTGGAGCGCATGAAGTCCAGCTACTACGCGGCGAAGCTGCCCCAGTATTACAAGGACATCGCCGAAGGTAAGCGCGTCGTTAAGTCGTTCTTTGAAATCATGAACGAAGTGCAGGACATTTGCGATAACATGAACATTGTCGCAATCGTCGCCCACAATGCGCGGTTTGATGTGGACGCGCTGAACACTACCGCGCGCTGGCTGACTGACCTGTACAGCGTCCGCGCCCTGCCTAACGTCGAAGTGTGGGACACTATGCGGATGTGGAACGCGGTCAAGCCTGCGAAGTATGACAAGTGGTGTGCGGAAAATGGTTACATGACTAACCACAAGCCGCCGCGTGCGCGTCTGACCGCTGAAATTATTTACCGTTTCATTACGGAAGATGTGGAATTTGTGGAATCCCACACCGCGCTGGAAGATGTACAGATTGAACGTGAAATCATGTTCAAAGTGTACAAGATGCACAAGAGTGTTAAGGAAGTTCGCGTCCTCTACTATGCCGAGTAGAGGACGCCTGGAACCCAAAAATTAACAGAAACGTGCATGTGGATTTAACAATCAGTCACTATAATAGATAATGTCGAAAGGAGCTGATGATAATGACGCAAGCCGAACGGATGCGCAAGGCAGGATTCACGGACGCGGAAATTGCGGACATGCTGGAAGCGGATGCGCGGATTGACAAGGGCGAAAAGCTCTTTGAACAGACCGCGGAGCAAAAAGCGGTCACGCGCAAGATGACGCAAGCGCGAAGCGCGGTTAATGCCTACGGGAAAAAGGTCACGCGGGAACGCAAGCCGAACGAAATCAAGCGCAAAATCATGCAATTCGTTTTTGATGCTCTCCGCATTAATTCCGGATGCCAGCCGCTTGCCCCTAACGCAGAATTAACAAACCCCGAACGCACGATTGACTTTGAGATTGACGGACGCGCGTTCACGCTGACACTGACCGAACATCGGAAGCCGAAAACTTAACATTCGGCTTCCACGAAAAACTCTTGACAAGCCCGCCTGGATGTGCTATAATAATCACGTAATCAAGAGAAGGAAAACTCTTAAAAACCGGAAAGGAATTGATACTATGACTAAGAACATCACCCGCGTTGACGCCCTGAACACCGCCATCGAAGCCCTGTCTGATAACACCGCCGTTGTCGAAGTCCTGACCGCGATCCGTGACAGCATTGCGAAGGCCAACAGTCGCCGGTCTGACAAGCCCACGAAGGCACAGATCGAAGCCGCCGCGCTCCGTGCGAAGGTTGTCGCCCTGCTGACCGACACGCCGCACAGCGTGACCGAAATGCTTGCCATGTCGCCGGACTTCGCCGGCATGAGCAATCAGAAGATGTCCGCCCTGCTTAACAAGGCCGTAACCGAGGGCGAAGCCCTCAAGGTTTCGGAAAAGCGCGTGACGAAGTTCCTGCGCGCCTGACCGAAAAATGCAGGATGGGGCAACCCATCCTGCAAATCCCTTCACACTTTACCACGCGAAAGTAAATGCAGGATTGCGCCCGCAATCCTGCATTTTTACACAATCTTAACTTAACGCCAGGTTCTTCGAATGTTAACCAACATTTAACATTCGGCGGCCCGGCGGCGGACGTTGCGCCGCCGCCTGGGCCGAATTCGCATGTTAAGTTTGTGTTAAACTTTTATGCAGCAAAATGGCACAATTGTTACAGATCTATTGCAATCCCAGAACCTGGTGTAACAAACTGTTAACTTGACTTTTGAACCCTTATTTGTTATAATAGTTACAGAAAGAGGAAAGGAAAGTGGCCACAATGATGAACAAACGCGCGTTTTACAAGAGGGTTGATGAGCTGAGCGCCTGGGATCTGGATAGCGGTTGCCGCCACTTTGTCAATCAGGACAGCGCCGCGAATCGCAAGTTGAAAAAGCGCTTGCGCAGGCAGGCCCGCCGCCGCATTAACGCGGCGGCGATGGACGAAGCTCAAGAGTAGTTAACAAACTCTTAACTTGACAAACAGCCTGGAATCGGTTATAATAATTACAGAAACAAGAGAGGAGCAAACAAAAATG